GTTTTCCAGCGCTCGTTCCCGGACGTGGGAGCTGCTGGCTCGTATGCAAGAGGACAACTGGAACAATGGAAAAGAACCGCATCCAAATGGGAGCAGTTCTTCGAGACTGTTCAGTTTGCGGACAACGCGACAAATGCGAACAATGCCGACATAGCGACTTCCGCTCTTACTGCCAACGACTACTCCAACAGCGGCACAATCAAGAGTGCCCTAGACAGCAAGCAGAATGCATACGAACTTACAATAGGAACCAACGGAAACAACGACGGAACTTCATTCTCCGACATCGGGGCGGCATATACTCAGAACAAGAGACTTACTGTAAGAAAGGTTGAGTCCACATACATATCGTATTTCGAACTGATAAAGGTAGAGTTCTCAAGCGGTTCACCGAGCAAGTTCGTATTCCAACGCTCATATCCGAATCAGGAAATGTATGCGGGACAGACGACCTTTATCAGAGGGCAACTTGAGCAGTGGAGCAGAACTTCTTCGAAGTGGACGCAAGAATTTGCACGGGTTGAACGTGCCGACCAGGCCACATTGGCAGTTACCGCTACAAATTACACCGGAGGAAACAAGACAATCAAGACTGCTCTTGATTCCAAGATGTCTGTAGCTGCGACGGCGATACACTCTCCAACCAGTTCCGGCATGACTGTAAATTATATGTCCCCGATGATGATGTGCATCATGCCTGAAGTTCTTCGATATACTGGTAGCGGCGGACAAGTGCTTGGAACGGATACAGATATGAGGACTTGGGTAGATATCGAGAAGTTTATTCAATGGGCTACAACTGCCCAATTCCGAAAAGTAAATGGACAGATATACGGAATATTAAATTACAGCGGCTCCAATATAATGTTTACGACCGGATCTCGTATTGGATATGGCAACACCTTCCTATCTATCAACGACGAGCTGTTCTTTGTATGCTTCTTCGGTACGCAATATTACGTACTTGATGTGTAGGCAAGCTCCCGGTGCCTCCCGGTTACCCCTCCGGTTTCCCCCGTCTTCTCCTCATCCTCTTCCCGGGTTTCCCCCGTACTACTCCAGGTCTCTTCTTGACGCTCCCGTCGCGGTTGAACTCGAGCGGCTTCCCGTCGTCTCCCGCGGCCACCTGGGCGACACCCAGTTCCGACAGTCTTGCAACCGCCTTCGCCTTCTTAATCAGCCCTTTAGCCACTATCTCGACCTTGTCCTCCCTGACACCGGCCTCCCGGGCGAGCCTCCGGAACTTTCCTGCGGCCTTGACATCGGAGGCCACGCGTGCCATGCCGCCGGCCCCGGCTATGCACCTGGATAGCACCGGTGTGTCGTCCCGGGATATACCGGGGAACCCGAGCGCGTCCAGCAGCATGTGCATTGGCTTGAGCTTCGAGCGTGCCACGGACTTTACCATCATGTATGCGTCGGTGTAGCTGTTGTGGCATGCCTCCATGAAGTCTCCGATATCCAGCTCGTATATGTCCACCACGGAGTGAATCTTTCCGGCCATGGCGAGCTGCATGACGACACCCTCGGTAATCCCGGGAATGGCCATGCCGCCTACCGCGACGAACTTCCTGAGCGCCTCGCCGGCATGGACCTCGCAGTCCTGGTTGGGGCATACGAGTTCCGGACGGTGTCCCAGGAAGCGGCGCATGAGGGCTGACGAGCAGAACGGGCAGGTTTCCGGCTCGCGGAAGAACTCCACCGACTTTCCTTCCGGCGGCAGCCAGGGTTCTGCTGCATGCGAGTACGACTGTGCCGAGCGTCCGGTCTCTATACAGGACGCCAGTTCCGGGTTCTTGCCGAGTTCCTTCCGGAGGGTGACGGTGCAGCCCCGGTGCAGTCCGAGGAAGTCCGTAATTCCCCAGTGCGGTACGGGGCAGCGGAAGAGTGCGTGCCTGTCGAGCTCGTGGCTACGGATTGTGGCCAGCGGGACTATCGCTCCGGACAGTCCGGCAACGGGTTCGAGGGATACGAGCTCGGCGCAGATTTCCTCGGCGGATTCCTGGACGGGTTCCATGGCGGCTGCGCATGCCTCGAACTCTATGGCGAGCATGGAGAGGAGCTCGTAGATGGCCTCGTGGACTACCGGGAAGCCCGCGGCGGCCTCGGCTGCCCACATGGTGAGCGTCTCGCAGATTATTGAATGCTGGAAGGCGTTAATCATACTTAAAAAGTAGGTTTTTCTTCCGGCATGTCAACTGGTTTCCCGTGTAAAGTTTTATTTTGCTCTATTTCGTCTAGCCATCCCGGGTCCTTCCCGTAGAAGGGCGAGGTGTCGTCCAGGGATGCGGCGATGAGTATGGCGTATAGGGTTTCCTTGGGTATATCGTTTTCCATGTGCGTTCCTTTGTGTTGAAAAGGGGACCCCGGTCTCCCGGAGTCCCCGTCGGTATTAGAGGGACTTTGCCTTGTTTTCCGGCACGGGTGCCTTCTTTTCGGGCATGGAGGCGACCCAGAACATGCATTCCAGGGTCTCGTGGATGTCGGACAGCATCCTGCGGGAGGGAATCCTCCCGCCGTTGCCGTCGATGACGTCCATGATTTCCGAGAGGTGCATGTCGAGTGCGCATCCGGTCCTTTCCATCGTGTCCTTCTCCATCGTCTATTCCTCCGTGTTCTGGATTCGCCTGAGAAGAGCGGTCGCGTCCTCGGCGGTGAAGGTGAAGCCGAAGTAGCTCACCTTGGGAACGTTGTCGAAGGCTTCCTTGAACGCCGCCTTGAGGAGGTCGGTGTCAAGTTTTCCTTCGGTAGCGATACCCGCCATCTCGGCCCAGGGCTTCACCTTGGAGACGAGCATCTCCGGGTTTGCCTTGAGCGAGCCCAGCGCGGCGAAGCCGAGGAACCTGTCACCGAGTTTCGGTATCTGGGAAACCTGGTCCGCCATGAATCCGATGAAGGCGTCCACCGCCTTGTCCAGACCTATCTTCATGGGCTACTCCTTAGCCGTTGGAGGCCGTTGAGGTGGCGGGGGTCACCGTGGAGCCGCCGGTCACTGCGGACGGCGGGAACGGGCTGACAAACGCCGGGCCCCAGCCGGGGGCGACGTTGGAGTTGGGTATCATCGGCTGGACGAGCCTGTTCACGGTGTTCGCCACGCAGTTGATGTTCTGCTGGAGAATCTGCTCGCGGAGGGGCTCTGCGACCTCGATGGCGGCGACGCGCTGCTTCAGGTTGCCGACCTCGAAGGCGAGTTCCTTGACCTGGGCGTCGGCGTAGCGTTCGGCCTTCAGCTGCGCGATTTCGGTGTCCTTCGTCGAGAGCTGGTAGGCGGCGCTTGCCGTCGGGTTGTTGTTGCCGAGGATACCGCCGACACCGCTTCCGCCGAGAATGCCGGATGCGAGGGTGGTACCGATGATGCCGAGCGTGAGCCCGGCGTTTCCTACGCCCTTGGAGGTGTAGGAGTCTTCGTTGTATGTTGCCATTGTGTTATCCTTCTGTATGGGCAGAGGTTGGAAACCGCAAGAAAGGTCATCTTTTTTGCGATTGGGACGGATTTTGCCCATGGTTTACCCGAACCCAGGATAACGTTTATATCGGGAGGGGTATCGTAAGTCATTGAATATCAACGACTTACGTGCATGAAGAAACCGGACTGGCGGTGCCGGTCCGGTTCTGGTGGAAGGAATTAGTTTGTATGTTAGATAGTGTTGAGTAGCCTGAGTCGTACCTGCAGGGAGGCAATCATCCGTGCCCTGCAGTTTGCAATGTCGTTTCCGGGATATTCCCGGTAGTTTTCCAGGAGCCTGTCGATGTCGGCCACCGTGTAGCACTTCTGGAGCTCCCGGGAGAAGCCGCCGTGTTCCAGTATCTGGACTAGTGTCGGGTTATCGATGTTGGCCAGTTCGACCGAAGCATGTGCATTGTCCAGCCAGTCCCAGGTATGCCGTTCGAGCCACCCGGATATCCCGGTGGTTTCCGTGACGGCTATCCGTATGTATTCCCGTTCGTCGCGGTCGAACAACGAGAGTATGCTGTTGCGTATGTTGTCGGCGGTTCCGTCGGAGCATACGGAATACACCGAGCACGAGCCGTGGAACCAGTTGAGGTATGAATTGTCACCCCGGTCGCTGCTCATTATCTGGCACCATTCGGAAAAGACATTCCGTATGTGCCGGTGTACCTGCCTGGTGCTTCTCGCGGAAAACGCTATGAGGAACTGCTTCATGCCACCAAATATAGCAAAAGGTGGTTCTTTGGAATAGTTTTCCTGCTGACATCCAATATAAACTACCATCGTAATTTACCGGGAAATGACCGATGATTGACCGTAAGAGCATAAAGGCGCTGATGAGCGGGATACTGAACGGCGACGATGCCGAGGTGACGCGCATCGTGTCCGCCTGCATGGAGTCCGAGTTCAACGCGAAGGTTGACAGGGCGACGAAGGCAGTCATCGAGAGCATTTCTGCCGACAGGAAGCCGATTGTCGGTTAGGGGGTGAGATATGGTGATGGTTGAAAGAATGAATCCGATGCTCGAGGCGTCCAGTGTCCGCATGGAGGACAGGATGGGTCTCGACGGAAAGCCGGTCAAGCGGCTCATCATCGAGGGATACGCCCTCGTGTGCGACATCGCTGGCATCAACGGCCGCGAATATCCCAGCTCGATTATCTCCCGGGAGATTGACAGGCTCAACCGGGAGGCTGTCCCGTTCGGACGTCTGGCCGCCGAGCTCAACCACCCGAGGCTCGACGAGGAGGGCAACTCCCGTGACTACCCGATTTGCGAGATGGACCTCTCCAAGCTATGTGCCGTGGTCGAGGAACTCCGCATGGAGGGCAACAAGGTATGGTGCCGGATGGTCGTCGCCGAGGAGACCGAGGCCGGCCACAACCTCGCCGGTGCAATCAAGGCGGGCTACCGTCCGGGATACTCAATCCGTGGCGCCGGCGACACCACGACCAAGGGCGACCACGAGGTCGTGACCGACAACTACACTTTGATTACTATAGACGTGGTGGGCAACCCGTCGTTCGGCAAGAGTGCCATCGTCACCAGCAGGTTCGAAGGCATGGAGAAGCCGAAGAAGATGAAGATTATCACCGAGTCAATCGAGAACCTTGGCCGGGAGGTCGCATACAACCACACGCTGCGCGACCTCGGCTACCGCCAGTTTGAAACCGGTGCTTTCATGCAGTTCATGAGGGAGAACATTTAAGATGCTTGATGTGAAGAAGGTATTGACCGAGGCCGAACTGGGCAAGGTGGACGGGGACGTCCTGGCCAAATTGGAAGCTGCCTACCGTGCGGACCTTTCCAAGTCCCTGGAGGACGAGGCCGCCAAGTCGAAGGCCAAGTTCGAGTCCCTCGTTGAATTGGTAGGCAACAAGGTCGACGAGAAGGTGAGTGCCGCCGTGGAGGCCAGCGTCGAGAAGATGAAGACCGACGCAATCAACGGCAAGCTGTTCGAGGCACTGCAGAAGATTACGGCAATCGTCGAGGATATCGGCATTCCGGCTACCGAGGTCACCAAGAGGCTCAAGCAGGAACTCGCCCAGGCCGACCAGAACCTCCAGCAGGCATACGCCGAGCGCGAGGACATCAAGAAGAAGCTCAACTACCAGGGCAAGCTGAACCGCATCTACGAGCTGACCAAGGGTTGCAGTCCGGACATCGTCAACATGGTAATCGAGCACTTCAAGAACGAGGACATCCGTGCAATCGACAAGAACAGCATTGCGGACTTTATCGACAACAATGATGCCGGTGATACGGGCATCATGGACATCGACGTGGACCTCGGTGGTGGGCTCAACATGGACAAGGTCGAGGCTGCACTGGATGAGATTCAGGACAACGTCGACATGGACATGCCGGGATTCCTCGCACTGGACGAACAGCCGGAGAAGAAGTCCCCGGTCAAGCGCAAGGCTCTCGGGGAGGCTGCCAGTAGCAAGTTCAGGCCGGAACGCGTGCGCATTCCCGCCACCGGTTCCGCCATGGTGGAACAGGTTCAGCAGCCGTCCGAACCGGTGGAAGGTGACGTGGCCGATGCCATGAAGCAGATGGAGATGTTCCAGGAAATGGGATTCGGGAGATTCGCTTAAGGGGGAGCGCTTTCGTCTCCTTGGGCACTTCCCCGGGCGCGGCAGCGATGCCGCGCCTTTTTAGTGTAGTTTAATACAGGAAGATAAACTACGAAAAAGAGGAATTACCATGAAGCAGCAGGATTTCGCTCCTAGACAGAACTTCCGCAGGATGCCCGGTCCGATGGGTCAGCCGCAGATGCGCCAGCCCATGCAGCCGCAGCAGCAGAACTTCGCTCGCACTCCGCAGCCGATGATGCAGGGAGGCAACTTTGCGCCTAGACCAGGCAATCCCCAGCAGATGATGAACCGCGGCATGTTCGGACCCGGTAACTACCAGCAGAACAACGACACGATGCCCGGTTACGAGGGTGCGTACAACACGAACGACTGGCAGAACATCAAGCTAGGCGACGTGCGTGACCAGTGGACCCAGCAGCAGGCGGAGGATTCCGTCGGCCAGATGGACCAGTTCATGGATTCGCTCAACGGCGAGGTCGACTTCAAGGTCGATACCGGTGCCGTCCGCAAGGGCGACGTTGGAAAGGTGACCTCCGCGATGGGCATGGTCATCGGTCTCCTTAGCGATGTGGATTCCTGGATTCCGGGCAATGTGAACGCCCAGAAGGTGGCCACGCTCAAGGAAAAGGGCGGAATCGTCGCCAAGCAACTTACGATTTTCAAGAACGCATTAGCGCAACTCGACGGAAAATAAAGCAATATGCCCCTAGTCAACCTCGTATACCGTAGCTACAAGGAGAATGTAACGCCGCTATCGGGTTGGGACACCGGCACGATGAAGCTGGTATCCGACCCGTCAATGGAAGAGGGCGGGTGCCCTGCCGTAAGGTACGACACCGAACGCTTCAAGGTGGGCGTTCTCCCGGAGCTTGAACAGGCGGTATACGCCGGTAGCCTCGTGCTGTCCCCCGACTACCCCTACACGGTATCCTATGCGTGGGCGAGGTGGAAGGAGGCGGAGTCCGCTCCCGACTACTACATGGTGAGGGACCCGGCCAAGGACGAGTGGGACCTCTATGCCCTCGATGGCGAGGTTCCCGAGACTATCGACCTGGTGCTCGCCGAGTGGATTGACGGCAAGGGACAGTACAGTACCTATAGCCTCCCGGTTGCATACCCGGACTATTCCAGGGAGCTCCCGGGATTCGCCCTGTCGCCCTCCACGTTCACCATCCCGGAGCAGGAGGCTGAACGTACGGCGGTGGGCACGCTGAAGTATAACCAGCTCTCGGTGGACCGGCTGCTCGACGTGGTGTACGACGGCGACTGCGAGGATGGCATGCCGTGCCCGTTCTGGTTCGAGGATGACGGAGGCTACACTCTGTATACTTCGTATTCCGGCGGCAGCGTGTCGCACGAGCAGTACGAGGTTCCGGCATACATTCGCTACATAGATGCGGCTACCGGGCTGGAGCGGGAGGAGAGGAAGGTATTCACGGTTCACGGGTTCGGCGGCGGCATGTCCACGGAGCCATACGTGAAGTACGTGAGGAACCTGGCATCCAGGGTAAACACTTCCGAGCTAGTCACCATACTTGGCGGCAACTTCACTACTGACCTGAACGTGCGCCTTGTATCGGCCGACGGGAGCAAGTCGGTGGTCATCCCACATTCTGAGCTGACTTTCGACGAGGAGGAGCCGTGGCAGACGATATCTTTCGTGATGTCCAGTGACTACGCGGTTTCCTCCCGGGGCGAAGAGCAGTGTTCAGTGTACGACCTCGAGATTGGATACGGGGACTCCAACGGGTTCATCGCCGTTGCCGGCACGGGCGACGCGAAGATGGCACTGGAGAACAACGTCGGGCTCATCAGGTACAGGTACGATTCTACCAACGCGGCCGAGCAGAAGAAGGCATCGGCCGGCGCGGCCAATACCACGAACTCGTCCTGCTTCTACACTTCCGATGTCAACCTGGTGTACGACACGACAGATGGCTCGGGCAACCCGACGCAGGCCGGGGGAGCTCCCGGGAAGTACGGGAAGACTATGTATGTCCGCATGAACCGCGGACAGGACTGCGAGTCGATGATGTACGTCCGTGTGAAGGCGAAGCTGAACAAGCGGCTCGACTACAGGCACGGGGAGATGACCATAAACGGCACCCGTGTCGAGGAGGGGGACATCGTATGGCTCGACGGGCAGAAGGACGGCGAGACGGACGGCCTCTGGGTGGTGCAGTCGGGTGACTGGGTCGGGCTGAAGGGATATGCCGGGATTGACCGGGAGGACGGGGAATACGACCCGTGTACCGGAACGGACAACGAGCCTTTGCTGGTAGACGACACGGTGCTTGTAGACCTGGGTGCGAAGGTTTCCGACAGGGCTGACCTGAGGTGCACCGAGGACGTCCCGGTGAAGTATGGGACGCAGCAGGTGTGCGGCAGGATGGCCGAGCCGGGAATGCGCGTGCTCCTGTACAACCAGGAGGACGGCAAGGACGGTCTCTGGGAAGTGACCTGTGCCGACTGGGTGTACTGGGGACCCGTGGAGGACCCGGGAGGAACGGAGTTCGACATGGCCGGCAACATCCTCGTACAGAACGATATCGACTTCTGCGCATGCAGGGACGGACGCAAGAAGAACATATTCAACATAGAGTACTACTACCTGAACGCCGGATGCTACCTGGCCACGGCAAACAGGAAGGTGAAACTCATCTGTACCGGGGTCGGCGCATCGCTTGTGCCGAACAGCGACCTGGTGATTACGGACTACAGCATCACTGCTGGTGCCGAGCCTTCTCTGGTGACCGACACGCACATGACCGCAGGCGACCCGGAGCAGGAGGATTGTGTCAAGGAGGTCGATACGTTCGACATCGACCACATGAACTCCACCCAGGAGACCACCCATGGCTGCGGCGAGGTGGGTACGCCCATAAAGGCTCCCACTTGTGACATGATTTGTGACTGCGAGCGGTACTACAACCTCCCGGTGACATTCGACGGTACCTCGGTGAAGTCCGGGTACAGCATCGTGTTCTGGCACCTTGGGGAGGACGGGTGGCACCTGTATTCGTACAACAAGCGCATGCCTGTGGCATACGACGTATACCACCTGCACGTGCGCGGCATCGCTGTGCCGGAGATGGTGGACGAGAACACCGACGTGTACCTGCTCGACGAGAAGGAGCGTCCTACCGGCGAGAGGACCAGGGATGCATGGTTCGTGGAGCACGCGGGCGGCAAGGTGTTCGACGGGTTCTCCATGTACGACCCGAAGTGGAAGTTCAAGAAGGTGGACGAGCACGGCGAGCTTGCCGGCTGGACCGACGTGCTGGGCCCGGACAACCTGTACCAGGCATGGGCGCTGCACGGCGGCAAGGACGGCACCAGGATTCTCGCTCACGGGGAGACCCGGGAGGACGTGGTGGTACCGGTGGGTACCCGCGGAATATACGGGTTCAGGTTCTACGACACCCCGCTTACGCTGCAGAGGTTCTGCGACATCTACAACAAGGCTTCATGCCTGTTCCCGGAGGCTACCGGCGGCAGCCAGGAAGAATCTTCGGAAGAAACGGAAGAACCTTAGCAGTTTCCGGGAATATCCTGGAGAAATGTCTTAGTTTAATAGCAAAGACAATACGGACGGAAACGACATGGCATGCAGTGCTAAGGAGAAGCGTTACAGGGGAAAGCGGACCAAGAAGGTCGCCATAATGGAACCGGAGTTCGACGAGAACGGCGACCAGACCAAGGCATCGATGATGTACGGGCGAATCGACCCGGCATACCTCACCAGGCTCATCATGGAGCACAAGAAGGTAATGATGCCGTATGTCGAGGAGAAGAAGGCCCTGATTGCTGCCGGCAAGAAGGACGAGGCGGCGAAGCTGCGTCCGCCCCAGATGAGCGACAAGCTCGGCGTGGTGGTCGACATCATCATCAAGAAGACTATGGGTTTGCCGAGGTGGCGCGAGTACACCCCGGCATGGCACGAGGACATGTACGCACATGCGCTGGAACTGATTCTGCGTTACTGTCACAACTTCGACCCGGTGAAGCTGCAGGGCGCAGACCCTTACTTCTACATCGGCCAGATTGCCTGGAACGCGTTCAACCAGGTATGGGGTACTTTGGACAAGCAGAACAAGCGCATCAAGTTCATTCCTCTGGTTGACGGCATCTATCACGCGGTTACCGCGATGGACCAGTATGCCGGAGTCATGGAGAAGGCGGAGAAGGAGAAGGCCGAGAAGATGAAGGCCGAACTTGCCAACGAGCACATTTCCGACATGGACCAGACGGTTGACATCATGAAGGAGCTCGACGAGTCAATCGGCATCCATATCGAGGACGAGTGGGTCGAGGAACTCCACCGGAAGATGGAGAAGAAGCCCAAGGACAAGGCCGAATAAGGACTTTGGATGTGATGGGTGGGCTCCCGGGGTTTCCCGGGAGCTTTTCTTGTATGACATCAGGTATAAACTACGGGTGTTTAGATAACTGGAGTCTCCCATGGGAATCGAACTCGGTGCAGTTGGAATGTATGGTGGCGGTGTCGGCAACTTCGACACCCATCCGGACTGGCGTCATGACATGTACTACTACGTGCAGAATGCTGCACGCGGCGTGGGCGACATCAAGTCCGGCAAGGCGGACGACTTCCTCGACCGTGCCTACGAGCAGCAGTGGTGGCATACCGCCGACAAGCTGGCCGAGCTCCAGGAGAAGTTCATCGAGGACGACCCCATCAACAACACCCCGGGCCGTGGCCACAGGAACTACCGCCGCATGGAGTACGACATCCAGCCGAACCCGAACGGCAAGGGTGCCGCCGAGGACCGCGAGCTTGCCAACGAGCGCAAGGTGCTTACCGTGGACGAGCTGAAGGAACTGGCCAAGCAGCACAAGTGGGCAATGTGCACAACCGCATCCGCCTACGGCGCCAAGCCGATTACCCAGAAGGACTACGCGGACCAAATCAAGCTCCGCTAGTTAGTTCATTAAGAAACTCGAAGTGGCCGGTCCTGCAACAGTGGACCGGTCATTTTTGCTACAAAATTGTAAGTTTTTGCCTATTTCCCGGTTTGGCACGGTGTTTGCTTATGGTATTGCGAACAATCAAAGCATAAGGAGCTTTAAAATGGCAAACGCACTTACTAATTTCTTCCGTCCCGGTTTCGGCGTCATGTTCGACGACAACGAGTTCGACAGGCTGTTCAGGAATTTCTTCCCGTCCACTTACAGGAAGGTTGCCGGAGAACCCAGCAGGCCGAACTATTACACCAACGAGGACGGCACCGAGCTCTACGTGGAGCTACCGGGATGCAAGAAGGAGGACATCGAGGTTACCGCCAACCCGGACAACACCGTGGTCGTGAAGGCGAAACGCGACGTGGCCGGCCGCAAGGACAGCTACCGTATCGAGTTCACCCCGGAGAAGGGCACGGTGGGCCCGGAACAGATGAAGCTGACCTTCGTCGACGGTCTCCTCACCATCCCCGTAAAGGAGAAGAAGAAAGAGGAAGCCAGGAAGTTGACCATTGTGTAATTGGAATGCTGCACGAAAAAAAGAACGGGACCTTCGGGGTCCCGTTTTTTGTTTCGGCTCTGCAAAGCTCTAGTTGGCCTTCGGCGTATCGGCGTAGTGCATCACGTATGGCATCTTCATCGAACCGTCTTCTGGCATGAGGACGAACAGCTTCTCGTGGTCGGTATCTACCAGCTTCCTGGTGAGCTTGTACTTGATGCCGCCGATGTCCGTGCCGTTGTCGGCGATGACCTGGTCGACTCCCGCCTTCTTCGCGGTGGCAGCGTCGCCGTACTTGTGTTCGGCGTTAGGGAGGATGCAGTTGTGGAGGAGACCGCTGATGTCGTTGGAGATGATGTAGTTCGCGCACTGGTCGTCTACCGGTTCCATGCTGTAGATGCACCCGCAGACACCGGCAGACTCCGTGAGGTGCTTGGCGTACCTGGCGAGGCTGTCCATCATCTTGGCCTTTACTTCTTCCGGCTGCTTGGACTCGAGGATGGTCTTTCCGACACCCTCGACGAACGCCTTGGTGGAGAGGCCGGAGGCATTGCGATGTTCGTCCAGCTTGGCGAAGCCCTCGGCGTCCAGCTTGGCCGCCTTCTCGCTCGCCTTCCTGCGGCGGTACTCGTCGGCGATGAGGTTGACGCCCTCCATGAGCTTGCCGACGACCTTCTCGTTGTCCGGCGTCTTGAGTTTCTCGAGTTCAGACATGAACTTTTCCATCTTGGTCATAGTGAATACCGTCCGAAAATGTGTTTTAAACTAGAGTTTATATCCTGGCTCAGCGAGGAATACCCATAAACTACCCGATATGCAGCGGTACTACTACGTTCGTGAACACGAGAAAATCCTTGTCGGAATCTACGACATGTTTGACAACCTCCGGGTCAACAAGTACCTTGACCCGCAGAGGAAGGTAATCGACAAGACGGTCAAGGTGCCGCTTGTCACCCATTACTCCAAGGACTTCGCGAACTACCTGTCGTCGACCACCTCCAAGCAGATTCTGGCGGTCCTCCCGGTGGCTGGCCTGAGGTATACCGGGGATGCCCGGGATGATGCCAACATGACACAGCCGACCTATGCCAGGGAAATCTACTGCAAGGACAACGATTTCTGGATTAGGGACATCCAGCCGCGTGCATACGTATTCAAGTTCGAGCTTACCATTCTCTGCAACAACACGTCCGACCTGTGGCAGCTGAAGGAGAACATTCAGCCGTATTTCCAGACCTACCGTTCCATCCGTATCAAGGAGTTCGACTTCTGCCCTGAAATAGAGCGAGTCATCCCGGTATGCATCACGGGTTGGAGCGACGACATGCGGGACGAGACCGACCTGAACTCTTCCGGTGACGGCCAGGTGTTCCAGGTGACCTACCAGATAGAGGCCCACGGGGTGATGCACTGTCCCTACATGCTGCCGGCGGAAATCCGCTATGCCGGCATGGACTTCATCGTCAACAAGCAGATGATTAACACCGAGCAGATTCTTGTCTACCCGGACGCGGTGGCCCAGCAGCAGAGGAAGCCCTGGGAGACCGTCTCGCCTTCCATCAAGGAGGGGTTCTCCCTGCTAAAGTCGCTTGCCCGTTCACTGGTACGAAGGACTACTGTAGAGGGCGAGGAGTACTGGAGCGACGAGACGCTCAGGTACGCGATGCTCACCTACAACGAGATTACCGGGACCGACAAGGAAGGAGACCCGAAGGGATTCAACCCGATTGCCGGGGAACCGGTACCCGTGGAGACCATCGACGACCAGGGGAACACGGTCACCGAGTGGGTCACCGAGTACGACTGGGAGGAAGTGGTCATAGATGACGTGGAGCGTCCGCAGGAGGTGCCATCGTTTGACCTCCTCCACCTTACCTTCGACGACGATACTGAGTTCGCCTACGACATGAGCGGCCTCGGCAGGGACTTCGTGGCAATCAACCCGGGCAACCGGGAGTTCGTCCCGGACATTCCTCCCGGTAACGGCAGCTACGCCCCCGACGGATACGAGCCGACTGGACTGGAGACTGACCCAGAGGACCCGACCAAGACACGGAAGTGGTCCCAGATTCTCGAGTGGTTCGGTGACAACAAGGAAGGAAAGATTAACAGCCCGTTCACCTTCAGGGCGATTCTCCAGTTCAAGGAGGACACCCCGGGCGACACCGTGTTCCAGTACCTGTACAACCCGGACGACGTGACCCTCGCCGACGGAACGGTCATTCCTGCCGAGGAGGTATGGTTCGACTGGGGAGTCATGGATTCCAAGCTCTACTTCACCTTCAAGACTACGACGCAGTTCCGCACGTTCGAGACCGACACGTTCGAGTTCGACAACCAGGTCATCTACTCGTTCTACTTCGTCCTCTACGACGGTGGGCAGTCCGGAAAGTTCGGTGTCAAGACAAACTTCAGCGACACGATGATTGCGCTGGAAACGCACGAGGTTACCGAATGACGCTCGAGGAGAGGATAGCGAGGCAGCGCGAAATCAAGGCGAGGGAAACCCGCAGGAGCCCGGCACCTCCTGCGCAGGCACCGGCGGACGCCAAGGTGCTCGACCGTATTGCCAAGCAGCGGCATCGGGCGGCGGTAAACGCGGCCATCGCCGCACTGGTGAAGCCCGTCCCGGACTACGTGTACAGGGAGCCGAGGATGCCGGCAGCCAGGCCGACACCGGAGGAGCGGCTCGCGCTGTTCCGGGAGGACCGGACATACGACGACATCAAGGGAAACGCTGACATGGTGAGCCAGATACGGACTGCAGCCGACATGGCCAAGGTAATCCGGGCGGAACAGCCGGCTGAGTTCGTGAACGGGGAGAAGGACCAGGTACGTCGAGGTGGCCCGTCTTTCATGACGATAGACAACCAGTTCCTGGAGGGACCAGGATACAGGTCGCTCCCGCGGGTGGACGAGAACGCCCGGGACAGGATTATAGACGCACCGGAGACCCCGGAACCGGCCAGCGTGCCTACACTGAAGATTGACCTCACCCGGCTGGAGACGAAGGCCCCGGTACCGCCGGCGCCTGTGCAGGAGAGCCAGAAGCAGGACGGACCCATCGAGATGAACACCGTCCAGAGGCAGATGCTTGCCGCGATGCGGGCGCAGAGGATGAACAAGGGAATTTAACTTAAACAAAAGGAGACGATATCATGGCATTGAGTATCGCAGAAAGGATGGCCAGGCAGGCCAGGATTAAACATGCGGCGAACGTGGCCAGGCCGGCTTCGGCGTCGGCCGGGAACGCCGGCGCGGCAATGAGCGTGGCCGACCGCATTCGCAAGCAGGCGGCATACAAGGCGGCAGCGTCGGTACCGGCGAAGCCGCCCAGCGCGGAAGACAGGAAGGCTACACTCACGGTGGCCGAACGCATCGCCAAGGCGGCTGCCGCAAAGCGCCGCGAGATGCAGGGCTGGAAGGGTGACGTGAGCGGTGCAAGCAACCAGGCGCTTATCGCCAAGTACAAGGACGAGTACAAGAAGTTCCTCGCCCAGCTCGACACGATGGACTTCGGTGCTATGTTCTTCAACCCGGCGGCACCGGAAGAGACCAAGGAAGCCCCAGCGGAGGTGAAGGCCAACGCCAACGGCATCTCCACCGCAGAAGGCGAGTTCATGTTCGAGGCCGTCCCGGCTGAAAGCGAGACCAGGCTCAACGAGGTCCCTGTGACGGTACCTGAAGAAAAGCCGTCTAGGCCCAAGCGTTTCCGCAAGGCGAAGGCAAAGGCCGCCGAGGAACCGGCGGAGCCAGAGATGAACGTGGACGAAGCCTAGTCCTTCCGGAAAATCCCGGCAATCTTCATGATGAGTTCCTTCAGTATTTCGCCGAGGGAACTTTTCTTCTGTACAGCGGGTGCTGCCGGTGTCTCCGCGGTATCTTCCGGGAGGCATGCCGGCGTCTCTGGGTCGGCTGCGGGAGCTTCCGGCGCTTCCTCGGGAGTCTCGTCGGGAGCTTCCGGTTCTGCTTCGGGTTCTACTTCCGGTTCGTCCACCGGTTCAGACAGCGGGGGTACGCAGTGTACCATGATGGACTCCAGAGCCTCGCACATGGGCCAGTCGAACTTGTCCTTGCGCACGTTGCTGTGGGTGAAGATTCCCTCGAACGACAGTGCCTCGTCAGCCGACTTGAATACGTCGTCGGTACAGGAGAAAGTCATGGGAATCGAGTGTTTTTCGCTCAGGTACTGTATAAGGGTGGCCACCGCGTTGACCTGGGTACTGGGCATGGTGGCGAAGGCCGACTTGCCCCTGTAGTCCTTCCTTTCGTAGTAGTTGGTCTCCCAGGTCGTGCAGTAGGTGTTGCCGTATGTATCGACCATGTTCCCGTCCTTCTCGGACAGGGGGCCGTAGTTTGAAATCTCTATGCCGATGGACTGCTTGGACATGGCGGTGTTCCCGCCGATTGCCCCGTTGCCCAGGTGGTATGACCAGAAGTTGTCCGGGAATAGCTCGTAGATGTTGCCCGAACGGTCAACTACGTAAGAAACAGAGATATGGCTGTCGTTCTTGGACAGCGCAGCGATGTCGGAAAGGATGTATCCGACGGTGAAGTGCAGGCAGATGCTCTTTTTCTTGGTGTCGGCCTTGTAGTAATAGTTCTGCTCCGGCGGGCGGATTGACTTGACTGAGAAACCGTTCCCGATGTCATTGACGGAATTCATGGTGAGCTGGATACCGTTGGCGAGCTTGAGGTCGCCAGCGAATTTAGCCTCCTTTTCGGCTATTGTACTGGGATGCATATTTTTCCCTCCGCGCTCAGTTTATCCCGGCAAGGACCGGTATAAACTCCCGATTGTAAACAAAGAGGTATTTATATGTCGATGAAGGCAGTTCTGCGCGAGGGCATCATGGGTGTGGTAGGCGACGAGGAGAAGGCCGACCTCATCATGGGCATTTGCGAGTCGGTGACCGCTATGGCGGCCGCGGGCAGGATGGCTCCCATCATGGAAGCGTCCGACGGGAAGGGCGACAGCTATGCCACCCTGAAGGACATGGCGGTTTGGCTGCTTACCGAATCCAACGCGCTGAACGTTATCCACTGGAACGTCTCCAACAACAGCAAGCACGAACTTCTCAACGAGGCATATGACCTCTGTAGGGATACTGGCGACCAGCTCGCCGAGACATACATCGCCATTACCGACAAGGACATCGAGGTCAAGGAAGCTCCCAAGTTCCCCAGTACCGACAAGTCCGACGATGCGGTCCTTTCCCACCTGAAGAACCTCCAGGCAAGGATGCAGGAGGCTTTCGGGAAGAACCCGAAATTCAGCGAGGGAGTCAAGAACATCTTCGCGGACTTCGACGAGAAGATTACCACAATCATATACAAGTGGTCAAGGTTCCAGTTCTAGGAGGATATTATGAACCTTATTGAATCTACATACAGCGAATATATTCATAATGTTGCCGTTCAGCATGCTCTGCCGGAAGAGGCCGAACGGGCGTTGCAGGAAGGATTTAAGACATACTGTGAAAGCATTATAAATAAGGATAATGTCTTACTTGAGGATGGGTATTTTAGTCGTTATGCTAATTCAGTTCGCGATGACATTCGAAATAATGGGTCAACCGGATTGCATTACGAACCGATTTCTGATGAGCATTCTGGCGATATATCTGAAATATTTTATGACGCACATGGCCATGAATATGGTATAGCACCAGATATTGACATCATAAAAACTTCCGATAACACGGTGGCTATTAATGGACTAGAATTTATGTGTCAGGACTTGGTGAACCCCAGAACCCGCAAGAACAAATGTACGTGGTCTGAGGCAATGCAGATTGCAGACGGCTATTCTAAAGATGGATGGCGTTTACCTACGATGAAAGACTGGCAACGAGTTATTAGATTTGTCGAAGGAACCCGGTTCAGCAGAACTGTACAAGGTATCAAGGATAGGTTTGCCAATGACAAAGCACATGATGAGGCGTATTACCGTCATAGAAGGGCGTATTATGTCTTACATGCGTTGAAAATAAAGAGTAATGCAATGTATTGGACGTCAACGGAAATTGCAGAAGACCTTGCTGCGGCTTTGTGGTTTTGCTGTACGGGGCGTATAGGTTTTAAAAATGCATTTAAGTCTTGGGAGGAAAGCGTGCGACTAGTACGCGATATTTAACTGTTGATATTTTTGCTATATTTGGAACAAGTTAGCATAGGAGGCTGCGATGGACTTGAAGAAACGGGCTGAGGCGCAGGCGGAGGAGATGCTCCGCGACAAGTACATAGCTTCCGAGAAGGCCGGCACAGACCTTGGCGAGCGCAGGATGGTCCAGTGGACCAGGGAGCACGCCGAGGCATGGAACGTCGGCTACAACATGCAGCACATGATGGACCTGGGTGACGGGCGCAAGCCGGTCTACTTCGGCATATTCCTTGATGACGCCTCCCGGAAAGCCCTGGTGGATGCCATGTTCCCCTATGTACCCAACGGGTGGAAGATGTTCTGCCACCACTGCACAATCGCCTTCGGGGACCCATCGGATGACCGGGAGGTATTGATGTACCTGGCAAAGAACCTGGGCAAGCGTGTGGAGATGTCGGTTACCCGTATCGGTACCAGTACCGACGCGATAGCCGTGGAAGTTTCGGGAGACATCGTGACCAAGAACGAGATTCCCCACGTGACTGTGGCAGTACCTCCCGACGGCAAGCCGGTATATTCAAACCGTATCCGCACCTGGGATGATTACGACGGCATGCTGACCCTGGCAGGATTCGTTGACGCATTCCCGTCGCATTTCAACTGGAAGCACTAGTTTCTGTAGTGCGATGGAAACAATCAAGAAGATAACTATGCCCACCAATCCCGGTGACCTCCCGGGGATTTCCCATCTTAACCTGATAAAGGCGATGTGCGAGAAGAACGACTTCGACGGTCTACCGGTGTTCGCCTATGAAGTGGATGGCGATACCGTTGGAATAGCCATTGTGGACCCGGACGCCTACCCGCTGTATGCGAAGCTGTGGGCTCTGGAGGTGCGGGCGGACATGAGGGGGAAGGGTATCGGCTCCAGGCTGGTCAGGCGTGTACTGGACGAGTACGACGACGTGCGGCTGGTGGCCAAGCGGGATGCATTCGACTTCTACCTGAGGAACGGGTTCATCTTCCAGGACGGGAGGCTGCCGGACCCCAAGTCTAACGTGGCATACATGGAGAGCCGACAATGAAACCTGGTATGTGCATAGTCGGGACAGTTGTGTTCCGTGCGATAGGCAGCGAGTTCTTCCCTTTCCTGTATGTGGACAGGAACGTCAACTTCTTCCTTGATGCGCCGGTGAGGCGGATGGCCGAGCATGACGGGAAACGGGTGATGCTCGAGCTGGTGCCGGGGGATACCGGGAGGACCTGGAAGGTACGGAAGATTATGCCGTTATGAACGTAGAGGCTATGTCAACCCAAAGTGTTGCTATTGCATAACCAAAAATAAATTGCTATGGCTATGTCCACCCAAAGTGTTGCCTAAAAATGAACGAAAGTAGGGTTTATCGGTGCTTTCAAAACGAGGAATAAAAACATGAAATCAAACAACAATAATATGCACAACTTCTTTACGGAAGCCAAGAATATGCTGGGTGTGTCAGGCAAAACTGACAATATGGAACATTCGATATGGCGAGAAGTCATACGTCTGTCTAAAAAACTAGCTAGAGCATATGTCGAAGAAGTGACTAATGCTGAACCAAGCCCAGATATTCACTATGAGATTATCTGGGGATATGAAAATAATGATAAAGTAGATGGTGTTTGGAAAGACGCTATATTACTAGAAGACAAATTGACCGGATTGTATTTCAAGAATCTTGATGACAACGACCAATGTGACGAGTTTGAATACATAAAGGAAATCAAGGCTATGCCTTAAAACTAGCAACACTTTGGGTGGACATAGCCATTGCTATATTTGCAATAGGCTAACTCCCGTTCATTTCGTAGCGAAAAATGCCTGAGCAACAACTTGGGTGGACAAAGCCAACGTAGAAAGCCACCGGGATTAACCGGTGGCTTCATTCTATCTCAACAAGAGGTTAAAGTCTAGGCAGCCTGCTGTTCCTTATGGCGCTCGCGCTTGTCGCGCTCCTTGGCACGTTCCTTCTCGTAGTAGCTCAGTACGCACTGGCCGTGGAAGAGGAGGGCGGAACGGCGTTCCGGGGTCATCTTCATGAGCTCGTCGAACTCCATGTCGCGGCGCTGCATGTTCTGAAACCGGCGCATCATCTCGGGGTCGTTCTGCATCCTGCGCAGGTTCTCCTGCATCTTCTTCAGCTGGGCCTCGGTGAACTTCGGCTGTTCTTCCGGTGCCTGCTCGGGGGCTACCGGGGTATCTTCTGACGTCATGTTCATAGGATTCTCCTTGGTTATGCCCCAAATATAGCAAAATCAGAACCGGTCGTAGAACGGGTTTTGCTCGGGCATATCGTATAGGAGCCTCTCCAGCTCGGACATGTTGGCTCTGCGGTCGTCCTCGATTGCCTTCATTGGATTGAATTTCATGTCGTGCATCCGTTCCCGCATCCCCCTCATCTGGTCGGCCATGTCGGGGCCCTGGGGCTTGACGGCCTGGAACCAGGCAATGGTCTGGTTCTTCGGGCGTGCCTCGGTCTCTACCGTGGCATCCCGGTATGTAGGGTCGACATCCAGGGTAATGGAACCGTCTCCGTAGATGAGGTCCCTTATTCGGCAGATATCGGTCACCAGGTCCATCAGGGGGACTGCGTTGTACAGTCTCTGGGCGAACGCCTCGGTAGCGTTGAGTCCGTCCTCGCCCTTGAAGTCCGGGTCGGAGCATGCCGTGTTGATGCGGCATATCGTATCCGTCATCGGCTGGTTGTTCGTGAGTTCGGAGATGTACTTCATGAACATCATGTCGTTGGTTATGTAGTTCTCGTCGGTCATGGTTTCTCCAGATATCCTATTTCCTCAACGAAATGGTGTGGAATGTTGTTGATTACGTAGACCGAGCCTTCCAGTGCGTCGTCTTCATACAGGGAATATTTCTCCGGCAGGTCAACCAGGTAGATGTAGTACGATTCCCTGTCATCTATCTTGCCGGTTTCGATGTACTTGTTGTTGAATCGGTGGGCAAGCTTCCGGGATTGCTCTATGACCTGTGCGTACATGTCCTCCTGGCTTGAACCTGGTATAACCATTTCGCTAACAGGCATCAGGTATATACGCTTGTCGTATTCCTCGAACTTACCGGAAGCCTTGCAGCGTATACCATTCACGCCCAGTTCGGGGACTGGACTAATGTGTATGAACTTGGAACCTACCGGGAGGTCACTTGGTATTTTATCCGGCTTGAATATTAGCCCCTTATATGATTCTGGTGACGCTATCCGGTAGGAAAGTGCATTCGCCTGTTTCTCCAGTTCCTCCCGGGTGGCAAGCTTGAGTACCGCGGAGTTTGCCACGATACTTCCCAGGGAGAACCCCAGCGGGTTCGGCATGACGTAATCGGAGAAGCCCGGGAACTTGATGTTCATCTGTCGGATGAACACCTCCTCGGGATATGGCTGCAGGCTCTCGAACATGGTATGCCGGAAGGCTTCCTGCCATCTAAATTCGTCCGGCCAGCGGAAATAGTCTACTAGGCAATTCATGGTTTCTCCAGCGTTCCTATTTTACTTACGAATTTTCCGGGTATTTCGTTGAGTACGTAAACGGAACCATCATGCGAGGACATGTCGTTGTATAGTGGATAAGTTTCCGGTAGGGTCACCAGGTAGACAAAATAAGATTCCCGTTCGCTAATGAACCCCTTACTGAGATATAAGTCGTTAAACCGGGAGGCTACCGGTATGCAGGATTCCATTATCTTGTAGTACATGTCTTCAGGTGGCAGGTGGTGGTCTACCAGGGTGCCAAGTGGAATCAGGTATACTCTTGGGGAATACTGCTCGAACCGTCCGGAAGCCTTGCAACGTATCCCGTTCCTGTCGAGGTCGTCTACCGGGCTGAGGTGGATAAACTTGTCCGATACCGGGATATCCGCCCGTGCATGGTCTGGCTTGAATAGCAATCCCTTCGGCATGGCGTTCTTGGCCAGGCGATACGAGAACTTGCTTGCGAGCTTTTCGAGTTCGTCAATGGATGCCAGGTCTAGCACACCTTCACCGGCCATCACGTGGCCGAAATATGACCCGAATGGCGGTTCCGATACATATTTGGAAAACCCAGGAAGCTGAATTTCCATCTGGCGGATGAAAACTTCCTCCGGATACGGTTCTAGGCTCTCGAACATTACATTTCCAAATTCGAGTATGCAGCATATTTCTGGTGAATAATGGATGTAGTCGACTAGTGCCTTCATAATACATAGTTTAGTGCTGACGGGATATAAACTACACATTTAGAGGTAAGATATGCCGGTAAAGTTCATTACTACTGACGACATGGCCCGCTACATCAGCGCCCGGATGGGTGACGAGGTGAACGAGATTGAGATGGTGGTCGAGGAGCACAAGGGGCTCGGACACATCTACATGGCCATACAGGATACTGCGGACTGGCTGTTCCGTTACTGCTTCGATGAGTCGGCCTACGTGGACTACATGCTCATCAGGCTGCAGCCGGGAGTAATCGAGTACCATGTACCCGAGGAAGTGATGAACGTGGTGGAGCTCACCCCGTCATACGGTAACACCTTCTCCCCGATGATGGCCTGGGACGTCGGTCCCGGCGAGTCCCTCATCGGTGTCGGCGGTGCCGGCATGGGCGGACTCGGCCAGTTTGACCTGGTGACGATGGCCGGCGCGATGCGCTACCTTCAGGACGTGAAGAAGCTGGTGGGTACGCAGTACAACATCAAGCTGCACCCGATTGACCATATCCTCCGCGTGTTCCCCACCCCTAAGACCCCGAGGAACGCGATAGCGATGGTCTATACCAAGGCGAAGATGTCCGAACTCTACAACAACATCGTCTTCCGTGACCTTGCCGTGGCCCGCGCCCAGATTCAGCTGGGCGAGATTCTCAAGAGGGACACCTATACCATTCCGGGAGGCGGCCAGATTAACGGCCAGCAGATTTACAGTGACGCCCTTGCCAAGTGGGACAAGCTCTTCGAGCTGATGCAGAAGGAGTCGCCGGGCCCGCTCATGATGACTGACTTGAGCTAACAGAAAAGGCCGGGATTACTCCCGGCCCTTCCCGTCTAGCAGACAAAATTCTACTTGAGGTCTACCATGAGTGCCTTCGCCAGGTGCAGGTTTGTGTCGATGCTCTTTACCGTATTGAGTATACTCGACATCATGCGGAACCGCTTGAACATTTCCACCATGCACATGAAGGTCGTCCTTGCATCCGACAGCGCGGTATGGGCATGCTCGTTCTTGACTCCCAGTCTCGGCGCCATTGCGCCCAGGGAGCGGCTGGGCATGTTGTCCCAGTCGTCGCATACCATCATGTTGTAGTCGGTGGACACGTCCATCAGGTCCTTGTACCTGAGCGAATCCAGTGCCAACACGGTAGTTGCCGGGAGGTACTTGCGGAGGAACCCGAGGTCGAACCGGAGGTTCTGCCCGAGGATATTGTGCACTTCGTGGAGCTTGAGCTGTTCCTCCAGGACCTTGCCGACATCCTCCACCATGCAGCCGTCCCTTTCCAGCACTTCCGGGTCCAACCCGTTGACCTTCAGTGCGGTAGCGTCCATCTCGGTGCCGGGAAACTGGCTGGGCTTGAATATCCACTCCCCCTCGAATGCGGTAGTGTACTGGAGGGTTGCGTCGTCAAGCGCATAAATCCCGAAGCCGACCTGCAGAAGCGGGTTCTTGTCGGGGGACAGGCCCCCGGTCTCTGTGTCGATTGAAAGGTATGTATGAACTGCCATGCCCCAAATATAGCAAAAAACCTACCACTCGCCGAGCAGGTTGCCGCACGGGTAGTAGTTGGGGTCCCCGGTGATGTCCTTGACGCACTTGTCGACCTCCGGGGGACGGAACAGGACGTCCTCCTTGAGGGACAGCAGGGTGTCGTTGTCGATGACCAGGGGGTTCCCGGTAGAGTCCACGAGCTTCGAGGAGGCGTCCTCGGTGCCGTCTGTGGCCTTCCCGAGGGAGGTCGAGCCGAACAGGTTGTCGATGAAGTGTTGGTTGACCGGGCTGTCGATGACATCCTGGGAGACGTTCTGGCCGCTGTCGGTGGCGACCTCTATGTATGCCTTCCACCAGTACTTGTGCCACATGTACTCGTAGTCCGGCAGTTCGTCCGTGATGGACGATATAGTGTACAATATGTTGTTGTACTCGAGCTTCAACAGGTCGCCGGCCTTCGGGAATATCTGGGCGGCCGTGTAGCCGTGGTAGCAGAAGGTCGAGTAGCCGCGCTGGGACCACTGTGGGTCGTGCGTGCCCGGGTCGCACAGGGGCTTGATGCCCGCATCCATGAGGCTCCGGTAGTTCCTCTCGAGGAACAGGCCCATGTGGATGAACACCTCGGTCTTGTCGGTGAACTGGATACCGAACCGCTTGTAAATCTCGTTCTGCGGGGTGAAGGTAATCTTCATCGGAATCTCGAACACTCTGTCGATAGTACGGGAGTTGTCTTCCTTGGTGAGAGGGTTCGCCGAAGTGTCGAATGTAGTCGTGTAGTACAGGAAGTGGTCCCCGTGGAGCCTAATCCAGTCCATCGTCGTATCGAAGTACTTCTTCTGGGCGTGGTAGGCGTTGTGCTTCCTGAGATAGTTGCCGTAGCCGAGCTTGGTATTGTGCTCGAAGTCCGGGAAGTTGTAGTTCGCCTTCGGGGACCTCTCGACATAGCCCTCCGCCTTGTCGTCCCACTGGGACTTGGTGACGTGGGCGCGTACGCTGAACTCCGGCACTATGACGTGCCTGGCCCTTACGTATCCCTTCATGTCTAGCGGAAATGACGGCATCGGAAACCTCTCGGGATGTAGTTTATACTCCGGGGAAGGTCCGGGAGGTATAAACTCCCGATATCGAGAGGAAAAGCGTTATGGCATCGACCGCAGTAGCAAGAAAGTATACCAACATCTCCTTCGACGAGATTCGGGACCACCTGGTTGAGATTGTAAGGGCCAAGGAAGGCCCGCTGGCCGACCTCGGGGACAGCGCATACGGCAAGATGATGCTGGAGCTGTTCGCAGGCTTCGGCGACCTTACGGCAAACTGGGTCGAGTCCGCGTTCGAGAACTCCTGGATTGAGACGGCGTTCTCCAAGCCGGCAATGTTCGCCGGCGCACGGTCCCTGGGTTATAGCCTGCGCCGCCCGGTGCCTGCCAAGTGCTCCATCGGTATCCGCATCGCCGAAATCAAGGAACACGGGACGCTGAAGGTGTTCATCCCGAAGGGAACTGTATTCACCATGCCGGGTTCCACGCTTACCTCGATGTCGGACATGGAATTTACATACGACTACGACACCGACACCGCCCAGACCGGCCTTATGGAGCTTACCAGTGGCCTCAACGTACTCGCCGAGGGCGAGATGCGGACCGAGACGCTTGTTTCCAACGGCCAGCAGAACCAGGTATTCTATCTTTCCGATGCCTCTTTCTCCGATTATTTCGGTGACGGAGACCCTAATTTCTCCGATGACGGCAATATCGCCCACCGTCCGGCATGCTTCACCACGGTTACAACCGATGCCACCCTGATGGACAACATCGACCCGGGCGTGGTAATCGACGACAAGCTCTACTGGAGAATCTCCCGGAGGGGACTGGAAGACCCGGCGCTGGAGACCGGTGGGAATGACGTGGCATCTTTTGCTGCAAAGCAGGACAACTACACCAACAACTATACGGTCCTGATGGAGACGGCTAATGATGGCAAGGTTGCCATCCGGTTCGGTGACGGCCTCAAGTCGGCAATCCCGTTCGGCGACATCGAAGTCAGGTACTTCTCCACCCACGGTGAGGCTGGCAACATGCTGAACGTGTTCGGTACTGCCCTGTCGACTGCCGGTGGCGGAATCACCCTTACCACTATGGACGGGCTCGAGACCGAAGTCCGCCTGTCCGACTTGAACATCTGCCTTACCACTGACATACGCGGCGGCCTCAACATCGAGAGTATCGATTCCATAAGGAATAACGCTTCCTCGGTATACAACTCGCTTGACCGCCTGGTTACCCGGGAGGCGTACAAGATTTTCCTCCGCAGGTATGCCGACGTCAAGTATGCGTCCGCCTATGGCGAGGACGTGCTCAATACGAAGCTCTTGAATGGCGGCATCAACGTGAAGTACATGAACCAGGTCAGGTTCTCTGCCCTGAAGGACCTGTATCGTGAGAAGGAAGGCAAGTACTATCCGACTACCGAGGACGAGTACCTGCTTGACGGATACAAGGTCAACGGACTGATGTACAACTGGCTGTATGACTTCCAGGACCCGAATGAGGATACCACCTTGGCTAGTGCGAGCGATATCATCGAGCGCATAGGTGACGGACTGAATGCGATTGTTGCTTCGGTCATCGATAGCAACAGCGAGGCGCCCCTTTCGGACGAGCAGGCTTCAACTCTGCTTCCGCGAATAGTGAAGGCGGTCATGTCCAAGGTGGCCTTTGCCATGCCGGAATCCGCCCGGGAGGTGGATACGTCGGTGTTCTCTGCGTTCCTTACCCCGCTCGATTTCGTAGTCGAGGGTAGCGAGCTTCACAGCATCATGATGGCGTTGAACCGGCGCGGCATGCTTACGGTGGGTGACGGCTTCCACAACTACGTGTACCCGTCGGTGCACAACATGAACATCAAGATGGACGTCGTGCTCTTCAAGGGCAACAACTTTACCGACATCCGGGAGAAGATTAAGCAGGCCGTCTACCGGTACCTGAAGGACAATACCGAGTTCGGTACCCCGATTTACCGGTCGCGCATCTCGTCTATTGTCCATACGATGAAGGAAGTCGCCGGCGTTGACGTCACGTTCGAGGTGGCCGACAGCGCGTTCAAGGACATCGACCTTGCCGCCTACCCTTGGATGGGCGAGTCTACGGCCACCATGGTAAGCCAGGGCACGTCGGCGTTCAGCGGGATGAAGTATCAGCTGGCATACACGTACAAGGGTGACCGGGAAACCGAGGAGTTCGAGATTCGTGACCAGGCGGATATCCAGACCGCGATTTCCGACTACTACATGAACAAGGTATACCCGAAGATTGCCGAGAACGCACTGAGCGACAAGCTTACCGACAGGTTCGTCGCGTTCATATGGAGCAAGGTCATGGAGGAGGTGTACCGTCCGGTCAAGGAAGCGCTTGACGCGGCCATGGACAGCGGAAAGACCGTCGATGTAGGTAAGTACACCGCCCTGATACGAAACATAAAGACCTGGGACATGGGCAAGGACTCAATCAAGTTCAAGGACGCGAACGGCATCGTGGACATGGAGGAAGCGAACGGGAGCACCCTGTTCGACTACATGCGCTACGGGATGGACTACATCAAGCTCGTACGCAGGGTGCTCGGTTCCAAGTCGGCGGCCACGCTGATTGACCCGGTTACCGGGAACATCACGAACTACAGCAACGACAACGAGATTGTCCAGTTCAACATTCCGAACGAGATGATTAACCTGAGCGTGGCACAGTACAGCTCACTGCTTACGGGCACGGGAAAATAAGCGATGAATCCGATTCCATTAAACGACCGCGGACAGTTCCGCTACACTGACCTAGTAGGATACATACCGGAGTTCCTCCAGGAGGAACCGGACGTAGTCGAATTCCTCCAGGTGATGAGCGACTACATCAACGACGCATACCGCAACATCGAGGACGTGGAACGGTTCGAGTTCAAGCTGTGCACTACCGAGGCCGGGATGCAGAGGGCGAAGGCTATCCTTGCAAGGCTCCGCACCATGTTCGAGCTTGCCTCCACCAGGGGCGAACGCGTATGCTACCTGTCCGTGCCGCGGGCGAATGCGAAGTCCAACCGGGTATTTGGAAAGGATACTGGGTATACGCCGTACAGCATCGACATAGGACTTTCGGAGGTAGCGAAGGAAATCCGTTCGATATCGTCAATCGACCGCAAGATTGCTTCGATGGACGACGGAGACGTCGTATTCGTGAATTATGTTTCTATGGACCCGGTCGAGACCAGGGCCTATTACTATTCCAGGGAGGCGAACTCCCTTATACTTGACCCGGAATGGTCGTCTCAGGACCCGTTCACCGGTACGGCAAATACCGGCAACAGGATGATAACATTCCTCGTCGATGACATTTCGAGCATTTCCAAGCGGTACGGCGGGGAGAGCGCGGGCAATTCATACTACGAGGTCCTGTTCACCGCTCGGGTACGCGACGTGCAGTCCGCACCGGCAACTGAGAAGACATACTTCGATGTAGACGGGGTGGACCAGGTGGCCGACGAGGTCTATGTCGACTATTACGGCATGACATACGTGCCTAAGGGAAAGTACCATGCGACGATGTCGTTCTACGGTGCCGAAGGATGGGCATGGAAGGACGGCTACCCGACCGGAGTGTTCTACCTGAAGGAGACCAGCGGCGCCGGGCTTGCCACGGTAGATACCGGGGATTCCGGGAGCTACGACTCCCCGGTGGACCCCACGGTTGAGATGAAGGCCGACCGGTATGCACTCGCCGAGAGCGTAGTGGTAGACGTTGCAGCCGGCGTGTGCAGGTTCGTTACGGCGACCTGCTTCCCGCAGAGCGATTCCGGCAGGTTCTACCTCATGGACAAGAAGACTGGAGACTGCCTGGGTGAATTCATTGCCGAACCGAGCGAATATGCCGAGGGCAAGTTCGTGACAGTAGCACAGCCGGTGTGGATGGAGGACATCAACACGGGTTCAGGCGAGCTGAACAGCAGCGACCGGCTGTACCTCATGACAATCCCACTGTACTTCAACCGTGGATTGCAGGATACCGGCAGCTCTTCGGCCAGGGTATACTGGAAGACCGTATCGGACGACTGCGCGGAGATGGACTGGTCTAGTGCAAGGATGGAAAGGCTGGAACAGAGCGGGAAATATACTGTTTCTCCTATCGGGAAGCCGTTTACCATGGAAACGGGACGTATCCGGAACGACGGTACCTATACCAGTCTGTACATCCCGGACGACATCTACAACGAACTGAAGTCGATGCCGGCAGATACCGAGCTTAGCTGCGGGGGTGCCGTATGGAACTGCGGGCATGCTAACTATAGCGGACTGCAGGGAGGGATTTATTACGGGAACGAGACGGGTGGATTGCTGACTCTCGATTCGGACGTATCCATGAGGGATTTCTCGGGTACGGCCGAGGTGCAGCTATATACCGGGTTCAACGGGTCGATGTACGTCGACTCTGACGGGAACTGCTTCCCGAAGTCCAGCAACAACTTCGATGCTTCCTATATCGTGCCGGGAAGCACTGTTGCCGTATATTCTACCGGTAGCACCAGGGGAATTACGACAATTACCGGGTTTGAGACCAGCAATGACGCAAGGTTCATGCTAATTCTGGAAAATCCTCCCGAAGAAGGGTATTACGACCTGGAGATTTGCAACGCCGCCCCTGAATCCGGCAAGGTGATAGGACTGGAGGATGTCTCTGTCGGGCAGGACGGCTGGACTGGCGCGACATGTAAGTCCTACGACGGCGACGTGTTCACCGATGGACTCTTCCGCATTACCGACGGTAAACATACAGCATACGTCGAGCTAGGAGCCGGGTACGAAGGCACCCCGGTACTCCTCTACAGTACCGGCACCCGGTACCTCCCGGGGACTACCGTGTACAGCCCGGTTGACGGCAAGCTCTATACGTGTGTATCCGCGTTCACTCCGGGAGAGTTCGACACCGACCCCGCGGCGCTGCCCTATTTCCGCTCGGAGACCATGGTCAGGTTCCGCTCCGGGTACACCGGGGTGCGTAACAGGTTCATGCCGTTCTACGGCCAGGTGAAGTCCATGGAGTTCGGCGAGCGGGTTGACTATTCCGGCGACATAAAGGTCGCTACCAGGCCGCTCTACATCACCAAGGTGGAGGAGAACCGCCTGAAGTACGGTTGGGAGCACAGGGAGTTCCTCAACTACGGTACCATGATGGACATGACCGACCGGCTGAGGAACGGGTCCATGGAGGTGTTCAGTTCCGCAAGGAGCGACGGAGACGGGTTCGAGAGCGGCAACGACATCGTGACCGCCACGCTCGCGAGCATCGCCAGGTGGAAGATTGACTATCCCGTGGTGAAGCGGGGAGCCGAGCCTTCGTTCTCTGTCGACATAGACAACCCGGTATCTCTCCTTGCCGAGATGGGGTCCGACTCATGGACAGTGACTGTAATGTCCGCGGGTCACGGGCTGGTCGATGGCGCTCTCCTTAGGGTTGCCGGGTTCGATATAGTTAACGGCCTGGATATCAACGGTTACTGGAAGGCCATCGTGGTAGACGGTGATACGGTCGCATTCGAGGTCCCGGTGATTGCCGGAGGATTTTCGGCCATCGCCGTGCACATACCGGTAGGTAGCGGCACGGTGGACTACGTCGGCGAATACTGGGTGGAGCCCATGAAGGTCACCGAGGTCGAACCGGCAGGAAACGGGCTGGCCAGGTACAGGTTGGTGTTCGCCGAGGTTCCGTACGGAATCCATGCGGGAAGCATGGTCGACGTGGTAGACCTTGACAGCGACATTTCCGGCGAGGGTACTGCAAGGTATACCGTGGAGGTGCTGGAGGACGGTTCCGACGATGACCGTAGTCTTCTTATCGAGATGCAGGATGCGGGCGACGGCCTCGATACATCGCACTCATTCCATGTAAGGCGGACTCCTTCCGCCGGGGAATACGTGATTGCCGGTGACTCGGCATACCTGGTAGGCTCCGGGATATGGGAAGAGAAGGACATGCACGACATTGCCGTTCCGTCTACGCTGTATGCAAGGCAGAATATCGCGACGCTGTCAGTGACAAATCCCTCGTTCGCACTGGGGGATGACCTCCGGGTGGAGAGCATCGTGCCCGATGGAAACGACGGTGCCATAGTCAGGCTCAGGGACCAGATTCCGCACTTCGTTACCGGAAACGCCGGCATAATCGAGGGAAGGACCATGGTCCGCCTGAGGCACGTAACTCCCGGTGAATACAACGGCTGGCATACCGTGACTAAAGTATATAGCCCGAAGTCCTTCCGTATGACAGTCAGGTTCGCTCCCGGTACTGCCGAGAAAGGAACCGGGGTGAACGGCGGTGAGATGATACTGAACGAGGGCCGCTGGTACGGTTACGGTATAGAGTCGGTCGGCTGGGACAAGGTAAGCAACCGTGTCACCTTCTCGCTGGACAACAGGATTGCCGGTGGGGACAGTGGGTCAGTCGTGACCGAGAGGGAGCACGGGCTGTCTGCCGGTGACTACGTGGTGGTCGGCAGCATGGCCGACATTACCGGGATGGACAGCGGGAACGTGTCCTCGGTGATTCCAAGGATACGCTGCTGTAGGGTCAAGGCGGTCACCGGGAAGTCCTCGGCAGTGCTGGAAACGGTTGACGGTTCCGTAGTCGACTGGAGCGAGCATACCGGGGACAGCATCGCCCGCGGCGTGGTGCTCAGCGACCGCATGGACGACATCGGCGTACTCGAGGGAGAATACAGCGTAAAACTGGAGAGCCTCGGCGGGAAGATGTACCGGTTCAGGAACGGGGACATAGTGGTCGCCGGCTCCCAGCAGAACCCGTCCGAACTCAAGACATGGAGGGTCGCCGCGGAATCCCCGTGGCAGCCGGTACGTGCCAAGAGGTCGCTCAAGATTACCGGACTCGACATCCGCAAGTACTACAACTCGGCATACGACGAGGCCGATGTGGAGGACGGGCTTGACCAGGACAAGTACGAGACGTTCAGCGACGTCGACGTGGCCAATGACGCCGGCATGAAGTACGTGGCCGGCTTCAGGGATGTCACCAGGGCGGAGTTCATCATGCCCGCTCTATCCGACATGGACACCACCAGGAATCCGGACGCGGAATACTCATCCGGTGAGGACTTCTCCAACGTGGCGCCGAGATACGACATGAAGCCCGGGTTCCGTGGAGTGCCTGCGATGAAGTACCCACTGGCGGAGAAGATTGAGCGACTGTGCTACCTGAGGGATGCCAGCGTGATTGACTTCGACCTAATCGAGTACCTCGCCAGGTACCTCGGCTACGACATCACTGCGCTTGGCGAGGACGTCAACGAGAGCGGCATATACCGTACTGTATCCGAGAGGGAGAAGGCGATTAGGGAGACCATCGCCGACCTTCCGCAGTACTACACCCTCGGTGGTACCAAGCCCGGCCTGCACATGCTTATGGCCGCCTTCGGCGTAATCGGCGAGGCGCTCACCCTGTGGACCGACGCGGAACACCCTTATAGGGACATGGTTTACCGCGAGGAGGTCGAGGAGAAGGTGGAGGGGGGCGAATCCGGTAAGTGGGTGCCGACCCCTTACATCGACATCCGCATCACGAACAACGCGAAGTTCCCCCAGTTCGCCGCAAGGCAGTCCGACATAGAGAGGATACGCGAGCAGGTACGCGTGTACAAGCCAATCAACGTCGTGTTCAGGGACGTCATGCTGCAGCTGGTCGATACTGTCCGGCTACGGGTGGATGCCTACCTGGCAGGCTCCGGGGTCTCCGGGAACGGTGGCGCAATAAGCACCTCCGACGACGAGCTCGTGGTGGAGTACTCCGACACCTCGCTGAACAACTGTGCCTTCTAGGAACCTCCCGGCAGTCTCCCGGCAGGTTCCGGGAGGCCGCAGAAGATAATAAACTAGTTTTTCGAACGGAATATCCCGGAATTTTGCCATTATGAACCAGATTACGCTAACCGAACGCGGAAAGGACATCCTCACGGGAGTCAACACGAACGACCAGTACTGGGTAGGCTACTTCGGCCTCGCCTACGTGCCCGTCCAGAACACGGTCGACCCCGAAACGGATACCGACCTCGGCCTCGGGAGCCTGAACACCCTGGTAGGCGAGCAAGAGACCGGCGACTACATCTACAACATCTGGCAGGGCGACCTGACCGGCGGGGGATACCGGGAGACCGACGCTGACTTCACTCGGCTAACCCAGTACGACGCAAACCTGTCGACCAACTTCAGGTACGCTTACGACGAGGAGAACGGCTGCAACCGACTCGTCGCATGGACAACCGCCGGCAAAGCCGAGGGTGAGTTCACTGTAAAGTACGATTCCTACGACCGCGAGGGATACAAGGTATATACCGGTTGCACCCCGGTGGTTTCCGACGGCAGCGACACGGCGACCGTTACATATTCCGAGTCGGGCATTCCCGTGCCCGCCCCGCTTATCTACCTCGGTGCCGGCCTCGGCTATGGCGGTAACATGCAGGAGATGGAGGAAGAACTCGGGGACGACTGGCCGAAGACCGGTGACGGCTACCCGATGGTTACCCCGGATATGCGCTGCTATTCCGGGAAGGACAAGGATTCCGGGCTTTCCGACGGGGACATCATCGAGTCCGAGGACACGAGGACTGATTCGGGAACCCTAGAGGAATACCGCTGCTTCGTAAGCATTTCCAACTTCAACAAGGGTCATGCCCAGGTATCTTCCGAGGGATACGAGACCGACTACCAGGAATCCTGCCACAACATGAGCAGGGTCACCAAGCTGTTCCCCATCGCGAAATACGAGGTCACCGATGCCGACCCCGAGACCAAGGAAACGAGGACCGGCAACGCGAAGTCAATCAAGTACCGTCTTTCGCTCGACTTCGGCGGCGACAACAGGGCCTATCGGGATGTCCTCAATTTCGAGGGCAGCGACGAGTACCCGGTATTCGCCGAAAACCCGAACAATTCCTTTAAGTTCAACCGCGTAGGCATCTATGCAGTTCCGGTAAGCGTCCGCAAGTTCCGCAAGGAGGGACAGGCCGGGTGCAACCACTGTCAGGTCGAGGTCGACCCGGACGAGAACCCGGTGCTGGTGGCAATCATCTCCCTCGACGAGGTCCTCCTCTCCGAGGACGGCTCCAAGGGTTTCACCCGCTGGTCGCAGGACTTCATCCTCAACCTGGAGAACGCCGACAGCGATGCCGGATGCGTGAAGGATGTCGAGGTATACTACAACATGGCCGAGAACGAGGCGATTACCTGGTACCAGAACCAGCTGCTCGCCTCCGCCGGTCTATCCGAGGCGGTCACTAGCCTCGGCGTGGACGTGGCATACCTAAAGAGCAGGGCGGCAACGCCGTGCAGCGACTGCGCTACCTCCCAGTCCAGCGACTACAGTTCCGTGTTCGCACCCATTCACCATACGCACGACTACCTCAGGAACCTCGTGGATGCCGACGCAGTCGGCGCGGTCAGGGGAATTACATCGGATGAATCCACGGAGTATGGTGTATGCTCGTTCACCATGGGTACCGACAGCAAGACTCCGGGAGACCAGTCCATTACGGTTGGTGCCGGTTCCACCAACGGTGGCGACGGCTGCCTCCTGCTTGGCACCGGGAGTAACATTTCCGGTGGTAGCTCAAGGAGCGTCATCATCGGGGATGACAATGGTACGGGTATCGTTGACCTGAACAACGTACTGATTATCGGAAACGGGGTCCTCCCGGATGAACTGAATGACGCGTCCAGGGAGAACGGCATAGCGATATCCAACGTCTCGGTGCTGGGTGGACTGGGAGGTAGCGTGCTGAAGTCGGTAGGTACCGGGCCTTACGCGTGGTCTACCGGGGAGTACCGGGATGCACACATATTCCTGAACTCCAGCTATAGCAATCCGGCGCTGTTTGGCATATTCCCATATCCAGATAATCCAGTAGGATTAATGGACATTGGGCCGTATATACCGATAGTAGACGGAAAGTTCAGTTCTCCAGATGCTGACGGGGTCTATTCCACTACAGACGCGATTGATTCCTGGGCGAACGGCATGACCCGCTCACAAATCAAAGACCTGGTAAACAAGCCGGAAACCCCGATGATATACACCGGCGGAATCGGGTTAACCGAGAGCAAGATTAAGCTTGGGAACTCGTTCCATTCCTGTTCGTACATATCGTCTTCGGCGGTGGATACATGGTTTGCTGGCAGGGACTTCATTGACCCGGTGATTGTGACGGGAACAGACAAGTGTCCGTTCAACGGCCTGCTGCTCGGCATCGGGCCGGACCAGGACATCGACGGTACGATGAAGCTGGTGCTTTACAAGCAGCCCAGTGGCGGCGGACTTACCAAGGTGTTCGACAGTGACAGTATATCCGGGACTGTTGTTCCCGAAATTGGTAAGCGGTATGGTGTATCCAATGAAGTTACATTGGAAATAAATAATACGGTTCCGGACGGTGCAGAGTTTATTCTGGTTAACCGAAAGTCGTATAACATTCACTTTCCTAATATCGGTGCCGATGCTATTGCATTAAATGGTGATATGGATTCTAGCACTATAGATACCTATGGTACCTACTTATTCCGTGCAGCATCATATATAGTATCTGATACGATACATAGAGGTTACATAGTAACCGAGATTAAGTCGAATTTCAGCTAGTCGCCAGTACTTAGGCGGAATGATATAGTTTCCTCTCCTGGAAAACCTTTCTAGGAGAGGATTTTTATATGAAGATGAAAGTCAAGCACCAGTACCTTATCGACCTGGCCAACATCCTTTCCCGCCCGGACCTAGTGTTTGCCGGGCTGGTGACCGGTTCGCTCGGATACAAGATTTCCATGAACTGCAAGACTGCCAAGACTTACTATGACGGGTTCATGCAGGCGTTCCCGTCCGACCCGAAGTGGGACGAGTACGTGCAGCGTCACAACCAGTTGTTTGCCGCGGCAAATGTCAGGGTGGAGGCCGACCTGGCCAACCTCCCGGAGGAGGAACGCACCGAGCTCCTGAAGAAGTCCGCCGACCTTGACGAGGAGTTCAAGGATGTGCGCGAGAAGGAGAACGCGGTAGAAATCGAACGCCGCAAGCTGCTTGCCGAGGAGGTCGAGGTGGACCTCTATACAATCTCCCCGGACGAGATTACGCTCAAGGACCCGGAAGGCTGGCGTGTATGGACGGTCCTCTTCAATGACGGTGAAGGCATCATCCGCGAGCCGGAGGCATAACCATGGCTACACTCAGTGCATGCATTGTCGTGAAGAATGGCAAGGGAAGCATACTCAGGTGCCTCGATGCGTTGTTGCCGATGGCAAACGAGTATGTCATCATAGACACCGGTTCTACCGACGGTACTCTTGAACTCATTGCGGACTGGCAGAAACGCCATCCGAAGCAGAGGGTGGTCCTGGAACTGGTGGGAAAGAAGTTCCACGACGAGGACGGCGTGTTCGACTTCGGAGCCGCTAAGGACTATGCCATATCGAAGGCTACCTGCCAGTATGTCATGTGGGCGGACGTGAACGACATCTTGCAAGACGGTAAGCGTGCCCGAACGCTGTTCCAGAACATCGTCGCCAAGTACCCGACGGCCGGTATCAGCATGCTGACCAAGGTAACCCCGACGCATTCGTTCCCGAGACTCCGTATCCTCCCGAGAGCTACCGCGAAATTCAAGGGTATCATCCACGAGATGGTGGTGAATACCGACAAGGACGCCCCGACAATCCATACCAAGCTGGTGTTCGAGAACTACAAGTCCAGCAGGGACATCGTTCGCAACATTGCCGGGCTGGAGAAGTCCTGGAAGCAGGAGCGTACCCAGAGGACAGCGTTCTACTTCGGCAACTCCTACTTCGACCTCCACGACTACGCCCATGCTTACGAGTGGTACAGCGTGGCTGCCGACGAGTTTCCCGACGAGCACAACGAGGACCGGCTGAAGTCGCTGGAGCAGATTTGCGCCATGATTGTGGCCACCCGTACCGACCTGGAGGAACTGGGATACCGTTCCCTTCAGCTCATCGAGGAGTTTCCGACCCGAGGCGAGGGGTATTACTATCGTGCCAGGTACAACTACGAGATTGGTGACCTCACCTACGCGATGAAGTCCCTCGAGAAACTGATGATAATCAAGGCACCGAAACAGCACAACCTGTGGCTGAACCCGAAAATCTACAGCAAGGATGAAATCCGCTCCATCATCTTCATGGTGAAGGAGGAACTGCAGAGGGAGGCTTCCTCCCAGTTGCTGGATATAGACCCGCTCCAGCCGGATTCCATCGACAGCGCATATGGTTACGGCGGGTATGACGGGATGCCTACCCAGATGAACTTCGGTACCACGGTCCCCGGATACGACGCCTTCATCTAGCTGAGGGGCCGCCAGGGCCCCTTTTCATTTTGCGTCGTGGAAGATAAACTACTGGAAAATTATAGCCCAAGGTATACCGCATGAACACCCTTTACGACTTGGTCAAACGCATCGACGCCCTGACGGCGAACTCGCAGCAGGTGCTCAACGCCCTAATCCGCTCCTGCATCGCGACCGGCTCTTCGAGCGGGTACAAGGTCACGAAGTTCGACCATACCATCTCGATGGCCCGTGCGGACATCTACAGGCTGTACGACTTCTACAATACCTGGGAACAGGCCGGCTTCCCCTCCGATGGAGAGTTTGACCGGCTCCTCGCCCACGCGGACACCCGCTGGCGCAGGGGAAGGGACGACGGGTCTACCCTGGCTACGGACGCCGTGGTGAAGCATTCCATGATTCTCTACATGGACTCCTCCAACAAGGATACCACCGATGCCGGGTACTGGACTACAAAGATTAAGGAAGCCGCTTCCGGAAAGGCAGTGGTATCTACTGCCCCCATCCCAATCAATCTCCGTACTCCCCTGTACGACGAGAACCTCTCGGTCAAGTCGTTCAGCCAGTACGAGACATACCTGTTCCCCCTCGGCTACCGCCGCACTGAAATCCTCGGTACACCGGGTAACGGGGAGGACTACGTCGCGGGTGGAAAGAACTGGGAAATCGACGTTACCGACTTCTTCAAGGTGGGTGCCAGCCACATCACCATGGGCAACGTCTCCAACGCCGAGCCGAAGCTTACCAATTACAGGAATTCCTATTATACCTTCAGCTGGGGCGACGAGTCGTATGCCCTCGCCACCAGGTCTCTTGCTATGGGCGAACGCATGCTGGCCCTGGCGCGCAACTCCGCCGCGATAGGCGGGCATAACTCAATCGCCTACGCGGAATCTTCCCTTGCCACCGGCAGCTACACGATGGCGCCCGGCAACACTTCCTCCTCATTCAATTCAGGCACGGTGTCGGGTGGCATACGTTCTCTTGCGGCCAACGACAGTACAGTAACTGGCGGATACCCGTACCGGTTCACGGTAGACCCTGTCAGCGCAGTCAAGGTATCCGGCGGCAGCGTCGTATGTACCGGAAACGGCAGCCCGGCTACCTCCGGCGACTGCTACCTTACCGAGGAGGCGCAGACCTCCAACGCCAACTATACCGTGCTCAAGGTGAAGATTAGCCGCTGGGTGCAGATGCTCCCGTTCGACCTCAGGGTCGGCGACCGAGTTTCCATCTTCGGGGTATACGGCATGAAGGACGGCGCGAAGGTCAATCCGTACGATGACGGCGGCTATGCATATCCGCTGTTTACCACCAAGGTGGCGAGCGTTTCCGAACCGGTGGAGGACCCCCAGTACCATACGGTGACCTACGAGGTCAGGATAGAAGACCCGATTCCGGTGAACTACCTGATGTCCGAACTGGGTGGCGGCTATATCCAGGCGGTGGCAAGGACCGTCGCAATGGACTACGGTGCCGGAATGGCGACCGCCACGAACGTCAATATTAACCTGGGTACCGCATCGACTGCGCTCAACTTCAATACGCTGGCCCATGGTGGGTGCCAGACCGTAGTAGGCTCCAGCAATCTCCCGGACTACCTCGCGAGGTTCATCGTAGGTACCGGGAGCGCCACGCAGGGCAACACCGTCGATTCCGAGACCGGCATGCCGGTATCCAGGGCGAACGGAATGCTTGTCGCCCCGCAGTACGGCTACTTCAAGCTGTTTGACGGTGCAGCCGGCTTCTCCGTGTCGGTCAAGGACAGCAGTTCCGACTGGGACGGCGGGTACCACATGTTCGAGGGTGCTACCGTTCGCGGCGGTGCCGACACGGCGCACCACAGCAGGCTGCAGGTTACCGAGAACCGCAGCATGATGATTACCAGGGATACCGACGAGATTGCAAGGATTGGTACAGCCAATGCCGCCGGCTCGTATTCCGGTGCGGGAATGGTCAGCGCCGTGTTCAGCAGCCTCCAGGGTACTGCGGTAGTTTCCAGCGGTTCCTACATCAAGGCGGGCACCTCCGAGCAGTCCAGCCTGATTGACACCCTTATCGGCGAATCCAGGATTGTCGGCGGTACCGTGGATGACCACGACGTCGCGGTCTATGCAGCCGGAGGCATCGAGCTCCGTTCCGTGGGCGACAGCCGCGGAATCCACCTCTGGTCCAACAGCTACATCACCCAGACGTTCAACGGACTCATGCTCGAGGGCAACACTTTCGGTGCCCTGACCGCAACCGACAAGGCAACCTCGTTCGTCCTGAAGCAGGCACCGGGAGGCACCGGGAGGACCGGGAAGCTCGACGATATCCTCTGGGGCGAGACCACCGGACATAGCGGCTTCTACTACGGGAAGCTGGATGCCGATTCCTTAAAGCTGCTCGGTACGGAGAAGTGGAATTATGGGGTGACCAGTGCGCATATCATCAACAGTACGGCACTCATTGGAAGCGAGACCTACAACAGCGTAACTATCGCCATACCCGATGCGGAACAGGTTGGCAAGGCTATCAGGCCGGTCGTATCGTCTACAGTCTATCATGGAATAGGCAACAGCAATGAATCCCCTGAGGTACGGTATACTAAGGAACTTGCCTATGTTGACGACATTTCCGGGTTGACTAGGATATCGTATGGCAAGGCCGGCGCATTCGGGTTTGTTAGCAATACGGATACTACGTGGACATATCCTAGTGTTTCTGGCAGTATCGTACAATTGCCGGTATATGTAGGGAGTAATCCTGCTGCTAACGTGAATATTGCATATAACAGCAATGAAGCAACTTTAGTTGATTCATTTGATATTGAAACTAACGGAACTGATTATTTCCGTATAAGTCATATTAGGTATCAATTGACTGGCCAACAAGTGACCGTATCATTTGATATAGTTCCTATAAATAATGCCGGTACTGGCGGGTTTGATGATATAACGTTCCCCTTTATGCTTGGTTGCGCGACATCAGAGCATGATGGATATCCAACTAGTTTTCTGGATACTCTGCATTATACACAATTGACAGGGACTGTATATCGAGCTAATGCTAATGATGCTAAAGAATGCCGGGCGGTTTTACTAGGTGATGGTTTGCTTATCGTAAATCTATCCTCGGTGGATTCTATTTGGGTAAATAATCGTAGGTACCATGTTAATATAAGTGGTATTACACCGCTGGTGGCGACGTTGGATTGTTGCGGGCTCAGCACAAATAGTAAATGGATAGATAGCATGATTGCATCTAAAACGAGCGGGAAACATCCGACTTATCAGGATTTGATTAGTGAGACTGAACCATACGATATGCGCTATCTAATAAATCGGTAATGGTAAAATATGGCAAGTACAGTTAACATCCGGGACATCAACCCGCTGGAACATATCACTTCGGACCTGGCGAAGACCAGGTTCAACTACGAGTCAATACTCAACGGCCTGGTCGCATGGAATGCCAGCGACAGCAAAACGGTCACCGTCAGGCTGGCCACCGATACCGACCCGGGATTCGTTGACTATACCTTCCCAACCAGGAAGGCCTACGCCAACGACTACTCGCTGTTCATATCGTACGACACAGCATCTCCCGGTTGCTTCGATGTTGACGACCGCATCACCCTCCCGGTTACTCCCGGCGGTAACGCGCAGTTCTCCGACGAGGCAATCCTAAGGCTTTCCGTGAGCGACTCCCGGGGCTACCTGTGGAAGCTGTACGGGGACGTCGCCATACATGCAGAGGATGACATCGCCCATGCATCAAGAGCGTACTCTGCCGGAGACTACTTCAAAAATGATGGCGATGTGTATATTGTTACCTCGGCCGTAGCCAAGGACGACAGCCTTGCCTCGATGCCGCAGCAGGTGCTGACCCAGTGGCAGGCGAACATCCAGTACCCGAAGGGGACTGTGGCACTGTACGGGAACCAGGATTCTTCCAGGACGGCATACCTGCTTGTCGGGAGCAACGGCAGGGACAATCCCCAGCGGTCGAACGAATGGGAGGAGCTCGGTCCGTACCTGAACGACCTTGCTGTAGGCGAACAGGTAAGGCACGGCCAGGCGTACGTGTACACGGACGGGTCCGGGAACAGCGCGGTATACATCTATCGTGGTGCAACGAAGGCTCTTACCTCGGCCGGTCCATACCCGAATACCGGTATAACCGACTCGCTCGCGGATAATCCGTGGTACGGCCCGGTCGCCCTGGTACCGGTGTCCACTGTCGAAGAATCTACGGTGGTAAGGTATACCCCGGAGACCGACCTGCGCGGGTTCATCATGCGCTGTGTCACTACCGGATACGGCTACGGAAGCGTCTACGTGAAGGCCAACGTTTCCTACCGGCTGCCACCGGCGGAGGCACACAAGGGACTGAAGGTGTTCGACACGGCGAACTATGCGCTGTGGCCGGACAGCGGGGCCACCGTATGGCAGGAAGGCCGTGTGTACGGCTACGAGGACGACTACGCGGCGAAGATGGTGTTCCACTTCTCTGACGCAGCAACCAAGGTCACCAACATAGTGAATTACGACGGGCCGGACCTGGACAGGGGCCTGTGCATCTACCTCCCGGAGAACGACAACGTTGACGGCGGCGATACCGTTTCGCCGAAGGACGGTGCTATTATCGAGTTCATGTTCAGGATTTGGCCGAACACCAAGCTGAACGGCAGGGAGAGTGCCGACCTCATCGTGAACAAGGCGCAGATTTACGTTTACAGCCTTCCCAGCACCGACAACTTAGCTGGGGGAAAGGTTATCGCCAAGTTCAGCATGGCGCGTGTCACCAACTTCTACGTGTGGGCGGAGAACGTGGCCATCCCGAACCGCCCGGTGTTCTACAAGGCGAAGTTCATCTATTCCGCTACGCATGGCGAGTGGAAGACCTACGACTACTACCAGATTCCGGACCACGTGTTCCTCGCGCCGAAGGGCTTCGTGGACCCGTCGCTCAGGCTCTATGCGGAAGACGGTACCTATACCGGGCTGGAGACTGCCGGATTCCCGCTCATGCAGGACCCGTTCGGCGGAATGGACCTTACCCGTATCCGCCTGAACCGCATCGAGGAGGATGAACCTGTGGTTGAACCGTCGGAGGAACCTGCCGAGGAACCTCCCGGTGAATAGCCGGCACAGAAAGTAGTTTTACGGGTGGCGCGAGCCGCCCGTTTTTGTATAGGGTTGAAATAGGTGAACTACCGCCGCCCTAAAGGGCGGCAGCTTCGCGTTCGCCCCTGGGGGCTCCCGCGCCTTGAACCGCAGTTCCTGCGGCGATTAAACGTTTGCCTTCGGCAAGGATGTTGACAGCGGCGTTGACGTCACGCTCGTGCGGCGTGCCGCAAAGCGGGCACGTCCACGAGCGTACGGTCAAGTCCTTGACCGACGGGTTCCTGTAGTTGCATACGCTGCATAACTGGGACGAAGGGAACCATCGTCCGACACGGACGATGGTCCGTCCGTACCAGTCCGCTTTGTACTGCAACATGTTCAGGAAAATCCTCCAGGCCGTGTCGTGCTCGGACTTCGCGTGGTCGCCCTCGGCGACCTCGCGTACGTCCAGGTCCTCGACCACTACCGTTTGGTTCTCGCGGAGCAGTCTCGTGGACAGCTTGTCAAGGAAGTCCTTCCTTCGGTTGGCAACCTTCTCGTGTTCGCGGGCGATGCGCACGCGCAGCGCCTCGCGCCTTTTCGAACCCTTCTGCTTCCTGGCGAAGGCGCGCTGGAGGGCCGCGATGCGGCCCTCGGCCTCCTTGAGGAAGCGCGGGTTCGCGACGACTTTGCCGTCGCTCGTCGCGCAGAATTCAGTCAGTCCGAGGTCGATGCCGACCTCGGCTTCTGTAATCGGCAGTGCCTTCGGCACCGCCTCCTCGACCATGATGGAGGCGTAGTACCGTCCGGCGCGTGACCGGTTCACGGTCACGTGCCTGATGTTCCTGCTTGACCAGTCAAGGTCCTCGTAGTTGCGGAAGGAAACGAAGCCTACCTTCGGTAGGCGGAGTTTCCTTCCCTCGACTCGGATATTGTCCTTGGTCGTGTAGCTGGTATACGAGTCCCTGTCACGGTGCTTCGCCTTGAACTGCGGAAAGCCGACGCCGTCGGCGTTCCGCTCGAAGAAGTTCTTGAACGCGGCATTCAGGGTAAGCACTTCGGCAGTCAGGGCGTTCGAGTCGACTTCCTTCAGGAAGGGGAATTCCGCGTAGAAGTCGCTCGGCTTCGACCGGCACGAGGTGCCGGTCGCCTCGTACGACTTCTTGCGGGCTTCCAGCATGCAGTTGTACACCTTGCGGCAGCAGCCGAAAGTCTTGCTCAGCAAGACTTCCTGCTGCTTGTTAGGATACAGTCTGACTGTGTAGGCTCGCTGGAACATGGCTCAGTACGGTTACTTTTTATATAGTTTATATAGTTAATTTCTGTAGTATAGTCAAGGGGACGCACCTTTCATCTGCCACCCTGAAGGGTTCCCCAGCGCCTAGCGGCGCTGGGTGGCAGTTTTCACGGCGCGGTCTTATAAACTGCGGAAAACGAGGAAACCGGTTATTATGAGCGAGCAGAATCCGTATATCGTAAGGGAAGAGGAAGGCAAGGCAGCCACCATAAGGGATTTCGTGACCGGTGTCCCCCTGAAGCCGGAGGAGATGCTCCCGGACGAGCACGGTATCCACCCGGTGAGCCCCCTGGGTTTCCTGAACAAGGACGGGGAGGCACTGGGAGTGCATGACAGTACCGAGTGCTTCATGCCGTACAAGGTCGACGGGCTTACGCCTGAACAGGCCTACCTGGAATCCTACGTGGTCGAGGGGAAGTACAGCGTGTTTACCGGGGATGCCGTGGCCTTCCCGGTGCTTTCCATGGCAAGGGACGGGAACTACCTGGTCGTTACCGTGGAGGAGACCGTCCCTGACAACGAGAACCAGGAGTTCTACTTCCGCAACGTGACTTCGGACGACTATTCGTCTACAGGAATCCCGATGGACCGGGGAAGCGCAATCGGCTCGTTTTCCATTGCTCATTCCGCATCCGGTTCAGTTATCCGCATAAGCTTCAGTGGGAGTTTCTCGGGCATAGTGGGTGCGGGCAAGCTGCTGCTATGCGTGAAGATGACACAGAACTCCATGACCCAGAATACCAAGAAGTACCTGTGTGTAAGCGGTAACGAAGACCCGCAGAAGAACGGTATATTTATTCCGGGTACCGACGTGGAGGACGAGTTCAGGAAGCTGTTCAACTACGGGGAACTTATCCCGGTAGAAATGGAATGTTCCTTCGACCTGATGATAGCATACGATTCCGGTGCATACAATTACCTGAACGTGATGCATACCGACGGTACAGTGGAACCGATATACAACTCGTGCGCAGGGTCGTATGAGTTCAGGTATGACGGTGCATATGACGGCCGCCAGGCGGGTGACGACTTCAACCACGTGAAGATGGTTTGCACCGGCCTTCACTTCGACCACGTTGCTGTTTCCGGGATGAATCCGCTTTTCTCCACTAGATGCAACCATCACGGGGAATGGGGTCCGTACCTTTCGTCACTGGAGAATTCCGGGGCCAACAAGAAGATGTGTGTGGTGCGGGGACCGGGAGAATTGATAGAACTGTACAGTCACGATATTCCGCCAAAACACTATCCCTTGGTCCAGTCGGCAGCATGTGATTCTACTCATTCTGTGCCAGCAAACCTCTTCCCCAGCGAAGTGGAGGAGAATGCGCTGTTCTATCAGATGTCCGACGCGTTCTCGTATGAGAACCCGAGCGATGGGAAGCTATATAACGACTTCTACCTTTACATCTACAACATCAAGTATACCGAGAACAAGTGCTACGCGAGCAACGGCTACAGCGACCGGGAGGTTTCCGACTGGGTGCGCGAGAAGCTCGGCCCGGTAATCGGGCACGGCAAGCACCCGTATTCTGCCGAGGGAAGGCTGGACGGTGCCGGCGCCTTTACCAGGTGGTTCGCATCGTGCGCCGACGTGGATATCTCGGGAGGTGCGGGAAACCGCCAGGTGAACATTCCCGGTTTCGGACTGGGCGCCGGGTATACCGGCAAGTGCAACACTGCATCGTATGACGGGAGCATTCCCGAGGAAGGGCTGGAACCGGGCGGCAGGTGGCTCACTTTCGGCTACGGCACGAAGCATGACGCGGAGCAGGTAGAGGTCGGCAAGACAGCACTCCCGCTCGACTGGCCGTTCACCGACGTGGTCACCGGGGTGGACGAGTCCACCGAGAACAACATCACCCTATCAAGGGACGGCGTCGAGGCTGACGGTACTCTGTACGGTCGGCTGGCTAAGTACGACGAGTGTGCCACCTGTGGAGGCACCGGGGAAGTCTCCGGCGAGCCCTGCCCGGACTGCTGCGGTACAGGCTATGCGAAGACCGGTACGCTCATGAACCGGGTGCACGTGTGCCTATATAACGACTTCACTCCTACCGACAACAAGAATGGGCATGTCGACGGCACCACCGTGCTCAAGAAGACATTCATCAACCTGGCTGCGCCGATTGACACCGACGACGGGGACGAGTTCGAGGTGACAGTTTCGCTTCCCAATGTCAACCTCCCGGATGCTTTCCCGGTACCTGCCGAGCCTACCAGGCCGGCTGATGGTGCCACTGCCGAAGAGATATCGGCATATGAGACGGCATACGCTGCATACGAGACCGCATGCAGGAAGAACCAGAGCGGATACTACTCCTTCGTCTCCCAGCCGAGAGTATACGTAATCAGCGGCGCATGGAAGTTCAGTGACAGCAAGGTGGAGGTGGACAACCCGGTAACGGACAGTTCCGTAGAGGAGACCGCCACGGTGACATCCTTCGACATCAAGGATGCATTCGAGGGGATTCCTGACGGCACCAGGATACGTGCTACAATTGTAAGCTCGGGCTACCCGTCCGAGGAGACAACCTTTACCGGCGAACTTTCCGACTCTACGGTAACGCTCGACTGCGGCCAGGAGGTCACCTTCCGCCGTGGTATATCCTATACCATATGTGGCGCCGCCTACGTTGAAGAGAACAACGAGACCCTTCCGGATGGAAGCACTCCAATCGGGCTCAACAACGCCCGCCGTTCCGGGGAGGGCGGACTTGGTCCCGACTACGGTAACGGAGAAGGAATCCAGGTGTACAACCGTATGTACGGCGTGGACGACGAAGGAAGGGAACAGGTAATCACGCAGTCCGACAAGCGGCAGGTCGTCGCGACGGTATACCCGACCGTGACCAACACTTTCGCCTGGGAGCTTTCCGGACGCAAGACACTGAACCACCTGGACAGCCTCATGACTATGGCCGCCGAGGACGGCGCATCCAGCATAATGTCTCGAATCGCGTGGATGAACCGGCAGATACTTGCCGGCCACCAGGCCTTTGTCGACGCGGCTGGTCCGGACTTTGCGCTTACCCCGGAGGAATACCCGATTGACATGTCCAGGGTGACCGCGCCCGATTCCTCGGAAGGTTACTCGTACATCGCCAGCGTGCTGCAGGTGGCACCTGCGGTTGCCGGGGATGACGGTACCGTGAACGCGGAATCCAACCCGGTGCGCCAGGCGCTCAGGGCGGTTGGAATGCTCGCGGAGGACTACAGGAACGCCAGGGCCCGTACCGGAGAGCTGCAGCTCGGACAGGACGACAGCTTCACCGCCGAGCCTTCCCCGGTTACACGTGACTGGGCCGGGATGTTCTCCGGGTCCACCTACGCTATTTCCGGGAGCGACGAGGACGAGGCCGCAAGGTCAATCCGCCTCAGGAACCTCGCGCCGGTAGTCTCCGGCACTGCTGCCAAGGACGACCTTACCCCGGTATCCCCGCTGCTCGACATGCATCCCTACGTGTGGGACGACGGAACCACGAGGACAGTATCAGAGTTCCATGCCGGCAACCCGTACGGATACGGGGAGTACGCCAGTACGGACGCCGTGCAGGAGGCCCCGTGCGACTTCGTCAACGATACGTACGGCAAGGCATATGTCGGCAACAGCTTCGCCATGGCCTGCCTCGCCAGGCACCCGTCATGGCTCGATGACGCAGACTCGAGGGACGACCTGCTCAGGGCCGTGGAGATTGCCGCGGTAGACCTCGGGCAGGAAGTGCTTTCCGCATACATGGAAGGTACCTCTCCTTCCTGGATGCAGCCGTTCAACGCCTTCGGCTCCCTGGTCTCTCCCGACAACATCCCGGTGCCTGCCGCGGGGGCTACCTCCTGCGACAGCGACGACGATGCAGCCACCTGGTACGGCGTGGACGCTTACAACTACTATTCGATACTGAAGGGGGACACCGGGAGCAACTGGGGGCTCATCGCCACCGAGATGGGTGACACCGAGCCCGGTCTTTCCGAGATTTCAGCCTTCCTCGCCAACTACGTCCCGAGCTACGGTGCAGACCTCCCGGTGCGCAACTGGGACAGCTTCAGGGTCAGGGTGAAGAGGACTGACCAGGTAACTACGGACCCCGTGTACCTCGCGAGGATGAAGTGGTACGGGAACAGCTGCGGCGACTCATTCAGGGGACGCTACGTGGCGGACGCATTCATAGGCAGCGACGGGTACGAGGACGTCAACCTCAATACCGTCAAGATGACCGAGGTGGCCCGCAACTCGGGAGCAACCCCGTATGCACTGGGAGGTTCCTTCGACCCGACCAGGGGTGACGCGGTGGAACCGTTCAGCACGGAGTCCGACAAGGGCTCGGTGGCCTACATCAGGATGTTCATGAAGTTCACCTTCTCGGCCGATGCCGGTAGGTGGTACTGCACGGACTACCGGCAGGCCCCGGTGTCGTACCTGTCCCCCCTATACGGTGCTCAGTCGCTCGAGGAGGAGATAGACGGCAAGCGCATATGGACCGAACCGGCATGCCCCGTGTTCGGGTGGAAGGAGGCCACCAGGCACACGTACGGCGAGTACATGCCGATGGACATCAACCCCGTCCTCGTTGAAGAGGTGATGACGGAAAGCAACGGCATGACCCGTCTGATGCAGCCGGCAAATGCCGTCGACTACGGCGGGCTCGGCCTTTCCGCCCCGTACAACAAGTCGGGTAACACCTGGTTGAGCCCGGCGGACCGGCAGTGTGCCAACTTCTGGAGCGTCCGGGAGAACCTACGGCCTGCCACCGGGGTGCTCACCGGGACATATGTTCCCAGCTACAGTCAGTCGGGCAGCACGAAAACCTACGGTGAGAGCGGGGGCATAATGTCCGACGCCGTCCTGTGGGGTCAGTACGACTACCCGGCCAAGGGAGCGCCCGAGTACCACTTGCCGGATACGGAGGTACCGGAAGTTGACCATACGCAGGATGATTTACCGGCGACATAGTGGTCCGTACAGTCGGCGATACCACCAGGGACGATGCGCTTTCGATATCCAACGGCTCCGGCCACAACTAGCCGAATTTTGAAAATCCATAAACTACGAAAACGGCTTATGGATTGATGAGATGGCGGACAGCGTACACAAGCAGAAGAGGATTTCGCAACTCGCCCAGGCGGTGGTCGAGCAGGGCCGAGACATAGTCACCGAGATAATCAGCTCCAGGACGGAGGCGGCCAAGTGGTCCGTCCCCATCGACTACGCGAAGCCGGCATAACAACTAGGTAGTCCCGCCGAACTTCACCGTATTGTGCATGAAGAACCGGAGTCCGCACCCGTGGCACTCCCGGAAGCTCCCGCGTATGTCATCGTGCGCAGGCAGTGCGGGCCCGTCGGTTCCCTTCCCGCATGATGGACACTTGAACCCGACAATGAACTTGTGCAGGCTAGACCTGGCGGGCAGGGTGATGTCGACCGTGCCGTCATCCCAGAAGCGCACCGGGACTTCCGGGTGCTCCTTCATGAAGTTTGCAACGTGCCCGATGTTCGGGTTTATTTCCAGCAGTTCGTCTACGGTCATAGCAGGTACTTCACCGATGCGGCCAGCCCGAAGCCAACTGCAACAATCAAGGGCATCGCAAGTACTATCCCGGCAGTGTACCAGAACAGCCTCCTCAGGTTCCACTCGTCGTTTTCTATGCTGTACAGCTTCAGGTAGTCCATGGAGTATATGAACTCGGCGGCCAGGACTAGCCAGGCGAGCTCGAACATGTTCAGGTACTGGTTCTGGGGAACTCTCGTTATCATGCTACGAAACTACATCAAATCGATGGTTTCGTCCTGGTTAGCCACCGGTGCGTCGTCAACCCAGAGCTGCACCGGGATATCGGACGTCTCGTCGTCCAGTTGGCCAATGAACTGGTATCCGCTCCTGGCGAGCCCCTCGATGCACTCCTTGTCGGTGGAGTCAACCACGATGAACGTGGGGGTGTCCAGGGCGTTAATCTGGGCACGGAGCTCCTGTCCTACTCCGCAGTTCCGGTACTCGTCGGCAACCGCGAAGAACTCCTGTTGTACGCGGCCGTCCAGGTTGTAGCCGCTGAGGAGGCTGTAGTACTTGATGGGGCAGACCCCGCGGTAGTCCTCCTTGGTAGGGTCGATGAGGTTAGCGGCCGCCACCGGGAAGTCGTCGTCGGTGATGTAGACCACCGTGACGGAGTTCAGTAGCCTGTCCAGTGTGCTCGGCGTGGCCACCGGGACGTGGTTGTCACTAGGAGGTACGATGTCGTTCTTACCGTCGATGACCGCCGCGATGTCCCTCAGTGTGGACTCGTCAATGTCCGCGGGGGACTTGGCGAACGCCTTGAAGCGTTCCGGGTCGAGTTTCGGCGCATCGGCGGTGATTTCTTCCTGCGAGCCGATAGCCTCGCACATGATGAGTGCGGTATCCATGCCTTCCATGTCGGAGAATATGCTGTTCATTATCAGTACTCCCAGGTATTGTCCTCGGCGTTGTACGTCCCGCCGCTAGTCAAGGTGTTGTTCTCTGCGTTGTTGTATGCCGTCTCGTCACAGCAAGGCGGCGCAGAAAGGTCCAGGTTCTCCCGGTTGATGATGCGTGAGAACGTGTTGGCAAGAGCCTTCGTGTTTCCCCTGTTCAGGTCGTCGTAAATCTTCTTGGCGGCCTTCCAGGACTCGGTGTCCTCCACCCGGGAGGAATCCTGTATTTCCGTATGGATTCCGTCGGCAATCTTCAGGGCGAGCTCGGTTACGCTGTCGCGGTTCACCGGGGCGTTCTCCGGCATACCCAGGGAAAGCTGCTGCTTGCCCCCGGTGCTGCACCCGGAGAATATGGTTCCTGCAACCAGTGCGCCTATGGTGAGCGCCTTCCGGATGAAACCGGATTCGGCCAGGGCGGCCTCGTAACCCTCCATAAGGGCGATTTTCAGTTCGGAATCCATGGAAACCTTCGGGTTTTCTAGCAGTTTATCATTATATTGAAGTAGTTTCAGTATAAAACTTTGCTATATTTGAGAGGAGGAATTCAATCATGAATGCCAGACTTGAGGACTTTTCAGCAGACTACGTGGTCGTACCGATGTTCAACGCGGGCAACTACGGCATCACCAACGTCGACCGTGGCGACATGACCGACAAGGAGTGGGCCGTGTGGAACCGTGTCAGGACGGTGCCGGAAATCAAGGCTGCAATCAAGTCAGCGCCTAGACCCCAGGAAATACCGGGGAAGGTCCTCGCAGTACTAGAAGAGAGAGGAATCGCAAGATGTCTAACAAACCAGGAACGACCTATCATGTAACCGAGGCCGACTGCCGGACGGCATTCGACCAGTGTAGGGGATGCAACTACGTCTCGTCCAACGAGCGGTACAGGGACTGTGCAGACCGGGTGTACCTCTATATAGCGGAGGATACTGACCTGGTTAACGCATACGCCGCCAGAATCAACGACCAGGCCAGGTCGTATCTCCAGCAGGTATACTCCGAGGTCAACTGGAACAAGTATGACCACATCATGATTATTACCGCCGGTATGCTCCGGTGGGTCACCGTGATGTCCGCCATCTGCGAGTACATGGACCGCACCAGGAAGATTGGCGAGGCCAAGAAGATGCTCATCTGGGCGGCCAACAGGCTCACCCGCAGCTGCGCGGCCACCGACTTCGTAGCCCGTTTCGCCGACCAGTTCGGACTCCAGTGCGACGGCCGCCGGGAGGAGGTCTGCCGCATCTATGCCATAGCCATGCTTATAGGCATCTTCGGTCATGAACTGGGCCACATGTGTCTCGGCCACTGCGGGGAGACCGCGCAGCGCGAGCAGAGTTCCGTATCCAGGAACAACGAGCGCTCCGCCGACATGTTCGCCTCGTCCGTCGCCCAGTCACTGGCAAACGGTTTCGCAGGTGCAGTGGGTGCAGTGTTCGCCGACATATCGTTCATGTGGATGGACGGGAAGCACAACAAGATGTATGGCGGCAAGGAATCCGAGTTCGCCACCCACCCGATGTCACGTGAACGTGTCGAGATGTTCATCGACTCGTTCAACACAGTGCTTGCCACTTCCCCGATTTCGGCAAAGATGCTCCGCAAGCTCATGAAGGACGCATAATGGCTACAGTAAACGTAGAAGTCACCGAGTTCACCGTACAGTACGTGCTCAAGGAAATCGAGCGGGACCTCCCGAAGATGCTCCCGGTGAGCAAGTATTCAGTCGAACTGGAACTCGAGATACCGGACGACCTTCAGCAGTACCTCCCGGCCTACGTCGAGGGTATGAAGCTGAGGGACAACCCGGATATCAAGGGCGGAAAGGACGGGGCACTCATCCCGGAATACGATGCCCCGAGGGAGGTCGTCAAGAAGTGGAAGAAGTTCCTGATGACCAACTACGACGACGCATTCGACAAGACCACCGGTCCCGACATGGTAATCGACTCGGCAATCAGCTGCACACTGGAGGACTCCATCAAGGACTCGCTCGAGTCCCTGTGGGACGAGACACTAGAGGAGTCGCTGGGGGCTGCTCCCGAGGTGCCCCCGGGATACCGCCGGGATACCCGGTTCATTCACCTGGTTGACTGGAAGGTAAAATAACCAATGGGGCTACCGGGAGGTAGCCTCTTGCAATAGTTTAATTAGCGAGGAAATATGATGCACGAGTTCTTCGAGAGACTGGAAGTGTTCTCCCTGATACAGGCGGACCCCAAGTACAAGTCATTCACCTACGACAAGATACCGATGGTGGGTGTTACCAAGGTGTGCCAGGCATGCACGCCTCCTTTCGACAAGGTGTCTGCTGCGACCAAGAAGGCAGCCAAGCTGACTGCGGAAGGTACCCCTACCACGCCTGAACAGCTCATAGCCGAGTGGGACCTCTCTGGAAAGATTTCGACGGAACTGGGATGCGCCCTGCATTCCTACATCGAGGCTTCTCTCGCCAACAAGTTCGCCCGCTACCCTGCCGACGAAATCAAGAAGGCGTTCCAGGGAGAGGACCCGGTGTTCCAGAGGTACACCAAGGTATGCACCCAGTTCGACGCGATGCGCGATAAGTTCCGCGGCAAGATGATACCGGTGGCATCAGAGCTAGTGGTCGGCGACCCCTCGACGATGATATGCGGCATCATCGACCAGCTCTTCTGGAACAAGACGGCGAACGAGTTCCAGATTTGGGACTGGAAGACGAACAAGGAACTCAAGATGTCCTCCCAGTTCATGCTGAACGACCCCCTGGGACACGTATCTACATCGGACGTGGACAAGTTCTCGCTGCAGGTTTCATTCTACAAGAAGATTTTCACCAAGATGACGGGCATACCCATCGGCAACTGCTACATCTGCTGGTTCTCCTCGGAACGCGAGGCGGGACAGATAATCCCGGTCAAGGACATGAGCAGGGAAGTGGAGATACTGGAGCAGCTCTCGACGAAGCAGCGCGGCATCGTTGACCAGAATTCGGTATTCTAATGGATATAGAGAAGATAGAGAAGATTAAGGCGTCGTTCACCGACGAGCAGAGGGAACTCTACAACGTGCTGCTGGGCGATACGGAGAAGCTCCACCGCGAGTGGAAGCTCTGCCACGACATGTACAGGAAGGCGGCCGCCGTGCTCAACGCCAAGGAGACAGGGCCGGAGGTCCGCCTCCTTCTTCGTCCGGCATCTACGGACTACTGGAACCGCCGCAGGCTCGCTCTCGAGCGCACCATGGAACAGGTAGGCATGAACGACCTGCTGGTTACCTGGCGCAAGGAGGCCTCGGATGCCGAGAAGTAAGAAGCCCCTGGCCACTTTCACGGTGGACCTCATCGAGGCATCCACTCCTACCAAGGAAGGACGCATATATCCCCCGGAACTTGTCGAGAAGCTCCTCCAGCAGATACTGGAGAAGCCCATTACAATAGAGGAGGTCTCCCCTATAGAGCGCAAGGCGAAGGGGATTCCCGTGTGCTACTCGTGGCCGGAACACGCGATGGCGAACTCCACCGGTGCCGAAATCGTCGATAACCACCTCATGGTAAATTTCGACATCATCAACAACAAGTTCGGCAAGCTCCTCAAGAAGACATACGACGAGCATAAAATGAAGTTCATCCCGGTAGGCACCGGGGATGTGAACGACAAGAACGAGGTGACCGACTACACGATGCAGTACGTTACCTTCAAGGTGGAAGATGGGCAGGATTAACGTAATGCTCCGCATTTCCGATGACGGGAAGCTCGCCCGGACGAACGTGTTCGGGATTTCCGGCATATGGAACAAGGACAAGATTACCGACAAGTTCTACGGTACCGTGGCCATTCTCAGCGAGTTCATGGCCAAGCACGGTGCACTCCCGGGAATAGTCGCCATGTGCCCCATATCCGTACCCGTGAACGGAAGCTGGCTGCTCAGGAAGGTCGTCGAGAAGATTGTCGACTCCCAGGACGACATAGAGGCAACCGTGTTCGCCGACGAGTCCACCTACAGGGGCATTCTCGATTGCGACCGCATCAACGACGTGTGGGTCATCGAGCATACCTCCACGGAACAGCCATTCAGCTACCGCGGGTGGGACCGGGAGGAACCGGAGACGACTGGGATATACAGCATCTCCCGGTTGAAGCGAAAGGCGACCCTCGACATATCCGAGGACGACCTTACCGCCGAGATAGAGCGCATGGAGACCGAGATGTCCGACGAGCCCATGTCCGAGAAGGAGGAGGACATGCTCGACCGCATATACGGCATAATATCCGGCGGGTGGAAGGTGTTCGACCGATATGGCCACGACATGAACGAGTTCCTCCGCAACACCTCCCCCGGCAGCGTCACCGGGGACATCGACGGGGACGACTACGACGGCTGCCTGGAGGACGACCCGGATTCCGGGGAGTTCATGAAGTCCCTCAAGGACGGTGCGCTCGACTCGCCCGCTCCCCTCCGCACGGTGAAGCTCATGTCGGAAACCCTGGCGATGCTCGGGGAGAACCTGGCCAAGGAGACAGACGCCAGGAAGAAGTCATATGACGAACTAACCCGCAAGTTCTCCGCCCTCGACGAGCATGCGGTGGGAGTAATCCGGGACTACGAGGAGGCCTCCGCGGTGACACGCGAGGCTGTACGGGAGGAAATCGGGGGGCTCCGGAGGCAGCTCGGGCTCACCATAGCCGAACGCAAGACGGAAGGTCTCGCGTTCAAGATATGTGCCATAGTATCGTTCGTATCCATGATAGTGAACGCCGTGCTGTTTTTCCTCAGGTAATAAACTACGGGTATCGAACCAGATAGGTACGCGATGCCTACAAAGCAAGACATTGAATCACTATGCGAAGGTACTCCCGGTGCATTCACCGAGAGCGTCCTCGGCGCATACGAGGCCATCTTCGAACAGGAAGAACAGCAGAAGGACGAGACCGTCCCGGTAGACGCAGACAGCCTCGTCAACAGCGACAGCGCCGACGCAATCCCGGCACTACTCAAGACCGCGCAGCAGGCGCAGGAACAGGCCGACCAGCTCCAGGGACAGGCCGACAAGGCCAAGCAGGACCTCAGGGACGCACTGGCAGTCTCCGGGAACGAACAGGGGAACCAGCAGAATGGCCAGGCATAGCGCCATACTGTCCTTCATGAGGGACATGTACCGGAAGACCGGTAGCCCCGCAGTCCTCGAGGCCGCCAGGGCATATCGCCGTATCTTCATGGAGCAGGCGCTCTCGGCGTCAGCCACCAGGCAGACCCCGGCAATCGACTACAAGGGCTTCATGCACACTGTGGCGCACGCGCCTGCAGGGACCAACCAGCCCGACGTGTGCCCAGCACAGGTCAACACCATCATCAACGGGACGTGCACCAGGGATACCGGGGAGGAGACCGCGAAGGAACACTGGGAACCTCCCGAGTTCGCCCAGTTCACCCCGGGTGAACTCAACGCGGAGCTCCTGCACGGCAGGGTCGGCCCGACCCCTACCCCGGAGAACTTCAACGACTACAACCGGAAGACCCGGGAGCAGCTCCAGAAGAACGGGAAGAAGAACCAGCAGGACAAGGCTTACCTGGGAGTGCCCGACAGCACCATGCCCGCATGCTGCGGCTTCACCATCACCAACCCCCGGTACCAGCAGGGTGTCTACGCCGGGGATGCCGGGGGAGTTACCGGGGGAGCGAATGGATAGCTTGAGTGAGATACTCGGGGGACTCCGGGAGGATACCGGGTGCTACCGGGCTATAGTGGAGGCATACGGCGTCCTGTTCGAGGACGTCGCCTCTACCGCCACCCACAGGACCAAGAGGGTCATCCGGGAGATGTTTCCGGAAATGGCGGACAGATGGGACTCTATAGCGGTAGACGATACCGGCCGTCCCATCCTGACGATGACCGGGAAGAAACAGACATATATCGAGTATTTTGAGAGAACCATCAGGAACCGCTTCTTCCATGACGGGGAGAACCAGAAGTTCGAGCCGGGTGTTGCAAGGATTGCCTACGGCGAGCTGAACCTGGAGAACCGGGGGCAGGATTCCAGGAAGCTGTCCTCCCTGAAGAAGATAGTCAAGCTGATATCCGATGGTCATGCGGAGGAATACGATTCCGACCTGAACGGACTGTCTTACTCCGGCCTGGAGGCCAGGTTCGGTACGGTCGTCCAGAAGGCCGACGACGAGCTCAAGACGGAACTTACTTCTGCCAAGTACAAGAACAGCGACTACATTATTGAACCGATACCCGACTTCGATACTGCGAAGAAGTTCAGCAAGTATACCAACCCGGATTCCCGCTGGTGCATCACTTACCTTAAGAACATGTGGGACAGCTATACTTCCGACGGACTGAACAGGGTCTACTTTGCCTACAAACCGAACTTCAAGAAAGTTAGCTGGGTAAAGGGGAAGAAGGCTCCACTGGATGAATACGGTCTTTCCCTGATTTCTATCATTGTCGACCCGTGGGAGAACTTGAGGGCAGTCACTACCAGGTGGAACCACGACAACGGAGGCTCCGACCAGGCCATGGATGCCCGTCAACTATCGAAACTGCTCGGCGGAAACGTGTTCGAACTATGCCCGCCTCCGCCGAAACCGGAGCAGCATATCGACCGGGTAGACGAGGATTCGGTGAGGATAGGTGACCAGATTTGGATGTGCCACAACCTCCAGATGCCCGCAGACCCCGAACACGGTATCTATGTGGAAAACGGAGAGACCTACTTCACATGGGAAGCCGCCATGCGGGTGGCAAAGGAATACGGAAACGGTTGGAGACTTCCTTCCCGTGAGGACTGGAATAAGCTGTCCAGGTTCTGCGGGGGCGATTTCAAGGCTGGAACCCACCTGAAGTCTACCTCCGGTTGGGACGGTGAGAACGGGTTCGATATCTACGGGTTTGACGGGAAGCCCTGTGGGTATTACGCTCCCGGTGATTCCAGGGTGGATTACGGTGGCAACAGCGGTTTCTTCTGGTCAGCTACACCGTATGGTACGTCGTACGCGTACTACCGTTACCTCGGCTGCCACGGCAGCTACTTCTACGAGTACTACCTTAGCAGGTCCTTCGGGTTTTCTGTTCGGCTGCTAAAGGATTCCGCTTAACCGGGTTCCGAAGCGCCCGCGGCCGGCGCAGCCCCGCGGCGGTAGGAACCCGAAATTAAAAAGCCCGCCATCAGGCGGGCTTTTGCTATATTTGTTGTAGAACAGAGGAACACATATGCGGATAGAAGAAATACAGATAATGGAAAATGATAATAACGGTGTAATCAATCTTGTTCGAGACCGGTTATTCTGGCGGGCTTGGGAGAGGTCAGCCTATCTATTCAATATGCACATCATTCCATACAAGGTCCAGCATAAGTCATATAAGCAGATTAATAAGGAAATGCTATTTATTGGATTTCCCGATACTTCATTGGATAAGGTTAAACGGATATCAACTGGACAACATTTCGATATACATATTGTATCGGAATCACATATTATTAAATGAAAATTGTTATAAACTATTGATAACTGTATAAAAATAATGTATATTTAATATAGTTATTGGTAGGAAACTCAATTATGAGAGCAAAAGAAGCATTAAACCTGTTGGATGTCACAAGGGAAACTCTATGCCGTTATGTCCGTGAAGGCAAGATTAAGGTAAAACATAAATATAGCCGAACACGGTATGAATACGATGACGATTCGGTATATGCGTTCATCGGTAAGGTAGTAGATAAGAAGAACCGTGATATAGTTACCTATTCCCGTGTATCTACACAAAACCAGAAGAAGCAACTTGAAGAGCAGAAACAACGGATATACGATTCGTGCGTAGCTCGTGGATTGATAGTCTCCAAGCAATACAGCGACATTAAGTCTGGTATGAACAGTGACCGCAAAGACTTCCAAGAGATAATTAGACGAGTAATCCAGGGCGAACTGGAACTAGTGGTCGTGGAGAACAAGGACAGACTGATTCGTTTCGGCTTCGACTTGCTGGAACAGATTTTCAAGTTCTATGATTGTAAAATTCTTGTATTGAATGATGTGCTAGATAACAAGACATACGAACAGGAACTCACCGAAGACCTAATCTCGATAATCCACTACTTCACGATGAAGAACTATTCTCACCGTAGAAAGCTCAATACGTTGAGAAAAGAACTAGAAAAGCAAGAAAACCCATCCAAATTGAATAAATAGTTATAGACAACTATATAAACTTATAGATGAAATGGAATAAATATCTATATGAAGACGGTTAGACTGACGATAAGCAACAAGATAGATGTGCTGGACGACATGAGGCTGTTCAGCAGTATCGTGCGTGTTGCGTTTAACCGTTACCAGGACGGGATGGAAGAGAAGGAAGTACGAGCGTACTGCAATTCGATGTTCGACCACAACAGCTGGTTCATCCAGTCCGCCGTCAAGGAAGCTGCTGCGCTGTACAAGCTGAATGGCGAGAAGCATATCCTGTTCGGTGGAAAGAACAACCTGCACCAGTACCTTGTCGGGATTATAGACAAGACTACTTTCAAGTACCGCAGGATGTTCCCGATAGGCATCCAGGGCGAGAAACTGCATAAGGGCAATAGGCTGTTTGCCTTTGACCTTGACCATCAACGACTTACATACAAGCCCAGCAAGGACAGACACGTAGACATTCGGTTCCTTCCGATGAAGAAGAAAATCACCAGTGAAATTGCAAAGGTACAGCAACTTGTCGAACAGAACAAGATAACGGTTTCCGTCAAGTTGTCGGAAAAATATGTATGGCTTACCTATGACGAGAGCCTAATATACAATGCGAGGTTCAAGAAGCTAGACTGTAGGCGAGTTCTCGGCATCGACATGAATCCTAACTACATCGGGCTTTCGGTAATAGAGTTCGACAAGAACGACGAGTTCAAGGTTCTCCATAAGCAAGTGTTCGATTTAAGCAAGCTGACGGGTTCTTCCGGCAAGGCGAGCACTGACAGTAAGTCCAAGTACATCACGAGCAAGCTAAGGCACGAGACGATTGCAATTGCTCACGAGATTTCCAAACTAGTAGATGTATGGAAGTGCAAGACCGTGGCTATCGAAGACTTGAGCATCAAGCCGAAAGACCAGAAGAAAGGCAAGAAACTAAACAAGCTGTGCAACAACAAATGGGAACGCCGATTGTTCGTTACGAAGCTGAAGATGCTTGCTAACCTGCATAGATTCGATTTGGTTGAGGTCAATCCAGCGTATTCATCCATCGTAGGAAACTTTGCCTACGGTAGCGAGAATACGCCAGACATGGTTGCTGCCAGCATCGAAATCGGCAGACGTGCATACAAGAAATTTGAAAAGAGATGGTTCTATCCAAGATTCAATATTCAGTTCCGAGATGAGCAATGGAAGCAAACACTCGGTCCGGTGGATGACTGGAAAGGACTATTCTCAAGAATCAAAGAAACGGGACTGAAATACCGTTTCCTGCTACGGGACTATGTCCAGAATGCAGTCTTCAGCAAGAACTATATACAAAAGTGCTATAATATTTACACTTTTGCATAGTTATATATAGTTTTTGTATTTTAAAGTCTTTCATACCGAGAATACGGGAATTCCTTGATGGCACACTTGGACTGCAGTTGCACCCGAATAAGATACAGCTCCAGTCCATATATCATGGCTTCGAGTTTCTTGGAACATACATATTGCCATGGAGGAAGTATCCAGGCCGGAGGCTTCGTAAGAAATTGGCATCCGGCATCAATATGGACGACTATCATGGGGTTCTTTGCTATCTGAATGGTACTGAATTCCACAAATAGCGACTATTTTTGCTATATTTGTAGGCATGATAGATTTCAAGCAATACACCGAGATGTGCGACGTCCTCACCCAGTGGGCGAAGGAATACGCAGCAGGCACGCCCTCCGTTCCGGACGACGTATACGACAAGAACTACATCATGCTCAAGGAGTTCGAGGCGGCGAACCCGGACTTCATCCTCGATACGTCGCCTACCAGGCACGTCGAGGACGGCGCCGAGGGCTTCCGGAAGGTAAGGCACGAAATCCCGATGATTTCCATCTCCAACTCCAACGGCATCGAGGAGGCCACCGAGTGGTGCACTGCCACGATGACCAAGGCTCCCACACTGGAACTTGAATACAAGATTGACGGTCTCGGCCTTGCCCTGAAGTACAAGGACGGCCAGCTCATTGACTCAATCACCAGAGGCAAGGACAACGTGGGCGACTCTGTCTACGAGAACGCTCTCAGAGTCCGCAGAATCCCCCACAAGATTGACCTCATGGGAGACGTGGAAATCCGCGGCGAGGTGGTATGGAAGTTCGCTGACTTCGAACCAATCAATGACCAGCTCGAGGCGGACGGAAAGAAAACCTTCGCCAACCCGAGGAATGGCGCCGCCGGTACGCTCAAGATGCACGACCCGGAGGAGGTAGGCCGCCGCGGGCTCTCCTTCATCGGCTACCTCATCGTCAAGGGCAGCCCGAACATGACCCAGACCCAGGACATCGACACCCTCGAATCACTAGGCTTCGAGGTCCCCGAGCACCACACAGTCAACTCCATACAGGACTTCGTTAACATAGCCGAATCCATGCGCGAGCGCCGGTTCGCCCAGGCATATCCCATCGACGGCGTGGTAATCAAGGTGGACAGCAAGGAACTCCAGTCCACCTTCGGCTACACGGCAAAGTCCCCCAACTTCTACCGTGCCTACAAGTTCCCCCCGGAGGAGAAGGAGACGCTCCTGCTCAACATCGAGGAATCCATCGGCATGTCCGGCGCAATCACCCCGGTAGCCGTAATCGAGCCGGTGAACCTGGCCATGACCACGGTCACCCGCTGTTCCCTCCACAACTGGGACCTAGTAGACTACCTCGGCTTGCACAAGGGCTGCCACGTGGTAATCCGGAAGGCGGGCGAGATTATCCCCGAGCTGGTCAAGTGCGTGGAGACCGGCCGTACCAAGGACGAGTACGAGGTACTCCGCACCAAGGCCGACCGCGAGCACGTAGCCCACGTAATGCCGTGGAACCCTACTACGGATGCAGAACGCCATTACGCCCGCTACACCCGTCCTTCCCACTGTCCGTATTGCGGCTCGGTGCTGAAGTGCCAGGTGAACGAATCCGGCAAGGAACTGGTTGGATGGGTATGCGACAACCCTGACTGCCGTGCGCAGCTTACCGGCAAGCTGTCCAACTTCGTCTCCCGCGAGTGCATGAACATCATGGGCGTCGGAGAGTCCATCGTCGACCAGCTCGTGGAGTCCGGAATGGTCACATGCTTCGCCGACCTGTATACGCTGAATGCGGAATCCGTTGCATCATGGTGTGGAAAGACGGAGAAGGGCGCACAGAAGATTATCGACGCAATCCAGAAATCCAAGGGCAACTACCTGCACCAGCTCATCGAGGGGCTCTCCATCCCCGGCATAGGCCACCAGGTGTCACCGGCGATAGCCAAGTGCGTATCCGACGCGGGCGGGTTCGCAAAGTTCGTCTCGTCCAACCCGGAGGAGTCCGCGGAGTTCATCAGGGATTTCGCAATCAACGCATCCTCGTCCGGCGTATCTGACCTCCTCGCCAACAAGTTCGTCGAGTACATCACGAACAACGTGGTCCAGATTGCACGGTTCGTCCAGATGGGTATCGCCCAGACAGTCAAGGAAGTCCAGTCCGCCAAGCTCGCAGGCAAGGTCTGCATCATGACCGGTACCTTCGAGAAGCTCGACCGCGACGTGTTCAAGGACATGGTGGTAGCAAATGGCGGTACAGTCTGCTCGTCGATTACCAAGAAATGCAACGTGGTGCTCATGGGAGACAATGCCGGCCCCTCCAAGGTCCAGAAAATCAAGGACCTTACCGCTGCAGGACAGCACATCGATGTCTACACCCCGGAAACCCTCGACCAGTTCCTGGACCTACTCAAGTGAGGATGAAATGGCAAAGGAAGACAACGAATACTCCAACATGTCTACCGAAAGTGAAGGCACGATATACATAGACTGTGCATCGGGTTTCGGTAACGGGTTCACCTGCCAGATATGCGGGAATGGCCAGGACCTGCCACCGGGAGTAACCCATGTAGGACTCGCCATGTGCGACAACTGCAAGAAGGTGCTGCTCGAACTCGTACAGAACCACAAGAGCAACTGGGGCAACCATGAATAAGTTGTTTGTAATTTCCATATTCGTCTCGATGCTCGCCCTCTTCGCCCTCCAGTCATGCGGCGACGAGGTCACCGGCCAGCCCGACGAGGAATGCATCACAATAGACGACAGCACCAGGCTGTGCGGGGATAAAGAATGGACCGTATACTGAAATCGTATTCGCGCGAGGAAATCGCCGAGATGGAACCGGGAAAGGACCGGTTCTACCTCGCCGAGGACGTCGAGAAGGTAATCGGGGAACTGAACAGGAAGCTCCGGGAGAAACCTCCCGCTGCTACCGGGAGTGACCGGTGGATTACCAACGGGCAGGTTCCGGACGACATCCATGAGAACAAAAGGGGCAAGTTGGGAATCTTCGGCTGACACCGGGAGGAATGTATAACCATCGACGACAGCACCAGGCTGTGCGGGGATAAAGAATGGACCGTATACTGAAATCGTATTCGCGCGAGGAAATCGCCGAGATGGAACCGGGAAAGGACCGGTTCTACCTCGCCGAGGACGTCGAGAGGGAAATCGGCAGGCTCCGGAGGGAACTCCGGGAGGTTAAGGAAGCTCCCGGGGAGAACCGGGAGAAGGTTGTCATATACAAGGATGACCGCTGGATATGTAACGGGAATGTCCCGGACCCGGACCCTGCAGAAATCGAGCGTCAAAAGTGGGGACTTTTCGGTTGACGCCGGGAGGAACCTTTGCTATATTGGGGGGCATGCGGCGGTAATTCAGTAGGTAGAATATCTGCCTTCCAAGCAGACTGTCGCCGGTTCGACCGTTGGCTGAAATCTACTCAAACTTACCAGCAGTAAGAATTGTGTGATTTCCCATGGCCTGCTTGAACAGGCCACTGCAACGGCATTTTTCCAGGCACCTCCTTACCTTCCACATGGGCAGGCTCTTTGGCTGGAAGTACCTGTATCCGCCATCCCCTGCCAGTTCAAGCAGGTTCCCCCTTAACACGGTCGAGGTAACGCGGAATTTTATGTTTACCGAACTGTTGCGGTCTGCATTGTCCTGATGGTGGCATTCCACACAGTCGAAAGTTTCCTGGTCAGGGCGGTTACGGTCGTCTATCGCGCCGCATACCGGGCACATCTTGGAAGTATATTCCGGGTGTATCAGCGAAAGCGATTCGCCGTACTTCGGGGCGATGTGCTCGACCTCGTCCTTCAGAGATGAAAGTCCTATCCGGAGATGCAGACGGCCCAGGTTCATACCGTTCCTATCCGTCGAATCCAGCCGCCTTCCCTGGAACCCGGTCAGGTTCTCCATCACTATGTGACGGTAACCCCGCGAGTACAGGTCCTTGCACATGGCCGCTATGCGTCTTTTGTTTGACTCGTTCAGCTTCAAGGTAATGGCTTCAATGCGTTTCTTGTCCTTGTGAGAAATCTTGAACGCATCATGTTCTTCGTCCTTAGCAAACCGGGCATTGTAGTTCTTCTGCTTCTGGTCTATTTTTAGCAGTTCGGTCTCCAGTTCCGCAACGAGTTCCTCGTCGTGTGGGATGAACTCCCCGGTGCTCAAAGCGAACATGTTGTGCTTGGAATTGACGTCTATGCCGACGGTATTTTCTTCTGTAATTTCATCGGTATTCTTGTAACGGTAACCGTCCCTTGCGAGGACTATATGGATGTCCTTTCCTCGGACAACCATCGTATAGGATGTATCTTCCCCGTTGCAGTAGCGGTTCAACGAGCGATGGTAGGCCTTGTTGTATTTGAATGGCATACACAAGGTATTCTTGCTATCACCACGGTATCCTTGGTCGAACCAATCCCATGAAAATTCGATGAAATAGTCGAACTTTCCGGTTTCGTTACGCCTAGCATCTACGATAGGACGCTTGATACGGCTACGACCGGAAAATGTGAGCGATTCGAAGGTAATCTTGCCACGCTTCTCGTATTCGGAGAATACAGATGTCCTTCTTGACAGCGCCAACCGCATGAGGCGGGCGAAGCCGAACTTGCGTATCTTGGCCAGTATCGTTCTATAGAACTTCTGCTTGGATTCTACTGCGGTAGGAATAGCAGATTCAAGCCAATAAACGGTTTCTTCCTTGCCGTACCGAGCAAGCCAAGTAAGTACCTTCGTTAGTTCAGTCTTCTTGGTATGGCACTCTATGGACTTCAAGTCACCTTTCTTGTGTCCCTTGACATTTATCTTGTAGAACGAGGGAACAAGTTCCTCTACCTTGACGAACTCAATCTTCTTGCGGATTGCATCAAAGCGAAGCTGGTACGCTCGCCACACATCTTCAATAGCCTTCTTCAAGTAGTGGCTAGATAGGCGTGTATTGAATGTCGGGTTGAATAAATTGAACGCCTCGAACTTAGACATATCCTGGAAGCCGAGCATATCCGAGAAGAACACTTCCGATATGTCGTTCCTTACTGCACGGATTTCCTCTGCTCGATGAATAATTTCGGCTCGCTTGGTGTCGGACAACAGGATAGGATAGAACGCGGCGGAGAACTGCGACTTGTACCTATCCTTCAATGTCCAACAATGATTGCTCATACAATACAGAAATGGCTCGTTAGGAACTTATTGTGAGATTCAATTCCAAACGAGCCATCATAAAGGTCTCTTACGGAGCTTAATGAAGAATCTCACTAATTCATTAAACCTATATACATTAAGTTTATAACAATATACAAAATTTTATGCCGAATTTCAACTTAAAAATACACTAAATGCATGCAAATTTAGTTAGATTTAAGTAAGATTAGGCAGATTTTAAGTTAGCTGTGGGTAACCCCGGTCCGCCGCTCTAATGTAAAGGAAATTTTACAAGGAATTTCCGGCAAAACCCTTGAAATCGTCAAGCCACTTTGCTAAACTTAACCACAAAGGATAATGAAAATGCAAACTCTGCAATTAAATATCATCGCATGTGAAGAACAGTTGGCCAACGCCGACCGATTTTTCGCGTATGCGTATGATAGCAAATTGCTAGAGTTGCACCGTTGATTTCCTTGTTTGATGTTTGAAGAGGACCCGGTTGCAACCATGCAGCCGGGTTCTTTTCTTATATCCGACATATGGGCCTGTGGCAGAATGGAATTGCCCCTCCCCTGCAAGGAGTGTGTTTTTGTGGGTTCGAATCCCACCAGTGTCCACTAACGGTAGCTCCCGGAGAGCTGCCGGCAGATTGACAGTCCGGAATGAATTTCTTTTTGGGCCATTAGCTCAATGGTAGAGCGCCTGTCCGGCAGACAGGAGGTTATCGGTTCGAGCCCGATATGTGTCCAGTATATCTTTGGGTCATTAGTTCAATGGTAGAACTCCCGGTCCGCATCCGGGGGATACCGGTTCGACTCCGGTATGTATCCACTAAGGTCACTTAGCTCAGCAGGATTTCAGAGCGCCGTGCTACGAACGCGGAGGCCGGGAGTTCGAACCTCTCAGTGACTACTAACAAACTAATTCGGTCCCTTCGGCCAGTGGTTGAAGCCATCGCACTTTCTATGCGAAGACCCCGGTTCGAATCCGGGAGGGACTACTACGTTCGTCTAGCTCAATTGGTTAGAGCTTCTGTCTGATATGCAGAGGGTTGCACGTTCAAGTCGTGCGGCGAACACTAATGCCGCTGTAGCTCAGTTGGTAGAGCGGAAGCCTGAAGAGCTTCGCGTCGGACGTTCGAGCCGTCCCGGCGGCACTAAATTGGGGCCATAGTATAGTGGTCAGTACTCCGGCTTGTCACGCCGGCAACGCGGGTCCGATTCCCGCTGGTCCCGCTAGATTTTTGGGTGTGCGCCGACGATGGCGAGTCGGGACGGTCTGTAAAACCGTTGCCTTCGGGCTTAGCTGGTTCGAATCCAGCTACACCCACTATTCCACCCTAGTTCAACTGGTAGAACGCCCGGCCGTTAACCGGGAGGTTCCAGGGTCGTAGCCTGGGGGTGGAGCTAAATGGGTGTTCTCTGGTGATGGTGAATCGGGGCTGGCTGTAACCCAGCTGCCTTAAACGGCTTAGGGCGTTCGAATCGCTCAACACCCACTAAAGGATATAATTTCTGTAGTGCAATATAAATTACCAGAGGACAGGTAACTGGCATTACTTGACTTGTCGTTCTAGTCTAACTCTGGTAATTATCAATCTATATAAACTGCATATAGAACATTGCCAGATGTTTTATCATGAATTACACTAAGATTTACGCAAGTATTGTCTTGCGAGCTCAGACTGAACGAACTGAGCGGTTAGCCTTGAAGAAACAGGGCCAGTATTTCGAGAACCATCATATAATACCTCGTTGCTTAGGCGGTATCGACAATGCATCTAATATGGCGTTATTAACTGGGCGCGAACATTTTATATGTCATTGGTTGCTAGTTAAAATTTATAGGCCGAATACTGTTGAATATTCTAAAATGATTCTAGCGCTGTGGCGAATGCGCTCTGCCGGTCAAGACCATCATGGTCGATATATCAACGCTCGTACATACGAATATCTTCGTGAAGACTATGCCCATGCTATTGGTAAAATTACGTCTGTGACTCAGCACGGTTCAAAAAATTCTCACTATGGCGCTAAATGGTACACGAATTCGTATGATGGGACTGTTATAATATCTAAAACTGCATTAGAGTTTCCTTGGGTGCTTGGTCGAAATTTATTTAAAGGGGAATCGGTTTGTCTACAAACTTCTAGACAGCATATGCGGTTGTATGCACAAAGGTTATGGAATCAATTCCATTCCGGTGATTATACTTCATTAAGAGACTTTAAGCGAAGAGAACATATTTCTGGTGCTTTGGTGAGCCGATTATTTTTACATCATATTCCGTTATACAGTACATTAAATGCTAATGGTCGTAAAAAAGTATTGTAAATTTTTAAAAATATTCGAGAAAAAGGTTGCAAAAATAAGAAAAAATATATAAACTGTATGAGATGAGTGAACGAACAAGTTATGCCCTTGCACGCAGAACCATCAAAGCATAACCGACCATATAACTAACATTCAGAGCCTTCGGCTACGACCTTAATTGGGGAAGTTGAAGGACAAGGTATGGAAGGGCCGAGATGCGGAGCCGCAAGTCTTCAGAAGCATGACCGCTGTAACTGCCGTCAAGACATAGAGATGCAAATGCAGTCCCCAAAACTCACGTGGAGGGGATAGAGGCCGTTGTAGTTCGGCCATCACGTACTTCGTTGCGTGACTAATCGCTTTCATGATTTTTCATTGAAAGCGGAAACTATTACCAAATAAAGCACTAATTGATAAATTTGAGTAATATAACTTTCCTAGGGGCTATAATCTGGTGACAACACCTCCCCAGAAGGGGAGGGCTTATAAGTAGAACATTTTTCTTATGCATGTTTGACACGAAGCAAGATTTTTTGCTATATTTGTCTTCGAAAAGGGAAATCCCCCGAGATTTCCGAGCAGATTTACATTTCGGATGCAATTATTCAACGTGACCTACGCCAAATGGAGAGCGGCAGGTAGAGAGTGCCTGTGGTATGCCGGTTCAACTCCGGCTGTCACGTTTATTAAACCCTTGATACCGGTGTCGGCCGGCGGCTTATTTCCATGGCCGCGCCTCCTAAACGGTTGTTGTGTTCTCTAGGCTGGCACCGGTATAGGGGTGGAGTTTTATCGCGGGTTGGAGCAGTTGGTAGCTCGCCAGGCCCATAACCTGGAGGCCGCGGCGTTCGAGTCCCGCACCCGCTAGAAATTCCCTAAACATCTCCCGGTGACAAGCCGGGGGCACCCGGCGCCCGGACCGGGGACAACCGGGCAAACCTTTGACGTAGCCAGCGCATATCTATGGATATGCCTGGTTGCGGACGTGCTTGCGTGGTATGTACCGGCCTTGTGCTGGCGGCAACACCGTGGTATCTCCCTAGTGTGTCCGGGAGGTACCTAAAATTTAGCCCCGGTAGCTCAATTGGATGAGAGTACTACCCTCCGAAGGTAGTGGTTACCGGTTCAAGCCCGGTCTGGGGTACGAGAAATTTCCCTGGTGTAGCCACCGGGGTTTCCGGAGTAAGGACCGCGATATCTCCGGTAGAAAGCGCAAAGTTATTCGGGGGCGCTCTAAAGGCCGTGACTGGGTTAACACGGCTGACCCGTGCGGTTTCCGGAGTGTAGCTCAGCCTGGTAGAGCATCGGTTTTGGGAACCGAGGGTTCGCGTGTTCGAATCACGCTACTCCGACTAAATCCCCGACACACAAGGGGTCATTCCCCGTCGTGTGCGCCCCTACCTGGCATGCCGACATTCCGGTAGGTTCAAATTGCGAGGATAAGGGTGGACCTCGCCGGGGAGACCATTGAAATACCCATGCACCGGGAAATCTACGGCCGTGGAATCCTCCCTTGGAGGGAGGACGGTGAAGCGGCAAGGGGCCCGTTCCTACAGTTAACATCATTGATGTCTACGATAGGTTGCCACCGGTAGTCCCGGTAGGTGGTGGCGTAAAACGGTCGAAGGAGGCAGTTCAAGGCGTCCCCGGGCACCGAGTTTAAGTTGGACCGATAACTCAATGGTTAGAGTTGCGGACTCATATATGTGCATATATGCATAAAAGCTATATGCGACTTGTGACCTCCCGGGGAAACCCTGGAGTGAAAACGGGAAGAATTCGGCGAAACCTAACCTGCCCTAGCCATAGGACCGAAAGGTTACTAGACCGGCAGTATGGTGACGCCGAGCCGAGCCCCGGGTACACCCGGGGAAGGTGTAGAGACTAGTGGAGGAGTCCAGTCTCCTTAATGACCACAACAGCATCCCGCATCTAAACCGGAAACGGCACGATGAAGACATAGTCCCGGGTAGTATGAAAATATTACTTTATAAGGAACCCGTCGGTTGCAGGTTCGAATCCTGCTCGGTCCACTATTTAGTTTGAAAGTTTTGTCCTCGTCGCCTAATTGGAATGGCACCTCTCTCCTAAAGAGGTTTTTAAATGCAGGTTCGAGTCCTGCCGGGGATACTATCCGGTGGGTGAAATTTTACTACGAAGCAAGGTAAGTAATTCTTCAATTTTGTTGGGGCGATAGCAATCCTTAAAATGTAGCTCAATAACTTCCCAGCCTTGCGATACTAAATAATCATGTCGTTCTTGATAATATGGCTTCAGTTGACCACCATAGTAATGTTGATTTCCGTTGACTTCAATGTCTAACTTTATATCAATAAAGGCTATGTCTAATGAATATGCATGTGACCACGATGCATCAGTATATTCACTTTCAAACTTGAATTTGTTGTCGGCCAATATCGTTTTCAGTGTTTCACATGGTGGAGATACAAACTTATCCGTGGATTTCCAGTTACACTTCTCTGGATGTTCTTTAGCAAACTGGCGTTTAACTTCGGCTAGATGCGCCCTTTCCTCATTAGTCCATTTATGAGGGCCATGCGGTTTCTTTGTACATAACTTATAATGGTCACGTTTCTTTCCGGTGTATTTCTCATTACAATATGGACATACACTATCTCGGTTCTTGGACTTGATAGTGTCTGGATGTTCCGCATGCCTATGTGCATATAGTTTGTTTTTTGACATGAAGATGCTATCGCAGAATGGACATTTCCACCCTTCTGGTCTGGCGAGTCGTTCACTGTGGAAATTGCAGTAATTATGTTTTATCTGCACTCTATTCGGATTAGAATGGCATGACTGTTCATGAAGCTTTAGTGTTCCTGGACGTTTGCATATCTTTCCACAATATTGACAGTGGTATTCACCGGAGTCTGGCATTGTGTTGATTCGGTTTTGATTACATGGGCAGTGTTTTTCATGCACCATGCATGCTGATTTTACTGGTATTTCTTTTGAACAATATTTGCATTTCATACACAATAGTTTATATCCGCTTTAGCTAACGGATGATGCTAACTCTGTGTTCTGTACCACTTTATTTATGCTATTAAAAGCTAGCCTCTCCGCAATAGACTCCCGGAAGTACAACGGGATGTTCGATAAGGTGGTCCTTTGCGATACATGTGGAGCAACTTACGGAATCACGGCAGGGAGTCTGAGACTCACCGTATCCGTAAGCCATCGGGCCGGTCCGATTCCGGCGGGAGGCACTAAGACCGCGAACCTGCGCCGAAGCTCTTTGAGGCTGGTTTTCTCGTGGGAGGCGATATCGCCCTAGGACAGGTACAGGACTGCATGTAATGGCCGGGGTAGCTCCACGGAAAGATGCAAGCCGTAGGGGGAACAATGCTATCTGGAGGGCTACGCTAATTGGTAAGCGACCACGGTGCTAACGTGGCGTCCCGGAAACGGGGCTTACAGGTTCGAACCCTGTGCCCTCCTCTATATAAACCACATATTCGGAGAAACATTATGGACTTGTCGTCGTTCGCAATATGGAAGTTTAGGTACGTCGAGGGATACCTCGAGGGAATGCAGTCATATGACGTGGAGACGACCAAGTACGTGAACCCGAAGACGTTCATGACTACCTGGATAAGGTACGACATGAAGAACGAGACGGCCAGCATCGAGGAGTTCGATAGGCCTCCCGTAGTCTGCAAGTTTGCCGAACTGGAGGCCACCCTGAAGAAGCTGGGTATGTACCGGGAGCGCCCGGTGACTGCCAGGCACATGCTGGCGGGGCCCCAGGAGAAGGAAGATTAAAGCATAAGCACTGACCCGATAGGTGTCTGCGCGGGTTGCGAACTGCGCAGGTGCCGACAAGGAGGTTCCTTCGGGCCCGGCGTTAAGCCGGTGCAAAAGTGCTTCCGGTGTCGCAACGCCGGAGGTCCCGGTTCGATTCCGGCGGTGCCGCGCATTTTTTATTTGAGTTTGCCGCGAGGGTGGACGTCATCCCGGAGCGCGGCAGGGTGCTTCCCGATTAAGCACAGCCGAGTAGGCCTACTGGCGAAAGGAAATCGGAAAAACGCTACCCCGGGTTGGGCGAAAGACATAAGTCCGACGCAAGGTAGTTAGTTTGGCAATGCGATGCTATGTGGGAAAACTGCCCGTCATTGCCCCCTGATAGGCTTGCTACGCCGGCAAGCGAGCGCTAAATCAACGCACGGGGCGAAGTTTCTAACAGGTTGACCCACGTCCATTTCGAGGCGTTCCAACATTCGGGTTTCCGGATGGGAGAAACCACCCGTCAATTCGGGCAAACTTCTAAAGCTGGCGTTTCTAGAGCGCATCGTAGCTCCCCGCGTTGGTAGCGGCGACACCGGGTTAAAATCCGTGAGCCGGCGTGCAGACTGTGCGCCCCATGAACGAGCGGCATAATCGTAGGTGTATGACAGGTTTCCGGTCCTGGGGAGATTTAAAACCGGTTTATGGCCACGTCGAATAACGGTTCAGTTCGCCGCCCTCTCAAGGCGGAAATTCGGGTTCGAGTCCCGGCGCGGCTACTAAATGTCAAAGCTGATTCTCATGATAGGAATCCCCGGTTGCGGCAAGTCGACCTGGGCGACCCGGTATGCACAGGAGCATCCCGGGTGTTTCGTCGTGTCCAGCGACGGAATCAGGCGGGAACTGTACGGTACGGAGGAATTCGACCCTGACCCGGCGGTGAACATGAGAGTGTTCGCCATGGTTCGCGCCAGGGTTTCTTCCGGTATCATCAAGGGAGATGTCATAGTGGACGCGACGAACGTCCATGTGCGCGACTGGAGGCAGTACATAGAACTGTGCCCGGGAGGTACGGACTGCAGAGCCGTGCTGCTCGACGTGGGACCGGACGAGGCGATGCGCCGCCAGGAGGGACGCGAGAGAAAGGTGCCGAGGGAGGTGCTGGAGAGGATGTGGGAGACCATCGGGAGCAACCGGGGGAGAATCCCGGAGTTCTTCGGGAGATGGCTCGTAATCGGCGAAGATGGAATAGTTTCGGAGATGACACGAGAAGAGGGACGACAATGAAAGTTAGAGAATGGTTAGCCAGCTTGACTAAAGAACAGCTTGACAGCTATGCGCTGCTCGGGTTCGGGTTCTGGCCGCGGCTTCTCATGAAGATGACTGAAGAGGATAGCTTCAGGATAGGCTGTAAGAGCCGATACGACTTTGCGAAGAATATGACGAGATGAAAAGAGAAGAGGTACAACAATGAGCGCATGGAAGAAAACTGCCGAGGAGCTTCCCGAGAATGACGAGCCGGTGGCAATCCGCCCAAGTTTCCATGGGCGACAGTTCGCCGTATGGAACCGGAAGTGCGACTGTTGGGACGACGAGACTGGCGACGACTACATGTGCGACCGTGACGCGGTCGAGGAATGGTACCCTATTCCATGGAACGAATAACAGGAGCGAACATGAAGAAGCACGAGGATATCCCGGAAGAGACCGAGGAACAGAAGAGGGAGCGCTGGGAGAAGTCCCAGAAGAAGGCGAGGTCGTTCGCGAGGCAGTGCGGCGTGGACCTGAAGAAGATTACCAGGGAGCGCCGGAAGATTGCCATGGAGCATGCCAGGGGTTCCGAGAAGTACGACTACTGATTTTAAGGAGGTGTGGCCGAGAGGTTGATGGCTGCCGATTTGAAATCGGCCGAGGGCTGATGAGGTCCTCCGTGGGTTCGAATCCTACCACCTCTTCTAAAGATTGTATCCGAACAAAATCACGTCAAGCGGGTCGCCACGGCGGCCCGCTTTTGCTATATTTGGTGGCATGAAAAAGGTATTAGACTATTTTGCTGAGGCGTTCGTCCTCATGGGATTCTCCACGGCAGGTACCGGGCTGCTCGCCAGTATCGCCCTGCTGCTCGGCATGGAAGACTACGGCAAGGCACTCTTGTCGGTCACGCTGATGCTTATGGCGTCAACGCTGGTGGCGTTCGTGGCCGGGTGGGCAGCATACTTCATCGGAAGGAAGATGGGAAAATGGAAAAGGTGATTAACGTTGCATTCACGGCGTTCGCCGTTGCACTCGGGAGTTCGCTCGGGTGCAGCCTGACTGCTATATTCGGCAAGTTCGTAGGATACGAGGAACTGACGAATACGTCTACCGTCATGAGCATGGTGATGGCTGGCATATCCGGGCTGTCCTACATAGTATACGCCATAGCGTCAAGAAAAAAGACCGGGGAGTAGGATATGGGAATACTGACGGATACGGACTACTCGAACATCACGGTGGAGGAATACCGGGCGATGCAGACGTTGCTCAGGTCGGACAGGTGCGGGATACTTGTCAGTAGTCTGTGCGATTCCATGGTGGACATGGACCAGGAAGCTGCCGGATACCTCGTATCGATGATACCCGGTATCGTGCAGGCCTATACCAAGAAGACTACTGAGCGCATCGGGAACATGCGGAACTTCATGTACATGCTGGGGAGGAACCTGTCGAGCGACAAGGTATCTACCGGTAGCCGCCGGGGTAAGCCCGCGTTCCTTACGGCAAAGTTCGAGGAACGGATGGAGCACTGGACGTGGTATGTCCTGGCGTTCGTGTTCGACTTCGCTAACTTCCAGGAGTCCGCCAGGAAGGTGGATGCGAGCGGAGACAGGGCTACCCAGCTTACGGCATCTTCCGTATGCGAGCAGGACGAGCTTTCAAGGTGTTACGTGGAGCGGTTCCGGAAGTTCCTGGACGACATGGAGACGACCGACGTGAAGGACCTGGTGTCCCCCACGGTATTCGACGAGTACCCGGGCATGAGGGAGTTCGTGGACTGGTGCCGGGAGAACCGGAAGGTATGGGATGACATGGGGGAGAAGAAATGAAAGATATAGGACTGAAGCCGAAGTTCGAGTTCTGCGGTGAATACGGTTACTCCAAGGACGAGGTGGACGAGCTCTTCGAGAAGATGGAAGAGGAGCACCGCATGGAGCTGGACCAGTTCGTCATGGAGCTTGCAGGCAAGGACCTGAGGATTAGGTTATTGAACCGGCAGAAGTGGTACTCCCGGTATCTCCACGCGAGGAGCGAGAGGAAGTACTGGGAGCTGATGGAGCGGGAGAAGGTCGGTCTTGGCTGCCACTACCGGGTGACCCACCGTGCATCCGAGAAGGACGGGACCAAGCGGATGCGTACGGACGAGTGGGTGAAGATTTGGAAGAAGGTTGAGAAGAAACTGAAGAAGAAGGCCGATGAATGCCTGCAGGAGGTGAAATGATTTCGATGTATGCCGAGTACAGGACTCCCGGTGGCACCTGGCTGCTTGCCGGGAAGGGCCCGGTGATTGCCGACGTGGAGGACCTGCTGATATTCCACGGGGCATGGTGGGAGATGCTGGACGACTTCTACGAGATTGAGCCGAAGGAGCTCTCCCGGGGCCTCCGGAAGGCTGCCGGGAGCCTGAAGGAATGCGAGGTAAAGTACATTCCCTACGTGGAGTTCTGTGACCGGTGCTCAGCGTCGTATGACGAGTTCGCTAGGTCAACCGAGACGATGTACCGTGCGCTCGGCATAGACGCCAGGGTGGTGCGAGAAGGGTGCCGCCTGCTGAACTGCATGGCCGAGGGTGACAAGAAGTACACCCCGAAGGGGGACATCAGGAAGAACTACAACCAGATGACATTCCCTGTGGACAAGGAACTGGCGATTGACCTCAACAGGAAGAGCGAGGACGCATACAAGGCCGTGGTATGGAGGGGCATACTTCATACTGTCAGGGACAGTGTAAGCGTGCGGGACATAAAGGAAGACATCAGGCTGGTGTTCGTCCGGCCGTACTAGGGGAGACTGAAATGGCGATTATGTACATCTGTGCCGGACTGCTGCTGACTGCGTTCCTGGTATGGAGTTTCATTAGGGGAGACCGGCACCTGGAACAGGTGCGCCTGATGGAGATTAGGGCGAAGCTTGATTCGTTCATGAAGCTGGAGAAGGGCTGGTACGCCTATGACAATCCACCGATAGACCCTCTTGTGATGGCCAACGCGGGATACCTTGTCGACTGCATGGAGCTTTCGGGCCAGTGCGGCCACTGGGAGGTGTTCCCTTGTGTAGACGGGACGATACAGTTCGAGCTGGACAAGAAGCCGAACAGGTACTGGTTCATTGTAAGCGTGGAGAAGGACCACTACGTGCTGTGGACCAATTCGGACAGTTTCGCCGAGGGCAGGGTCGACAACCCGGAGGTGGTGTTCGACTGGATGCTGCGTGCGATGCCGTTCGTGAAGTAGAAGGCTATGTCAACCCAAAGTGTTGCTATTGCATAATCAAAAAATAAATTGCTATATTTGCAATAGGCTAACTCCCGTTCATTTCGTAGCGAAAAATGCCTGAGCAACAACTTGGGTGGACAAAGCCAAGTAGTATTTGCTATATTTGTGTTGCAAACTTTCAGACAAAGGAAACAAGATGAAGAAACTCATTGGGCTTATCGTGGTGGCACTGCTCGCGGGCTGTGCGCAGATTGACGAGACGGAGCGCGGTGTCGTGCTCGAGTTCGGAAAGTACTCCGAGTCGTTCGACCCGGGACTCCACTTCTACAACGTGTTCACCAAGGACATCGTGCGCATCCCGGTGGCAACCCAGCTGGAGACGGTACGCATCGAGTCCGGCTCCAAGGACCTCCAGACGGTACGCGTGGAGACGAACGTGAACTACCATGTCGACCCCCTGCAGGTGGGCAAGGTCTACTCGCAGTTCGGCAAGGCGTATGTATCTACCATATTGCAACCGAAAATCAAGGAGACGATTACCGGTATCACCCCGCAGTACGTTCCGGAGGAGATGCTCCAGAAGCGCGAGGAAATCCGTGCGAGGATGGAGACCGCGCTGAAGGAGAAGCTTGACTCCGCAAAGGCTAACATCGTAATCGACGGCTTCACCATCACTTCCTTCAGTTTCTCCCAGGCGTTCGACCGTGCTATCGAGGAGAAGCAGGTAGCCGAGCAGGAGGCTCTGCGCGAGAAGAACATCAAGATTAAGGTGGACTACCAGAACGAGCAGCGCATCGCGAAGGCGAAGGCTGACTCTGCGGTAATCGCCCTCCAGATGGAGGCCCTCAAGAAGCAGAACGGCAAGGAGTACCTGATGCTCAAGTGGATTGAGAAGTGGGACGGAAAACTACCGCAGGTCAACGCCAACGAGAAGACCATCCCGGTAATCAACATGAATTGAACAGAGGCTGGCTATGGAAAGAGTTACGTGGATAGACCATATACGCCTGTGCACCCGGAACCTACTGAACGAACTGATGGATACGGTGGAGAAGGAAGCGGATGGCATGAAGTCTCTCGATATGAGTTCTCGGCTGAAGCAGGCTACGGAGCGTATCCGTACAAAGCTGGAAGTCATTGACGATTTCGACAAGTACATCACCACATGCGACGAGAACAACCGGTTCGTGGATAAGACGCTGAAGCCACACCGGAGAGACTCCCTTCCTCCCCACGGTATGCCTGCTCCTGTTCCCCCTCTCCCGGAAAGGAAGGACGACTATGCGCCACCCAAGGACGGACTGGTAGGACACTGGCCTCCCCCGTACTGGGACGGGTTCAACCCCGGACAGTTCCCGTGCGAGTGCAATCCCGGGCAGTTCCCGTGCGAGACCGATTCCACCTACGTGAAGCCGTGCGAGTGGAAGCCGGCAGTTCCTGGCACGGAGACTTACAACGTGATGTACTCGGACAAGACTTCCGGAGGCATGCAATGATTTCAGTAGTGGAAGCCGCCGAGAGTCTAGTGCACAAGTACCTCCCGGATACTGCCGGTTACGTCGACAGGCTCCGGAACGACATCTACGCGGCACTTGTCGCGGTAGGGGTGAACTCCGACATCGACCTGGACTGGGAAGGCAGTAACCGGCACGTCGTGTATTCCCCAAGGAACGCCGCGGAGGAGCTCCTGGAGAAGTACTGGCCAGAGGCCGGAATGGGCGAGGTGATTTCCGTGGAGAAGGCTATAGTTGACTCGTTGAGCCGACTGGGAGCCACCGGGATTTCCTTGTAAACTTCTTGCAAAATTGCTATATTTGGGACATAGGCGAAAGCCGTGTCCCATTTATAGTTTTTGGAGTTTTAACATATGAAGACAGACAGTAAGAAAAAGAAAACATTGATGCAGAAGATTGCGAAGCTCCTCGTGAAGAACCCGGTATCCTCCCGGTTCCGCCAGGTGTTCTGCCGGTGGCGCAAGGTGAAGCGCCACGGGGTGACGATTTGGTACCAGCCGGTGAAGCGTCTCCCTGGATACAGCGAGTACGACCACGAGATGATGTTCGAGAAGGCCGTGCGCGTATCGAGGAAGTTCAAGCGGGAGTACAGCGACCGCCGCGTGGCTATACCGGTGGAGGTGTACTACTCGGGCGGCAGGCCCGGTATCGGTACCCGCATGGTGAGCTACAAGATTATGCCCTACCGCAAGGTGTTCTAGTTGATTGACCCGAAGAAAAGAGCCGCTGCCGAGATGGCGATTAAGGATGCCGTGCTGGCCATGTCAAGGACCGCCCACGGCATGCTCCCGGTGTACATGGGCATGCGCCAGAGGGCGACCGATGACCCCGCCGTTACCGTGAGGACAAACGTGGGCAACGGCGGTGTCGAGCTCGAGTACAACGTGGACTTCGTAACCAAGCTGGAGACGTCCATGCTTGGCGCAGTCGTGTACATGCAGTGCCTGAAGGTGGCGCTGCATCACTGCGACCACAGGAAGAAGGAACCGCTGGCCATGCTGAAGCTCGCGAGCGACATAGTGGTCGCCGAGTACGCGAGGAAGGTGGTGGACACGTCCAGGGCCGACAACTACGAGATTCTCAACAGGCTGTTCCCTAGCATCTGGGAGCACTGGGACGTGCTGGGCAAGCACGGGTTCATGCCGGAGAACGACCTGGTGCTCGAGAAGCTGTTCGCCATATTCTCCGAGGAGCAGGAGTCGATAGAGAAGCAGAAGGGCATGAAGCCACGCGAGGAAAGGGAACAGTCCTCCTCCGAGGGAGAACCCGGGGAGGAAGGCGAGGAATCCGGGGAAGAGTCAGATGAAGGCGAACCGCAGGATTCCAAGTCCGGGGGTGACGAGGGTAAAGGCGATGGAGAAGACTCTGACGATTCAGGGGAAAGTTCTCCAGGTGACTCCGGGGAGCAGCGGGAAGGCGACGGGGACAACCCGGGTGAAGGCGAGGGCGAAGGGGACAAGTCCGATGAAGGCGACGGGGAACCCGGTGACGGGGAACCCGGCGAGGGCGAAGGCGATGGAGAATCTGACGGTGACGGGGACGCCGAAGGCGATACCGGGGATGCACCGGCAGCTCCCGGGGCAGGCACCGGTAACTACGAGGCGATGGAGAAGTACTTCTCGCTGGAGAGCGCCGAGGCCGAGACCGAGAACTGGGCGCAGGACGAGGCGGCAACCGACCGCATAACGGCGACAGTGATGGACGCGCTGGACAAGGGAATGTTCGATAGGATGCGTGGAAAGCTCCCGCTGGCCCTGCGCGATGCCAACCGGCTGAAGGTGGACACCGCCGCGATGTTCAGGAAGTTCCTTACGAGCGTGATGGATGACGAGACCAAGTCTAGCTGGGGCAGGCGGAACCGGAAGTACATGAGGTACGGGGTGATTGCCCCGGGATACCTGTATGACGAGACGCCGAGGATACTCGTTTGCGTGGACGTGTCCGGGTCGATGTACGTGGACAACCTGATAGGCGAGTGCCTGAAGGTCATGGACGCAGTGTGCAACGGGATATCGGTGGACCTGGTTTACTGGGATGCCGTGTGCAGCCCGGTGTTCGACACCCCCAAGACTATCAAGGAAGTGGAGATTTACGGTGGCGGCTATACGAACCCCGACTGCGTCCTGCAGAAGCTGGGTCCCGACAGGTTCAAGTACGACGGGCTGGTGTTCATAACCGACTGCGAGTTCTCATGGAACGAGCCTCCCCGGGCGAAACAGATTATGATACTCCGTGCCGGTGACAGGAAGTACGACTTTCCTTCCTGGTGCGTGTACAAGGATGAACTGAAGAATTTCATAAACAAATAGTCCAATGAGAATCGAAGAAGCGAAAGATATCGAGAGTGTTGAAAGAGGTCTCCGGCTTGTGCGGGAGATTGAGTCGTGCGGATATACCGCATGCATCGCGGGCGGCTGCGTACGCGACCTTGTAAGGTGGAAGATTAGCCTTTCGCACGACCCGGACATACATGACGTGGATATAGCGACCAACATGCCCATGGAAAGGCTGAAGGAGCACTTCAGGTGCGCCAGCAACAACGGGGAGGCCCACGGTACCATCCTGGTGCTGTTCGAGGATGTTCCGTACGAGGTGACCCAGTACAGGGCCGACGGGAAGTACACCGACGGGCGGCATCCCGATTCGGTGAAGTGGGCCGATACGTTCGAGGAAGATACCCGGAGAAGGGACTTCACCATGAACTCGATGGGACTCGATTCCGATTACAATGTGCTGGACTACCACGGCGGGGAAGATTCCATACGTTTTGGCGAGATTGCAACCGTAGGCGACCCCATAGAGAGGTTCAACGAGGATGCCCTGAGGATTGTGCGTGCCTACCGGTTCGCCTCCCGGTTCGGAATGTCGATTTCCCCGGTGACTTCCGCGGCCTGCATGGCGCTTGCCGGGAGGGTCTCCCACCTTACCCCGGAGAGACTGCATGACGAGTTCTACAAGACTGCGTCGTACGGGGTGAAGGCGTTCGCCGAGTTCATCAGCTACCTCGCCGAGGGCGTCGGTCCGTACATATGCGGCGGCATAGACTGGAAGGAACTGTCCACCCAGATGCACCGCATAAGGTCCTCCCAGTTGCTCCAGTGGGACCCCGACTATGCCCTCGCGCTGGTCTTCGACACCGAGGAGCAGATGAGGGCCTTCCGGTGCAGCCTGGACGAGATAAGGGCGATGAAGTTCATCCACTCGTACTACCCACGGTACCTTGCCGGGGAGCTCGACCTGGTGGACTTCGTGGACGGCACCAACGACCCACGGTGGGACGCGCTGAGGGCCTATGCGATATCCAGGCAGGGGTTCTTCGTGCTGCGCCCCGACGAGGAGGCGAGGTTCCGCTCGTTCAGGTACAGGTATCCTACGGCCGGGGACATAAGCAAGGAACTTGAGGAGTCCGGGGTAGCATCCGGGAAGCAGTTTGGGGAGTACCTCAAGGAGGTCCGGAAGATGGCCTACCGGGAGATGCTGGCTAGGAAGGATATTGGTAAAGATGACCTGCATAAACTGGTTGCCGAAGCAAGGAGACAAGTCGACAGCCGATGCACGCAGTCCTCAGTATCATCTTCTGGCTCCTCGGAATAGCGGGAGCAGTGGCATTCGCATTCAACCTGGCCCCGCAGCTGGTTTCCGCCTTGAGGAAGAAGGCTACCGGGCTGACCTACGGGTTCTTCGCGCTGGCACTGGTGGGGAACATAGGTTCGTGCTCGTATGTATTCTGGACTAACCTGCAGACCGGGGTGTGGCAGTGGCCACTGTACGGGAACTACGGGGTTGCCACCGGGCTTACGGTGTCGCTGCTGGTGCTCCGGAAAAAGTACGGAAAGTGACATAAACTGTGTATAACAGTATGGAATCGAGGAAGATTTACCATGAACAAGCAGCAGAAGACCTACACAGCATTCATAGAGAGTGTATGCAAGAAGTTTAACCGGCCGGAGATGGCTCCGGCACTCCAGGAAGGGTTCCAGGCCTTCTGTGAGGCGGACGACAATGTTATTGAACATGGACAGGAAGCCGAGCATCTTGGCGATATCAATGTTATCCTTGACCCGAGCGATAACGATGGAAAGGGAGAGGACGTTGCTGCACTCAAGTTCTTATACAATGGTAAAATTGTCGGTCGTGAGTATATTACAGTGGGCAAGACCAAGTCCGGTGATTACGATTTTGGAAAGTATTTCCATTGGGAAGGGATAGAATCGCTTGATAACAACAACATGGTTCATGGGTTAGGTGGACTGGATGATAGCATTATAAAGAATAGTGAATGGTTCAAAAACAATGTTAGTAAGCATGCCGCTGAGGAAGCTGCCGAAACGGAGCGTATGAAAGAACATCAGCATCGATATGAAACTGACCCACAATATCGACGGCAATGCCGTAAAGAAACGGTGGACTGGTTCAAACAATTGTTTGACCGATAAATAGGTGAATTTCTTCAAAAAAAGTCCGCGGAAATGCTCCGTGGACTTTTCTCTTTTGCTATATTTGCTTTAGGAAAATTAAGAGGCTGCGATGAGAGAAGGCTACAGCATAGCCCAGTTCTACGACCTTATGAGGATTAGCCCCACCAGGCAGGCGATACTGCTGGAGGGCGAGACCGGCATCGGAAAGACGACCATAGTGAAGGACTTCGCAGAGAACGTGGCGAAGCTCCCGCTGTGCACCATACAGGTTTCCGAGGGAACCGACATGGTGGACGTGTTCGGCCTACCGGACATCTCCGGCGACCACACGATATACAAGCCGCCATCATGGTACATTCCCGGCCAGCGCTGCGTCCTGTTCATGGACGAGGTGAACCGCAACAAAACAATCATGAAGGGCCTGATGCGCCTGGCTACCGACCAGCGGATAGGCGACCTCGTATTGCCAGACGGCTCCTACGTGTTCGGCGCGATAAATCCCGAGTTCGGACAGAAGTACCAGGTGGTCGAGCTCGACCCGGCGCACCGTGCCAGGTTCATGCTGGTTGAACTCAACCCGACGACTGACGAGTGGCTGACTTTTGCAAGGAAGGAAAATGTCCACCATGCTATCCTGGAGTATATCGAGGAGCACGGGGAGGACCTTGACTCCTTCACCAACGAGAGCAACATGGTAGCGGCCAACGGCCGGTTCTACCACAACGTGCTGCCGTGCCGCCGCCAGTGGCATGCCCTGTCCCCGTACCTGTACAACGGGGAGGATTTCCCGGGAGGCAAGTCGAGGTTCGACGTGAACGCCTACGAGGACGCCGAGGACTTCCTGAGGGGAGTGGTGAGCGGCCTGGTTGGAGTAGGAGTTGCCGACCGGTTCGTACCTTTCTACTATGCATCGGGCGGAGGCATAAGCGCAATAAGGATTCTGGAAGGCGACGACGATACCTGGAGCCCGAAGGGTGAGCTGGTGAAGGAGATACGGAAGATGGCCGATACTGACCTGCCGTCGCTCACCAGGCTATCCGAGCGCGTATTCGGCAGGGTAGCCAGGTCGGAATCCGAACTGTGGAACGCACCGAAGAGCGGATACAGCGAGCTCGCGATGAAGTATTCGAGGAATGTATACAAGTTCCTCCACCTGTGCCCCCCGGAAGTTCAGAGCAACGTGTACTTCAGCATCGTGCGCCCTGCGACCAAGTCCGGCAACAAGTGGCCCAACCTTTTATGCAACGCTACGCCTGCACTGGTCGACATGTTTACCAAGGCGTGCACAAAGTCCAAATGAGGAGACAATAAATGGCTGCTATGGAAACAAATGAAAACACTACCGTACCTCCCGACGAGGACAGCGAGTACATCAAGGGATTGCCTAGTCTTGTCCGGGAGAGGATAGACGAGGCCCGGGCAATGGACTACGAGGACGGCGACAGCATCGTGCTGCTGCATGGCATGGAACGCGCCATGATTGGTACGGTCGAGAATGCCGCCGGGAAGATAGTAGCCGTGTACGAGGAGAGTCTCTGCATAAAGTGCATCATGGATGACATGTCGAAGCCGGAAGATGCCGGTGACGACTGGGGAGAGGACGACGCCTACACGGACGCGCTGGAGTTCTACGAGTACAATACCGTGCGTGCCCTGCCCTACATAGGCGAGAGCGCTCCCATCATTATACGAGGTTTCGTCGTAGACTCAGAACGATGGGAGGCCTTCAAGGATGCCGCAGGAAATTGACTATAACGCAGTTGTCCGCATGGCCGCCGGTGTCGGGCTCAGGCTCGGCAACCACGAGGGCCGCCCGGTGTTCGTCTACGGGAAGCCAGGGGGATTCGGTATGGAGTTCGCCTGCCAGTGGCTGACCGAGGACGGCAAGTACGACCCGCAGCAGGTACGGACACAACTCCAGGCGATGCTGGGCTCGGCCAAGCTGGACGAGAAGGTGTACGACTTCCTTCACGTGCAGTCGAACGTGGACAGGATTACCAAGGCGTGCAAGGACTTCGGTATGGTCTACGACAGCTCCACCGGCAGCTTCTACTACGTGAAGAAGGGCAAGGCCGTATTCGGAGTGGACCATGACTATATAGCCAGCCTGGTATGCACCGGCAAGGCATCGATGGATAAGCTGAAGGAACTGCTGGAGACGTTCCTGGAGACTGCCGAGTTCGAGGCGGAGTGCTCCCGGGTGGCATCCGGGGAGGACCTGCTTGAAGTCCGGGCGAAGCCAAAGAGGAAATCAAATGGAAAGAAGAAGTAACCAAGGTGTCACCGGGAGGAAGCAGCTCACGATAGCCGTTGACTTCGACGGTACTATCGCGCTGGGCTCGTGGCCGGACGTACACCAGGGGAAACTGAACCTCCCGGTATATCACTGGCTCATCAAGAGGCAGAAGAAGGGCGACCGGATAATACTGTGGACCTGCCGGGAGAACTACGGCGGCCGGCAGTTTCCTGACGGGGAGTACCTGAACGATGCGATACAGTTCTGCAACAGGAACAGGCTGTTCCTCTCGAACGTCAACCGGAACATCGGGGAGGCTCCCGGTGAGTACCAGGAAGGCTCCAGGAACTACGGGAGGAAGATATGCGCGGACGTATATATCGACGACCATTCGGTTCCGTTCAATCCGGAATCCCGGCTGGCCGTCTGGTGGTGGAAGATTTATTTCTGGCTCATGGACAGGAAACTAGCGAGGATGACATGATTAAATGGACGGACGAGAAGGTAACCAAGCTGGCCAGGAAATACCGGTACCAGCGTGACTTCCGAGAGAATCAATATAGCGCGTTCCACTATGCCTATCGGAACGGGCTTCTAGACTCCTTCACCTGGCTGAAGCTGAAGCGCCCTAAGGTACAGTCCGAGGAAGAATGCCGCCGTCTGGCCAGTCAGTGCAGCACGTTCAAGGAATTCAGGGAAAGCCACTTTTCCGAGTACATGTCGGCCTACCGCAAGGGATGGCTGAAGGATTACACCTGGCTTGCCCACGGCAGGTCGCCAAACGGGACATGGACGGAGACGTCCTGTCGCCGTGAAGCAAAGAAATACCGCTCGCTGAAGGATTTCAGCATGAAATCCACCAGCGCATACAGCAAGGCTGGAAGGGAAGGATGGCTGGCATCGTACGACTGGCTGGAGCGGAAGAAGTTCAGGCCGTCCGCAACTGGCCCAACCTATGATGAATGCATGGATGCTGCAAGGAAGTACAGCATGCAGAAGGACTTCCGGCTCGGCGACAAGAGGTTGTATATGTTCGCAGCCAAGAAGGACTGGCTTAAGGACTTCTCCTGGCTCCGTAAGTTGAAGGAACATGCTGCGCATTCCTACGGGGAATGCCGGGAGGTAGCCAGGCAGTACGGTACTCTACAGGAGTTCAGGGAAAACTGCAAGAGCATGTACCACTATGCGTACAAGCACGGATGGCTGAAGAAGTTCAAGTGGCTCAGAAGGTTACGATAGAAAGAGTCCCGCCGGCGGCGGGATTTTTGCTATATTTGTGTCAGTCAAGGAGTTACGTATATGTTTGTGCTGCTACATTCTTCAACCAGGCCGGGTAACCGGGCTCTGCAGGCGCCGGAAGTTGTCACCCGTAGCGACTACAAGAGTATGCTGGTAAGCAGGCTGTGCGACGAGGTCGAGGGCTGCATAGGGTTCGGGTCACGCGTGTATGCCAGGGTGCCTAACGAGGGAGAGACCAGGATAGAACCCCCTAACAACATGTATGCGCTGGCCTCCGCAGTGGACCGGGGTTGCACAGGGGTCACCGTAGAGGTTCCCGGGAGCTACCGGGAGCACTTTGTGATAGCAGAAATATAGTGGTTTCATCACCTGATGATTTTTTTGCTATATTTGGATATGTAACAAAAACATAATAACTCAATAGCAAGGAAACAGGTTGCCTAATGACGAAGACGGTACAGAAGGGCCGGAGCCACGAGCTGGAACACCTCCGCAAGGAGGTGGAACGCCTGTCTTCCGCCCTTACTGCAATAAAGAACCAGAAGGACGCTTACTTCCTCGAAATCCGGGAGGATGACGGGGAGAGCTTCCGCATAACGAGGACGTATTATCGCGCCAAGAAGGATGCGGTGAACGACCTCAACGTCGCCAAGCACGCTTTCTGCGAGGGGGACGAGGCATTGCTTGCCAAGTCGCCGGAGCAGGTAGCCAGAGGCAACGTAGACCTTACAATATCGCGGGACGACGGTCACGTGTTTCGCGGAATCATAACCAGAATAAAAATCATATAGGAGAGTTAGTCAAAGTATAGTAAAATATACCTAATGACCTTTTATCGAATCCGGGACTCTTAGCTCCGAACCATCTATCCTGAATATTCCGGTAGGCAACCAGAAGAAGCCTTCCTTCCTAGCCAGTCTGGACAACTCATCGGTACGAGGTATGGCGGGCAGCTCTAATTCGTGGTTCCTGGCGGCATTTATGTCCGCGTCAATCACGAGTCCACATAACGGGCAGATGTAGAGCTTTCCCTTCCTCGCCTTCTTGAGTACGTGGCCGCACCCGGAGCAGCGTTGAGAACGGTAGGCGTTCGACTGCGGATTTATTCGGACACCGAACTCCTCCGCGACTTGCGCCAGCCTGATGACTATCTCCGGGTTGGACCAATGTTTAAGTTTTCGTGAAGTATTCCTTCCGTATTTGATGTTGTCAATCTTCTCCAGGCCTATTTCCTTAATGCCTGAGAAGTTCAGCCGCTTGATTGCGTAGTTGATATAGTTCCTTCTCTCGCACTGGCAGCGTTCGAATGCCTTGGAACCCTTCGTCTTGCGGCACATCTTGTCCGTTATCGTGTCCAGGTTGACTTTCAGTTTCCTGGTAGGCTCTCCCTTCCTGGGAGCATCTAGAACCATGTCGGCCGTAGTCTGGCCGTCAGATAGGGAAATGCAGGTAAGTAAGCCCTGGTCTGCACCGACCTTCTCTCCTTCTTCCTTCTGTGCGAATTCCTTCTGCCAACGGAGCTGGATTCCGTACTCGTCGATGAGGTACCCGTTACAGGCTTCCCACGTCCCGTCGAGATACTTCGCCATGTGTTTATGACGGCATACAGGAACGTTGAATATATCAAGACCGGTGGACCTTATCTTCAGGAATCCATAAAATTCCCCTTCGGGTGTTGGGTAGAACTCGGCACACTTGCTTGAAATCTCTATACCCGCATCCGATAGGTCGGGTTTGGAAGGGTTCCTCTCCTCTATGACTTCCCACAACCGTTCGAGATAATTGCCTTGTGCTGCTTCCTTGTCGAATACGTATAGCCTCTTGGCGTTCTTCGAGCAGATGGCGCGAAGCTTCCCGCTTAGCTGGGTAACCAGAGAACTCATCATCCTGGCAGAAAGCCAGGTATCTATCTCGAACCTGTTGTAGTCCAGGTACTTCGGAAGCTCGTACTTGAACTTGTCGGGATTGAACTCGTGCCAGCCGTCCTCTTCCTGCCATCGGTATCCGTTCGACCATATGTCGTCGCAAATCAGCTGCATCACGCGCCGCCATTCGGCAAGGAGGCGGTCTATCGACTCCCTCTTGCCGGTATTGGCGAACTTGAGCGTATGTCTGGTGGCGCGAACTATCATGGCTACTAGTCTTCCGAGTTGAGTGCTTCCTTCATCTTGTTCGCCTTGTTGTGCCCCCTACGGGCTCCGTACAACCGGCAACAGAAACTGGTCACGATTGCTATCATGTCCTTGATGATGTCCTGCTCGTTGTTGTCGTTCGGATACATCACGTCTATCGAGCAGCCGTTTCGCGAAAGCAGCCTCTCTATGTAGTTGAAGCCGAACCTGGTAAGCCGGTCCTTGTTCTCGCAGATGATTGTTGTCGGCTCCGAGTAGAGCATTTCCCAGAATTTCGGCCTGTTGTCGTTCATGCCGGAAGCAATTTCCTTGTAGATGGCATCCACCTTGTAGCCGTTATGCGCGGCATAGTCCTTGCACCGTTCTACCTGACGGTTGAGGTCGTCCTTCTTGTCGTGACTGCTTACACGGGCATATATTACAATCCTGGGTCGGTCAAGTTCGGAATGGTTCGGGGTTATCGTGACGAATATGCTCTTGGTATCCGGGTCCTGGTAGGCATTGAGTATCTTCCCCATGTGGAACCAGCGGTGGGCCGTCCTGTACTTTATCCCATGCTCCTTGGCATATGTCGATAGCTTGATGTCCATATACTATCCTGTTTATATATGTTCATGACATAAACTATGACATTTCATGAAAATAGTTGGTATGAATGAGTATTTTTTGCTATATTTGTGGTGTTATGATGGAGACCATATGGACACTAGAAAGACTAGACCGGCAGCGGTTAAAGATTTCGCCGAATATTTCAACCGACTGGTTGAACTTGGCATGGGCGACCTTGTAGTATTGATTAATGACAATCTCGGCCGAAACTATCCTATCGAATTGGACCTGTCTCTTGGAAAGAATGAACAAGGGCTGCGCTCTGAGTTCGGCTCCATCTATACTGACGGTGTGAACCTAGGAGGTTAATATGCCGGTACCTGTATCAAGAATCATGAAGCTCGGGACGCCGCGTCTTGACCTCCCGACCGGTGACTATCCGGCCATCATCGTCGCCATGATATACCCGAAGGAAGTCAACGGTGCATGCAACAGGACCCGCGGGGAATATATCCTCCAGGTCCATACCAAGGACGACATGGTGTGCTACGTGGCCACCAAGCCGTTCGACATCTCTATAAACGAGAGCAGCCCGCTGTATACATTGCTGTGCGGACTCAGCAACACCCATTCGCCCGACCAGCTCTTCGCCTGGCTCGAGAGGAACGAGTACTTCATCGACGACATGTTCGACGAGACCGACTTCCTGGGTGCCGCAGTGATGGCCCACGTGGAGCGCCGGGAGAAGCGCAAGGTCAACGTTCCCGGGCAGTCCAAGTTCTACAACCTTGTTACCGAGTTCGCTCCCATCGACGAGTCCAAGGAACCAACCCTGAATACCGGGAGGCTCATCCCGGCAGGATTCACGAACTCCTCCAAGTACGTAATCGAGAAGCTCGAAGAGCTTGACGTGGACGAGGGCTAGCATGACACTGGGTCAGGCGCTATTCAACATGAACGACGGTATCCACATGGTTACCGACTTCATGTGGGTTCGTAACGGCAAAATTACCTACACCAGCCCGATGCAGGAGATGCTCCCGGTGAATACCAGCATGCACCTCATATCGCGCAACGACTTCCTGGAGTACCTGGAATCCGTGGGCGCCACGTATAGCGACCTGGAGAAACCCTACGGGACCTACAACACGTTTGCCAAGGCGGACGACACAGAGGACTACTTTGCCTACTACGACAACGATAGATAATACCCCGTGGTTGCCTACCGGTTCACCTACCGATAAGGACAGGAAGGAACTCGGCGAAGTACTCGACATGTGGACCTCGATATCACCGGTATGTACAGTATCGACCGAGACGCATGACCAGTGGAACCATGACCTTCTATGGCGCGGCCACATCTTCGGCCTCGTTACACAGGGGTTGGGAATGATAGGGTTTACTTCCAAGGTATGCCTCGGGAGGGACCCGTATGCTTGCAAGCCGGTCTCCATAGCGGACATGCCTGAAGTCTATGGGGGATTTTGTGGGTATGTCTCCCGGATGGAGGCCATGGTGCGCCAGTGGCCAGACGTCCTATTGGATGCCGCCGGCAACATCCGGCTGCTATACGGGAAAGGAGAATACGGGCTAATCGAGTTCGCCATAAACGAGGTGAAGTTCAGAAAGGTCAAGAGCGTAAACAAGCACAACCCGAGGCTGAGTACATGGGAATACGCAGATTTAGAAGTAATGGAAAGGTACACGGAGAGCATCGTGGACCAGATAGACGCGAAGGACGACCAGAAGCTGGCCGACGAGATAAGGGGACTGCTGACGCTGTAGACAAGGAGATTGATGCCGCCGAGAAGGAACTGGAGGAAAGGAAGCTCCCGGTGAGGATGCGTGACTCCCGGATGGCTCCCGACGACGGGGTGGAGAACTACCTGACGCAGGCCGAGGAGATAGCCAGGTCGGTCCGGGTGGCCGCCACGATGGACAAGCTGAAGCTCCTCAGGGACTTCAAGCGGTACAAGGAATACGGCGAGGAACTCAAACATCAAGCAAAGGATAGGAAAGATGACTAAGGATATGCAAGGATGGCTGCAGGATGCTCCGGGAAGAGCGTTCCTGACTGCGAAGATTGAACTTGAACGGGCCGGATACGTGCAGGTTAAGTCCGTGCGCAACCGTGCCACCAAGAATACGGTTGTGTCGTTCCGCAAGGCTGAACGCGGGGAGGACCCCGCATACACCATCGAGATGGAACACGACTGGATATATGACAGCTACGGCATAGGCAAGCCGGGCAAGGTTGTCAGGACCAGCGAGATGTCCGGGGGGTTGCGAAATGACTATACCTGATGCCTTCCTCAAGGTTGCCGATGCGGCCGTACAGACAGGCTGTGGGATACTGCTGGCCAGGATATTGAGGACCATGGATTATCCGGTTTCTGACCCGTCAGGCGAGGACGGACTGCTGGACGAGGATGAACTACTGACTGTAAGTCCTGACCACATGTGTATAGTTGGGTGTATGCTACTGGGAAGGTTCTACGAGCCGATGTCAGGCATCATGCCGCGGGTTCCTGTGGAATGCGCTGATAAGATACGTAGAGGTATGGAGCGCATAGCGAAGGGGCTTACATCGGAAGGTGTGTCCGACTCCGCACTGGAAGCGGACATGGACAACAACATGGACCTGCTCTAGCGGCGCTTCCTGTCCTTCTCGCGGTAGCGCTTGCGCCAGCTGTCCCTGTCGCCACGCATGTAGTCCAGCTTGTCGCTGTAGGAGTCTCGGGTGCTGTATGCCCTGTCGCGGGCCTTGTTCGCCCTCTCTACGTCGCGGACGGCCTTGTCATACTGGCGGCCGGCCCGTCGGATTTCAGACAGGATTGACGTTCGGAGCGAGTCAACGTCGCGCATGATGTCATACGGGGCCTGCCGGTAGCTCCCGGTGGCAGCCCGGTCCTCCCTCCTGGCATTCTTCTCGTAGAAGCGGTCGAAGATGTCGTTGACCTTTTCCTCGAGACGCTGCGAGGGGGACTTCCCGGAGCCGAACAGCCAGCCGAACAGTCCTTCGACCATTGGCCGGCCCGCGATGCCCTCATAGGCTTCCGACAGTGCCTTCTCGATTGATTCCATGGATTCCCCGGGAGTTTTCCGGTAGTTTATGGATGGCTGGAGAAAATTGCTATATTTGAAGAAAACTTAAACCAACCTAAAGAGGTACCAAATGAACACCAAGACAAAAGTAATCATCGCAACCACGTGTGCCGCCGTCCTGGTAGGCTCCGCGCTGTCCTTCAAGAAGATTAAGGCCGGCGTCACCAAGATTATCAAGGCGGAGGAACCGGAGGACGAGGAAGACCGCAAGGCCAAGTTCGACAGCACCAACGAGTATGTCGGCGATAGCTGCGAGGCAGAAGCCTGCGACTGTGCCGCACGCCGTCAACGCCGAGCTGAATCCATGTCGGCTATTGAACCCTGCTGTGATTCCGCAGTCATGGGCAAGACCCGCCTGGTCGACTAGCATAAACTCCGGACGAGGAATTACAATGGCTATTACTGTTATCTTTTCGGACCTTGGGGATGTGGACTGCGCGAGCATCCCGAACCTCTGGGCAGGCATTCCTGACGTCAACGTACTCAGGTTGACCATGGATTCTCCCTTTACCCGGGAGGACGTCCATGAAGCCATCCGCAACGAGTCGGATACGCTCATCATGGCCGGCCATGGAACCCCGGCAGGCCTTCTTGGCTACGTCGCCCCTCCGAAGGAGGAAGAGGACGAGGAAGCGGACGAACTTGAAGCCGGCGATACCTTCGGGTACAATACCGCTCTCGGCCCTGCAGCGTCGAGGAAACGCCGGCCGTACCCGGGATACCGCCACCTCGATACCGTCGTCGACAGCATGATGGCCAAGGACATCCACGCCGACAAGGTAATCGCAGTATGGTGCCATGCGTCCAGCTTCGCCAAGGCGAACAACCTGTACGGGTTCTGGTCCTCCATGTTCATCTCCAACAGCTCCGAGGCACGCTACTGCGGATATCCCGGAGTTCCCAACGAGATTATCGTGAAGGAGACCGTGAAGTTCTGGCGCGATGCCAACGTGCTACTCAAGGCAGGAGTTCCCCTGGAGGAATGGGTCGACCGTCTCAAGTCCGTAGCCAACATGAACTACCCGACCACCAAGTACAACTACGACGGGCTGATGTACTTCCCGAAATAGCTGAGTTCATGAAGTGATTTATGAAATCCCCCGGTATACCGGGGGATTTTTGCTATATTTGTTTAAAAAAGATTGGCAAAATGAACGACTTCATCATTCTGGACCACGAGGAAGGTCCAACAAATGTAAATTAAAATTTTACATTTAAACCCTTGACAACAGGGTATTTTTAATATAATTTTCAGAGAGAACAAACAACAAAGGAGCACACCATGGCATACCGCAACATCGCATCTCTCTTCGGAGGCCGCTGGATTAGACCGGAAGATATCCGCGTCATTACCTGGAAGTTCCCGGCGAAGCTGTACGACGTGGAAGTCTACTTCACCGACGGCTCCAGTAAGCCCCTCGCAGAATGCACTGGCAAGGAAAGGAACGTCGAGAAGATTGTAATCTCGTATATCGACGGTACCGGCAAGCAGGATATCGAGCCGTACGTCGAGCATGTCTACGGGCCGGTAAACGGGCACCAGTTCCTCGCCGGCACATTCGACCGAAACCCTGTGCTCTACTTCTACGAGCGCGGCAAGGACGAGTTCCACCCGCAGACACGCAACGAGGACCCGAGGAGCATCGCCATGTTCCGTGAGGCCGCCCGCAGGCGCTTTGTCGACTTCGTCGGCATGGACGGCGTCGACACCGGGAAGAAGGACGGCACGCTCCACATCCCGCTCAACATCTTCAACAAGGCGGGACGCAAGAACCTGCTCCGTATCCTCGAGAACCTGGACAACGACGGTATCAACGTGTTCGTGGACGTGGAATTCGACCATAGCACCATAGACCAGCTCCAGCGCCTCGATACCGAGATGGAACTCATCCGTGTCGAGGAATCCATCGAAAATGAACCCGTGCAGGAGGAACTCTGATGGCAGTCTACGTGAAGCAGAAGAAGGACCGCTGGCTCCCGGAGGAGGTTGCACTACTCCGCATAGGCCAGGTACCCGAGGGACGAACCCTCGCTGCCGCCCGGGCCAAGGCCAAGACGCTCGGCATCACCCTGTTCGACCGGGAAGGCCCGGGTACCAGGTGGACCCCCGATGAAATCGACTCCCTGGAGAAGGGGGTGCAGCCTCCCGGACGCTCCCAGGTGGCATGCACGTACAAGGGGATATCCCTTGGCCTGGACGTAAGGTTCGACGACGACGGCAACATGTATGTCACCCAGAAGGTACCGGGAGGCGACCGCAGGAAGTCCCTGCTGGAACGCGCCAGGAAGTACGCCATGATGAAGGACTGCGGTCAGTCCCTGGCGGAAATAGGAAGGCGCGACGGTGTGTCGCGCCAGCGTGTGAACGAGATTATCGGCGAGCTAACTATTCGTCGCTGAACGCCTCTACGCGTCCGTCCGGGGAGACTTCGGCCTCGGGAAGGATTTCCCCGCCGTCAACCATCCGCTGCACGTCCGACTCGGACGATGCGGTGAACAATTCCTTCCAGTCGGTTTCCAAGGACGCCCCTTCGTTGAACGGGGCGTTTCCGTTGTACCTGTCGGTCACCCCGTAAATCCCCACGGGCTTCCCGGTAGCAGCCGCGACTGCGCCAGCTATGCTCCCGGAAGTTTCCGGGGTGCACCGGGAGACCATCACCTGGCCGTCCACGGTGACGCACAGGAGCTTCTCCTGGACTTCCTTCCCGGTATTTTCCAGGTATTCCCCGGTCTCGTCCTTGACCACCCCGGAATCCTCCAGCTCGGACAGGTATGATTCGGGTACCGTGCTGGTCTTGACCATGTCGTCTGAATCGGGGAAGTACTTCATGATTACGTGCGACTCGGCGGTGGACAGTATGCGGAACTGCATGCCGCCCTCCCTCAGCTTCATCACGGCCTTCCTGAGCTTCGGGGCGGCCATGCCGACTACGTTCACTGCACCTGCCTGGTCCGCGGGGGCCACCAGGAGGAATTCCTTTTCGCCTGCCGGGATGCTCCGGGAGGCAACCCCGTCCTGGATTATGGGCTGGTCGTTTGTCACGGTCACCTGGAGCCCGAGGTCGCGGTTGATTTCGTCCGCGAGCTTTCTGAACTCCTCGCCATGACCCATTTCGTCCTCGGCCAGCTGCCGGTAGTGGAATTTGCCTTCCGCTGCGCCCTCGGTTGCCATCCTGGTCACTGCCATTGTAAGGAGCAGATGAATCATCTCGTGGGCCATGACGTTCATGAGCTGGAAGGGGGTGAGGCGGAACTGGTTGCTGAACTCGATTTCGTAGTCAGTGGAGGTCATCTCATGGATTGCCCCGTCAGGTGCAGTCATGTACTGGATGTTGGCCTTGAATTCTCCCAGGTAGTCGTCGGTATTGCCGAAGGTGAACTCTACGTCAACGGGGAATTCCACGCCCATTGTGTCGCCCCGTTCGGCGAACCACTGCTGTCTGAGGGCGGTATACATCCTCTGCAGGGTAGGGATTCCGAATTCTCCCGGTGTCTTCAATGTTTCTGCTTTCTTCTCGTATGTCAGTGGCATGTCAAGTTCCGCGGTTTTCTACCAGTTTATCCGGTTAGCAAGATTCAAAACGTATAAACTGCGGGTAATCGCGATTAAACCATGGAGATTTCCATATGAAGCAGACATTCGACCAGTTCCTCGCTATGCTCGAGAGCAAGGCCTCAACTCCGGAAAGGAAGGCCGACCTCCACGCTGCGCGCGAACTCTACCACAAGGGCGCCCTGACCGAGGGCTGGACCACCATTTCCGACATCGGCAAGTGGGGCCGCAGCAAGCTCGGCAACGTGTTCGGCGGCGCCGGCAAGGACAGCACCAAGTACGGCAACGCCACGAAGGCTCCCGAAATCAAGGAGCGTGACGACGCCAAGGCAGCCCGCCTCCGCGAGGTGGACGAGAACCTCAACAAGGCAGGCAAGCTCGTCATCGACGCTACCGAGTGGAACCCTGGCCAGGTCGACGCATGGGTAGACTGCCGCCTGAAGCCGGCAATCATCAAGTCCCTCAACACCGAGGGCGGCTTCCTCACTTCCGAGGAGAAGAAGGCCGCCTTCAAGGAAGAGAAGAAGAAGTTCGAGAAAATCTACAGGAACGCCGACAAGTCCGACAAGAAGGTCTGGGAAGACAACATGGCCGACGCAATGAAGAAGGCCGAAGAGGACGAGGCATACAGGAAGGAAGAGGAACAGGTGAAGGCAGCCGATGAAGCCGACCGCAAGGAACGCGAACTCGCCGCAGCCGCCCAGGAGAAGCGTGACGCGCTCGACAAGAAGGACGAGGGCCATACAGCGCTCGACCCGGTGAACGGCTCCGAGCTCGACTCCAACATGCGTGCCGCCACGGCCCGCTCCGAGGACTTCAACAAGGCCGAGGAGGACCGCAAGAAGAACACCATTACCGGTGACGACGGCAACACAATCAACATCGACGACATCATGATGAAGTTCCCGGATGTCGCCTCGGTGAACGACAAGGGCCTCCGTGCCGCCTTCGAGAGCGTCTACGGCGACTCCGCCGGATACAGTGACGGTGAAATCCGCGCAATCTGCGGTTCCTGCTACCGCCGCCTCAAGAAGTAGTATTCGGAAAATCAAAAAAATTAAAAATCCCGGGAATTCTCCCGGGATTTTCCTTTTCCACACAAATAATGTACTATTGCCGGACCATTTCCCGGATGAAATCCTCGATGTCTATCTCGGTATTCCCTAGTTTTTCCAGAAGGATTCTATTGTCCCTAATGAACTGTTTAACTGCATCTATGTCGGATGCAGACAGTTCCATATCGGGGGATTGTACCAGGATGCGCGGATTATCCTCGATGGACATCGGAATCATGTCACGCGTGATTGGACGGTCACCCTTGTCTCGCTGAAACTTGATTCTGTTTGCATGGCCAGACTCCTTCCATGCACCGCTGTCGTCAACATAAATGTTCACCGGCAATCCAGTCTTGTTCTTTCGGAGGCATGCCATCTCAAACAATGAATCACCAGAATCATTGAACGTGGCATTAAACCCTTGCCTTACAGCGTCGGCAAATACTGACTGTCGATTGCAGTCGTCTAGCATAGAATCAAAATATTTTTGAGATACGGGCATATTTTTGCAATACCACTTTTTCTCACAGTTTATTACGAGAAGTCCTGGTTGAAGCACCAGTCGCTCTCCTCGCAGTACTTCTTGCGGAGCTTCTGCAGGGCCTGCTTGTGTTTGCTCCTGATATAGTCCTTGCTGCTCCCGGTGACTCCGGCGATGGACGCGAAGGACCACGTATGGCCGCTCATGCGCCCGTCGGTGTCGGCCTCGTCCTTCATGTAGCACTTGTCGACGATGTCCTTCTCCTCTTTGTCGAGGACGCAGGAGATGCTGTCGGTGATTGTCCGGTATTCCCTGGTGGCCGAGTAGTTGACCACGGAGTCGGCGGCTTCCCCTTCGAGGGTGTCGAACAGGGTGAGGCTACCGCCTTCCTTGACGGACTTGTAGCCGGACTCGAGCTTGACGTACTTGTCGCACTTGTTGGCCTTCACGATGTTCTCCGGGAGGTGGATGAGTCGGTCCTCGTAGCATTCCTTGTTCATTGCGGAGAACACGTGGTTGCGGAGGAACGTCCAGAAGCGGTTTCCCTGGGTCGGGTCGAACAGTTCGATTGCACGGTCGATGGCCAGCATAGCGGCGGAAATGAGCTCCTCCACGTTGCCCTTGAAGTGCTTGTACTTGTCCTTGCTGGCCATCTCCATGATGGCCGGTAACTGCTTCTCGAACAGTAGGTTACGGGCTATTATGTCGCCCTTCTTGGCCCGCATGATGATGGAGTTCTCGGCATCAGCCGTGTATGCCGCCTTGCTGGCCCTGGTGTATACCTTCCTTACCCTGTCCTTGAACTGCTCCGTTGCCTTTTCCATTCTTTCGTCTCCGGTTAGTTTGTTGTTAAGTTGTGTTCTTTTGAAAATAATTTCGTGATAGAAATATAATAAATAAATCCATCACGAAACATATTTTTCAAAAATAATTTGTAAAAAATTATTACTCCTGCTCGATGAAGAGTTCGGGGTGGACCCTGCGCATCGAGGAAAAGCCCTGGCGGCTCACCACCATGCTGTCGAGCAGGCGGATTCCGAGTAGCTTTCCGGCCTCGATTAGACCCTTCGTGAAGGAGGCATCCTTGCCGGAGAACTCGAGGCTCCCGCTCGGGTGGTTGTGCGCCACGATGATGCCGGTCGCTTGGTCCTCGATTGCGTAACGGTATACCTCTCCGTAGTTTACGCACACGCCGCCGGCGCTCCCGGTAGCGACAAGGTGACGCCCGATGAGCGTGTTCTCGGAGGTGACGGTGAGGACGACGAGGTTCTCGACCATCTTGTCCTTGAGGTCGCTGAGGCGCCACGCGACGATGTCCGGGTTGGACAGCGGCAGCATCATGGTGCCGAATACGAACTTGGTGGACATCCCGGCGGCAGCCGCAATCTTTCGAGCGGTGACCATCGGTACCTTGAGCGCGGAGGCTATCTGCTCCGGCTCGGGAATCGCGCGGCATGTCGCGAGGTAGCTAACCGCGCTTTCGGCCACCCGGCGGTTGCCGAGCAGTGTGGCCATGAGTGTGATTGTTTCGCTGTTTGCCATGATTGACTCCTGTTGTTGAAAAATCGAAATATTTTCCCTGCCTATGCGTACATGACCGTCTCGGGTCCCTGCACCCAGCCCAGGTCAGCGAGACGCTTTCCTGCCGCTGCGCATGCCTTAATCTCATCGTCCGTAAGCATGCACCCGTGCAGTCTCGTCGGCACGTCGCCGTCCGGGCCCACGTAGAGCATGTCCCCGCGTCCGCACAGGGTCTCCGCTCCCCCGCGGTCGATGATGACCTGGGAGTCGGTCCTGGAGGCCACCTTCAACGCCACGCGGGTGGAGAGGTTGGCCTTCAGGGCGCCCTTCACCACGTCGGCGCTAGGACGCTGCGTGGCCAGCACCAGGTGGATACCCGCGCTCCTTGCCTTCGCAGCGAGGACGGAGAGGGGTTCCTCGAATGCCGCCCCGAAGGACACCATAAGGTCATAGAACTCGTCGATTACCACCACGACCCTCGGGAAGATGTTCCCTACGCTGTAGTGGCGGCCCTCATAGTCGAAAACGATTATTTTTTCCGCGTCGCGGATTACCGAGTTGCACGCATCGAGACTGTTCACCCCGACGTGGCGGAAGAAGGCCATGCGGAACCTCATAGTCTCCACCATGTGCTCCACCACCTCCACCGCGTCATCGGTGCCGTACGCGACGTTCACCGCCAGGCCGCCCTCGCGAGTCATCCCCCCGATGGAGGGATGGCCGGAAAAAGAATTAAATTCCGTGCCCTTCGGGTCCACGATGATGACCCTGGCCTCGCCCGGGAAGTAGTTCGTCACTATCCCGCAAATCAAAGAATTCAGGAACACGGACTTGCCGGAGCCGCTCTGCCCGGCCACCAGCATGTGCGGGGCCTTCGCCACGTCCACCGTGTACGGCCTGCCGGCAGTGTCCACGCCGAAGCACACCTTCAGGCCCGCCCCGCCGCCGCACGGCACGACTACGCCGCTCGGGACAGCCACGCGCTCCATGTTCGGTACCTCCACCGCGAGGCACACCCTGCCGTTCCACATCGTCTCTCCGATGTAGACCTTCGCGGAGCCGACCCCGAGACGCAGCCCGAGGTCCCTGCGGAGGTTCTCTATCCTGGAAATGTGCTCCGTGTCCTTGCTCAGCTCGAGGATGTACGTCGACACCACCGGGCCCCTCTCGGTGCCCACTACCTTCGCCCCCACGCCGTTCGACCTGAAGAACGCGTCGATGCGGCTCCCCATGTCGTCAGCCGGGAACTCCGGCATGATTCCGCCGAAGATGCCGGAAGTGGACTTCCTCCACACTCCAAGGTATCTCGGGTCGTGCCATTCGCTGTAGTAGGACATATCGCTATTCTCCGTTAAATTTGACGTTTTTCCTTTACATTCCCTCTATGCCACAGGGAATCCTCCCAGGCATCCCCCGGGCGTACCCGGTAGTTCCCGGGAGCTACCTCCCGTCCCACCCGACATCCACCTCCCGGTAGACATCGCGGGTGTTCCTCCGGTGCATGTCGGGCCCCTCGTAGTATTCGACCTGGCGCCTGTACACCGAATCAGCGCACTTCCCGAACAGCCTAGGCTTCGTCCGGTGGGATATGTCGAAGAAGATGTCCCCCGGCACTCCACGGGAAGTGTACCGGCCCGGGTTGTCTCCCTTCCGGTAATACTTCGCGCCAAGGACGCGCATGCGCCCGTCCCCCGACGAGGTAACAACTATGTCCGGGCAGTGGGAAACCACCCCCGTCACCATCACAGCCTGAGGGCCCGGATAGGCGGCATCGTACTCGCAGGTGAATCCCCTGCACTCGCCGCCCTCCCTCACCATTATCACCTGGCGCAGGTGCCTCACGGTCACGTCCGGGCAGCGCCAGGCGTATTCCCCGGTGTAAGGGTCGGTATACCTCCCGGCAGGTACATCGAGGTCCCCCAGGAACACGCAGTAGCGCCTCCCGTCCTCCACCCGCAGCTCCCCGGTACGCCCCGGGAGGTCCCAGGCCGTACTGGTTGCACCCGGGATGTAGGGCATAGAGAAATTGAAGTCCGACGGAACCGGGTCCGCCGGGCATATGCCGGCGAAGGCCAGCCCGAAGGCAATCGTGGCAATCCTATTCATGGGTGACCCCCTTCATGGAAACGGCACGCTGGACGGCCCGCAGCACCGCCCCGGAAACCTTGCCGTAGGGCTCCACCTTGCCGTGGGCCCCGCGGCAGTCCAGCGACAGCGAAAGCGCCTGTATGCCCCCGTCCGTGCGGAGACGGAATACAATCCTCGGGACCACCGGGGAACCTCCCGGGAGACCCGCGCGGGAAAGGAGCGCCTCCCTCTCCCCGTCAGTCGAGAAGGCCATCTCGGCTATAACCGTGGCCTGGCCGTTCCTCCTGCGCGTGGTCGTGACGCTGAAAATCTTCACGTATCTCATATCTCTCTCCTTTCCTGCCTTGCAATCCACGTATCCCGCCAGTAACCTCCCGGAAGCATCCCCCGGGAAAACCCGGTGGTTCCCCGGGAAATCCCCCTGGAGGACACGGGAAGGTCCCCGGCACGTGCCGGGGGCCCTCCGGGAGACGTAAAATTTTCCTTACAGCGGGGGCATGTCCTCGAAGTCCACTATGCGCTTGTCAATGAACCATTCCTTGCCCTTGTGGTTCTCCACCTCGGCCCCGGTGTACTGCATGGCCCAGTCCCTCCCGAAACGGGCCATGAAGATGTTCCTGGCCTCCTCGTAGGCATCCGGGCATTCCCTCTCGTAGGGGACGGTAACGCGCACGTAGATGTCCTTGTTGGGGCTGTCACAGCCGAAGGTGAAGTAGTAGCTAGTCTTTCCTGCCATATTTGACTCCTTGATGTATGTTCCTATTGTATATATCGTCTCGCCCGCCGAAAATGTAAAGCGCTATGCCGACGCCATGCGGGAAACGACCTCGCCCAGGGCAGTGCGGCTGAACTTGCAGCGTTCGCGCATGCTAGGCTTCCCGGGACCGTCATGGCGGCTCACCAGCACGGAAGATTCCTCCTTCACCCGGCCGTCCCCGGCATAATCCAGCTCGAACTCGAAGGTCCACCTGGACTTGCCCCCTGACGTGGACACGCAGGCCACCAGCCCGCGCTTACCCCCCGCAAAAAGGTTGCTGCTGTAAGATATCCCGTTGCTTTCCTCCGGAGAAAGCGCCCCAGCCATGCACACCGATACCATCAGGCGGAGGTCCGCCAGCAGTACGTTCACGTGCTTGACTGCATTTCCGAGGTCCTTGCCGTAGTCTATCCTTGCACTCATGTCATATCTCCTTGTCTATCTGTTTGCAACTCCCCTATCCATCCCGGGCAACCCCCGGAGCATCCCCCGGGACATCCCGGTGGTCCACGCGGAGACGGCACAGGAGCCTCTTGTACTGCTCCCTGCCCCCGACGTAAGCCTTCATCCGTATCCCGGTATCCCACCCGGAGGGTCTGCCGTGAGGGTAGGAACACCCCAATATCTCGAACTGCTCCGGGCACAGCCGGTTCAAGGCCGTCACCGGGACCCCGAACACCCCGTAGTAGTCCGACGGGATGCACTCCGCCCACGGAACGTCTATGGCGTCGTACCGGTCGTACCTACGGTAGCCCCTGCACTTTTCCGGCTTGTGCTCCAGGTTCCACCCCATGCTCTCCAGGTGCATCTCCCGGTGCCTCCCCGGATAGTCCACCGTGGTAAGCCAGCATACCCCGGACACCCGCATCACCGCCTCTCCGCCGACCTCCCGCTCCTCGTGGTAGCTCTCCGCGTACCCGTAACCCTCCGGCACACGGAAGAACATCCCGCGGTTGAAACCCGTCGCCCCCGCCCAGCACTCGCCGTCCCTTATCGCCGGGAACACCTCCGGGTACGTCACGCAGTTCACCGGGGCTATCACCGAAAAACCCTTCCCGGTACCAAGGAGCCACCGGGAGAAACCGTGCATCAGGCTGAAAGGGGGATTGGTCGCTATGAAGTCGCACTCCCCCGCAAGGTCCGTGCTCTCCGCAGAACAGTAGCTCCCGTCCCCCGCCATGTCCCAGGTCACCCATTCCCTACCGTCATAGGACCCGGCCTTCCCGTGCCCTCCCGGTACGTACCCGGAACACACCACGCGGGACAGCCCGAAAGAGGAAAAATTATCCGCGAAAAATTTCGGGAACGCGCTCTCTCCCGGGAGGTCGCACGGGCAGTACACCGCCTTCCCCTCGAGCGTCCCCTCCGGATATGCCGAGAACTCGGCCCCTATGTCCGACTCCCGAGTGTAGAACTCGTCGCTCCTGCTCTCCCGCGCCTTGACCAGCTGTCCACGTCCCATCCTATAGTCTCCAAAAATATTTTCCCGTAAGGAAAATATAGCATCTTACCCGTCGCTTACCTCGGTCTCCCCGGAAAGCAGCCCGGTGAGTATCCGGGAGTACCGGGAATGCTCCGAACTTCCCGGGTCGCACACACCGCAGGCCTCCGTGTAGTGAGCTATGGCCGCCTCCCGGGTGCCCCAGTGCACCGTCTCCCCGTAGCACGTCACGTCAACCCCGTGGACGGCCTCCATCAGCACCGAGGGAGTTCCGGTATGCACCGGGAGGGGAAGGCCGAGCCTGTCCATGAGGGCAACCCCGGAAATTCCCTCGATGGAACGGGTGAACTCGTCCGGGTTCACCCCGTCATCCAGGACTACCGGAATCTTCAATGTAAAATTAAATTTTCTCATGTCATACCCCGAAACATGCCGTGGCGGCCTCGTCCGCGGAGCGTCCCCCAAAGGGTCGCCAGCGATACGCAGACCGTCTCGCCTTCCGTAAACTTTGCCGTGCTCACGATTCTGTCTCCTTTTGTTTGAATCTTGTATTCCGGCGGGAATGCCCGGGAGCATCCCCCGGAAATCCCCGGTGGGCTACCCGAACTCCTTCTTCAGTTCCTCGTATTGCTTCCGGCGCCTGTCCTTCTCGATGGCTTCCCATTTCTTGCGGTCAGCCTCCGCCTTGGCCCTGCGTTCCTCCTCGACCTTGCGTTTCTCCTCGCCGTGGATGCGCTTCAGTTCCTTGTATGCCTCGGCACGTGTCTCCTCGCACATGCACTTTTCCAGGAGAGCCCCGTCCACGCTGAACGTCTCGTCGTATTCGGTATCGCCGCCCTGGATTTCCCAGTCGACCGTAATCACGTAGCGGTCACCCTTGCGTTCGATGCCCTTGAATGTATACCAGCCATGATTAGATATATACATGGCTCCGAGCTTCTCGGCTACCCAGTGCATGTCCTTCCATAGGCTGTCAATCGTCCTTTTCGCCTTTATGTAGGCGTCTATCTTTTCCTTTCCCGTCATAGCGAGGTCTCCTTTTCTGTTTCTATCCACCGTATCCTCCCGGTAGCCCCCGGGAGCATCCCCCGGGAAAATCCGGTGGGCCCTACCGGGGTATCCGGTACACATGCACCGAGCTGTACCAGTCGCCACCGGTAGGCTCCCCGAAACTCCTCTCGGACACCTTCCCGTAGCCGTTCTCCTCCATCACCCAGTCCAGGTGGAGGTGGTCGTGCTTCCAGTCCCCGTCCGCCACCGTGACCTCCACGTTCCCCTCGCGGGTCACGCTCCAGTCGTAGGGCAAGTCGTTGTCCTTGAAGAACTTGCTAACCTTGTCAATCAGTGTCTGCATGTCTATTCCTCTTACTGCATCTCCCCGTCGACCGGGACGATGGAATAGATGGTCTCGATGCAGTTCTTGGGCTTGATGACGATTACGTCGACCTTGCCGTCCACGAGCTGCATCTTCAGGTCGAGAAGGTCCTCCTCGTGCTCGTCCTTGTCGGTGATGCGGAAATGCACCGGGTTGCACAGGTCGGCACGGTAGGCCACCACGTCGACGTATTCCTCGTCGCAGTTCACCAGCGCGTCGTACAGCGTGAGGAACAGCTCGTCAGCGGTAGCCCTCCGGCCCGCCGGGGAGGCCAGTACCTTCGTGAAGTCCGGGAAGTGCCTCCTCCCAATCGAGAAGGCGCTGCCGCCCACGATTAGGCCGATGTAGTGTTTCAGTTCGCTCATGATAACGTCTCCTTTTCAGTTAAAAGTTTTTCCCTGCCTCCCGTATCCTCCCGGAAGCCCCCGGGAGCATCCCCCGGCACAACCCGGTGGCTACCAGTCCACCTTCTTCCCGGTGACCTTCTCGATAGTGAGGTTCTTCTTTCCGGCGGTGTGTACATAGAGATAGCAGAAGGGACCTCCGTCACCTACGATGAAGCGGTGGCCCTTTCCGTTCCACCCGCTGTACTCCGCGAGGCGCACGATGGTTCCACCGGTAAGGACCTTACGGGTCTCGTCCTGGATGGCGAGCATCATTTCTTCCATAGAGGAAAATGTTTTCCCCTTGCTCCATTCGGCAAGATGTTCAGTATATTTGGTGATGGCCATGATTCTTTCTCCTTGTTGAAATTCTCTGCCCACAATATCGCATATCCTCCCGGTACTCCCCGGGTGCATCCCCCGTCCATACCCGGTGATTCTCACCCGTAGTACTCCGACAACGCCTCCTCCACGCTGCCCCCAACGAAGTCCCGGTCCGCCATAGGGTCCTCTACAGAAAAAAATTCCCCGTAGTCAACCAGCGACAGACGACCCCACCGAACACGGTCACCATCCAGCCTCACCCCGGTAGCTCCCGGGAGACCCCTCGATTCCAAATAATCCCTAACCTTCTCCACGTTCCCCATATACCTATCCCCCTGTCACGAATATCCTTACCCCGCCAACGTCAACCTCGTTCACAGAGCCGGTGGCAACCGCGCCCTCGAGAGCCTCCAGCAACTCCCCGCACCCCTTCCCGCTCTCAATAGAAGGAAGGACGAAACGGCACCTCCCAGTACCCCCCAGGCTGTTGTGGAAGCCCACGACCGTAGTCCCCTGACCGTAAGCCTGCTGGCGCTCCACTATAGAACGTACCTCACGCGCCGCCTCCCGGAGTCCCCGGAAGGTACCGTCGCTCCACGTAGACCTCGCCACGCCGTTCACCTTCACCTCGCTCTGCCCGTATACTACTACGTGTACCATGTCTATGTCTCCTATGTTGAGTGTTAAATTCCTTTCTCACCCCATATACATCCCGGCATGCCCCGCAGGCATCCCCCGGTTCTCCCCGGTGGCCACCGGGAGGTACCTACGGATATTACCCGCATGCACGCCGGGTGATTCCTTCGGGTGATGCCCGACAGTACACCACCGACAGTACACCAGCATGATACCGGGAGGTAATATGGCAACTCATGGACCGGTTACACGGGGCACGTACCCCCACTATCCCCCACCGCGTACCACATATACCCACTACCGCCATGACACCCTGCTCACCCGTGCAGGGTATCCAGTGCCCTGGCTATGGGACGCACGCCAACCTCCCGGGAGACCCCCGTCGCTGAATACATGGGGCGCTCCGGGGGTTACCGGGAGGAAACCGGGTCAAACCCGTGAAAAACGACAAATTTGTTAGCGTTTTTGAGCTAAAAACGCCACTTGGTTAACCAAAATTTACAGAAAACACCTCCCGGAACCTTCCGTTCCGCTTTTTGGTCAAAAAACGGGTACCTGCCAGTACCCCCACCGCGTACCTGGGGAATCTCCCGGAATCTCCCGGAACCTCCCGGAATCTCCCGGAATCTCCCGGAACCTCCCGGAACCTCCCGGAAGCACCCAGTAACCTCCCGGAATCTCCCGGAAGCAACCCAGTAACCTCCCGGAATCTCCCGGAATCTCCCGGAACCTCCCGGAAGCACCCACGTATGCCACCCGTCCCCGGAGGGGAACCTGGGGCAGACCGGGAGGCGACCGGGAGGCGACCGGGATGTAACCATGGTATATACCGGGAGGCGACCGGGAGGCATCCCCCGGTGGGACCCGGTGGGTCACGGTGGGGAGAACCGGGAGGTACCTCCCGGAGCAGACCTGGGAATCGTACTGGGGGAATACCGGGAGGTGACCGGGAGGTGTCCACCCTTGAACCCGACGAGCGCGTAGGACCTGGTAATAACCGGGAGACATCCCCCGGTGGGACCCGGTGGGATACATGGTGGGGAACCGTGGGGAATTCCGGGAGGTACCTCCCGGTAGCACCCTTGAACCCGACGAGCGCGTAGGAGGTGTCCACCCTTGAAGCCGACCAAAGCGTATGACTGGGGAGCCACCCTTGAATCCGACCAAAGCATATGAGGAGTCCACCCTTGAAGCCGACCAAAGCGTATGACCGGGGAGCCACCGGGAGGTTGAGAAATAAAAAAATAAAAAAGTCCCCCCGGGGAGACCCGGGAGGACAGTAGGGGACGACACAAGAAAAAATTTTAGGAATAGAACACCGGGGTGGTGGTGATGCGGGGGTTTTGTACGGGGTTACCTTCGGTGTCGCGCGCCAGGAGGGAACCACGGGCGGAAGCGATGGCTTCCTCGATGGTGTCCTCGGGCGGGAGGTCGTATACCTTGACGAGCTTACCGTTTTCGTCGACGGTATTGATTGTGGGGACGAAGGCATCCGGGGTGGGGGGTTCGTCGACCTTCTCCTGGAGGGAGTCGAGTCGTTCGCGGATGCCCTCTGCGGTTTCCTGGAACTCGTCCTTGAATGAGTCGGTCTCGTCCGAGAGGGTGTCGAGCTTGTCGGAGAGTTCATCCAGGGCATCCTGCTCGGCCTTCTTCTTACCCCATTTCGGGAGATGGAAGGCGGGTGAGCCGACTGCCTTGACGAAGGCGGCGCCTGCGAGGATGAGGATGATGGCGTAGACCGCGACGGTCTCGACGATGGTGGTCGGGGAGGCCTGTCCGGTGACGATGAGGAAGGTGTTGAAGCCGGCGACCGCGAGGATAGCTACGGCTACGGTGTAGATGAGTGTCTTGAGCATTGGTTGACTCCTTGGTTTATGGTTTAAGTTCTTGATTGTTATGGTATCGGGAGTTACCGGGAGGCATCCCCCGGTGGCATCCGGTGGTAATTACTGGTTGAGCATCCTGTCGATGATGTTGGCGAGTTCCTGTAGTTTTTCCTTGTCGCCGTTGACCGCGTGAACCCGGATGGACATGGAGAGCCTCTTGAGGAAGCGTGGGTCCTTCCGGGAGGGGAATGGTAGCTGGTCGAGGGGGATACGGGAGAGTTCGGCCTCCTTCTTGAGTCGGAGTTCCTCGGCCTGTGCCTGGGCGGCGAGCGCCTTGAGCTGTAGGTAGTGCTGGTGTGCGTCGTCTGCGGAGGTGTAGTTTGCCTTGGAGAGTGTACCGGTGGCGCAGTTCCCGCATGAGACGGGGAAGCCCTTGTTGATTCTGGAGTAGTGGAGGTCCTTGCCGCAGGAACAGCGGTAGGGGTACGGGAGCCCGAGGAGCATGGCGAAGCACTCGTCGACGCGTGCGCCGTGGTCGTGGTAGACGTGGTCCTCGAAGTTTCTTTTCGGGAAGGGCTGCCTGCACAGGGGGCAGTGGATGGTGGTACGGGAGTACTTCATGCCCTCGGTCTTCTGGTGGGTGACGTACTGTGGTTTCGGCTCGGTAATGAACTTGAGTTGCATCGTTGTCGGCTCCTTTAAAAAATTTTTCTGAAACGGGTATTCCTCCCGGAGATTGCCGGGAGCATCCCCCGGGGATACCCGGTGGGAATTACGGGAGGCTACCGGGAGGAATCCGGGTTAATCGTCGGTGAAAACGGGTTCGATTTCCTCGAGGTCTTTGATTTTATCCTTGTCGTTGGTAATTTCGATGGAATTGAATGCCCATGAGCCTACCAGTGGGTCTTCCTTGTGGTAGTCGCCGCCACCGCGCCCGTTGCCGAGGGCGGTAAGGATAGAAACCGGGAATATGCACCATCCGTCCTTGTCCGAGGAGGCCTCCTTGTACTTCTTGAGGTCTACGAACTGTTTCTTGTCGTGGTTGACGAGGTAGGCGTAGTCGTCGAGGGAGAAGCCATCGGGCGCGGGGTCGATGGGTTCGTCGATGTCCTCGTCCCATACCCTGCCGTAGGAGAAGCCGAGTGCCTGGCATTCGTCTTCCTTTGCGTAGTCGCCGCACCAGCATACCTGGGTGGGTTTGTCGACGATGGAAGCGGCGAGCGCCTTGCAGACGCGGTTGTCCCACCAGGAGTGTTCGAGGAGCTTCGCCATGACGTAGCTGCCGTCGCCCTTGATGTTGCGGTCGTTGACGGTGAGCTTGCCGTCGGAAGTCTTGGTAACGATTTTGTAGTATTGGCCCATGATTATGTCTCCTTTTGTTGTATTGCAGGTATTCCTCCCGGAGATTGCCGGGAGCATCCCCCGGGGATACCCGGTGGGAATTACGGGAGGCTACCGGGTCCTGCCGGTGCCCCCGTCCTCACCCGGTGGGTCAGCTAGTAGTTCTCCGCTTCCTTCTTGGTACGGAAGAAGTGGATTCCGGTGGAACACTCGACGTTGTACGCGAGGTCGAAGTCCTTGACCTTTAAAATTTTTCCCGGAGTATAAGTGAACTCAGGGTCATGCCGGGAATGGAGTACCTTGCACTTACCCATGTCTAAATGGAGTACCTTGCACTTACCTATGTCTATTACCTTGGCGGTGTTCGTGCGGCACTTGGAACCGTTGATGCAGAACACTACGGCACCCTTGGGGATTTCCAGGGTAATAACCACTCCTTCGGCAGTTGTCTTGTAGCCCTTAATGGGTTTGTCGAGGATGATTCCCTTGCGGAATTCATCTTTAGGAGAAAGTGTCGTCCCGGAGAGGTTCGCCCCGGAGAGTGTCGCCCCGGCGAGGTCCGCCTGTCGGAGGTCCGCCCCGGAGAGGTTCGCCCCGGTGAGGTCCGCCCCGTAGAGGTTCGCCCCGGTGAGGTCCGCCCGGTAGAGGTTCGCCTGTCGGAGGTCAGCCTCGATGAGTTTCGCCCCGGCGAGGTTCGCCCCGGAGAAGTTCGCCTGTCGGAGGTCCTCACAGATGAGGTTCGCCCCGGCGAGGTTCGCCTGTCGGAGGTCAGCCTCGATGAGGTTCGCCCCGGCGAGGTTCGCCTGTCGGAGGTCAGCCTCGATGAGGTTCGCCCCGGCGAGGTTCGCCCCGGAGAGGTCCGCGCCGAAGAGGTCCGCCCCGGAGAGGTCCAGTTGCATCTTTTGCCAGCCCTTGCCGTCTTCCTTGAGCCAGTGCTGATGTCTTTCGATGAGTCTATTGAGTGTTTTTTGGTCCATAGTTGTCTCCTTTTGCTTCCGGTATCCTCCCGGAGATTGCCGGGAGGCATCCCCCGGAAGTACCCGGTGGGACTCAGTAAGATTCCTGGCCCCATCCCTGGTTGGGGTCGTCGGTGGCGGGGGCTGCGTCCTCGTACCGGCGGGGGAACTCGGTAATCTTGAGGGGGTACTTCATGGTCTCGGAGGAGTTGTAGTTACCGTCCATGTACGGGGAGACCTTTGGGTCCACCGGGGTGTAGTAGAGTTCGATTGCGTTGCTCCTGGATTCCTGCTTGTCCTTGCCCTGTATTCCGTTCCAGATGGCGAGTTCCTCGTAGGCGTCGTGGGGCTTGCCGTCCTTGTCGAAGAAGGTGCCGTACCCGTCGTAGTTGCCGTCTACCTGGAAGTAGCCCCCGCCGAACTCCTTGGGGATGAGGAGGTAGGCCTTCGTTGTGAAGGTATTTTCCTTGAGGCCCACTGTGGAGGTTGCTTCCTCGATAAGGTCCCTGCCGGTGTCCGATGTTCTCCATGAAAACTGTCCCATGATGATGTCTCCTTTTGTTTGACCTTGATATATTTCCCGGTAGCTCCCGGGAGCATCCCCCGGGGAGACCCGGTGGGTATGGGGAGGAAACCGGCGGAAGCGCCTGTTCCTGTCGTCGACGAACGCGGCGTAGGACTGGAAGCCCTGCTTGCGGGCCCACTCGTCCCTGGCGCTGTCGGATGCCGGGACCTGCTGCTGTGACGCCCTGTACCTGCGGCGCATCTCCGCGCGGAGCACTCTTCTAGTTCTTGACATGTTTCGCCTTCTTCGGTGAACCATGCCTGAAATATAGCATATTTAGGGATCGGAGAACTTGAACGTTTCCGTGACGACGCGCTCGATGATGCGGAAGTTCTCCGCGGGAACATTGCGTTCGGCGTAGCGGCTGACATACCGTTCGCGGAGCTCGTCCGCGTCCTTGCGGTCCTTGAACCAGCGCTGCGCCTCCCCGGCGTAGCATCCGCCGAAGTGCGGGAGGACCTTCTTGGTCCCCATGTCGAACACGGCGTATTCGTGGCGGCTCGTGTCGGGCATCGGGCGTTCCGCGCTCTCGTTGTTGATCCATCCCGAGGCATCCTTAATCGAGGACACGTAAGGGATAAACTTGACGCCGGAAACCGGGAGGTCCCTGTCGGCGATTTCGATGAGGTAGAAGTGCTCGTCGTAGCTTCCGCCAATCCATGCCGGAAGCGGGATTGCGAAGCGCTCGCCCTTCTTGATGTCGCTTTCCTGGTAAATCTTAAGGCCGGCGATCTGGTTCGCTCCGACCATGCGCTGTCTGATTTTGGCTATTTCTTCGCTTGGCATGTGCCGTTCTCCATTACAAAGGTTTCCATCGTGCACTTTTCCTGCTTGATGTCGACGTGGATGAAATGCTCTCCGGGCTGGACAAGGTTCATCGCCGCGCGGCATGCCGTCCTGAGCTGGCCGACGATGAGCCTGGCGGCATCGAGGGCTTTCCGGGAGGCATCGTCGGAGTTACCGATTTCTGTCTTGAGGGCGGCTACCCAGTCGTCGAAGGAGCCGTATGCTTCTATTACGTCGTCGACGTATCCGTTGTAGCAGGCCTGGGCGATTCCGCCGTTGCAAATCTGGTAGTGGAGGTGGCCGAGCCAGTAGAGCGCGGTATGTTCTGTATTTTCCATCTTGGTGTCTCCTGTGTATGTGTACCGTATATTTCCCGGTGAGTGCCCGGGAGCATCCCCCGGGGAGACCCGGTGGGTATGGGGAGGAAACCGGCGGAAGCGCCTGTCGTATTTCTTGGGACAAACGAAAGAAGCCTCCCGGTAGATTCCGGGAGGCCACTGGGAGACAACAAAAGATTAAATATTTTTCTTGATTTCGTCGATTTCTGCCTGGATTACCTTGACAAGTCCTTCCAGTTTCTTCACGCGTTCTTCCAGGGACTTGTCCTTGGTGGGTTCCTGGGTTTCCTCGGTAGTTTCCTGGAAGTGACGGTTATCGTCCAGGGATTCGATGGTTTCCCGGAGGGATTCGGGGGTGACCTTGGCTACGTCGACGTTGACGCCGGACCGGGTTGACCATAGGTTGAGGTACTCGGTTTTTTCGGCGGGGCGGGAAACGAAGTCTACATGGAACTCGGTACCCTTGTATAAGAACCACGCTTCAATCCACTGGCAGTCCTCGTCGCCGTCTGCGGCGATTTCGGACATGGTGGCCTCCGGCAGGTACGACCTGAAGAACAGGCTGGCGGTAATCTTGAGCTGCTCGGCGGTCTTCGCCGGAATCTTCCGGGAGGTGTCCAGGGTATCGAGGGCCTTGAACATGGCCGTTACCGGGGTGACCTTGTTTTTTTCGACGAAATCGTCAAAATGTTTTTTAATTTCGTATTCGTCCGTTTCCTCGTAGACTTCGATGTCCGGTTCGGCGTCGCATGTGGGGACCTTCGGGTCGGCGAAGAACATGATGCGGGTATTTTCCCCGGCCCAGAAGAGGTATGCGGTGAACTTGGTTCCCCTGTAGGAGAGGGTGAACTCGCAATCCTTTTTGTCCTGTTCCTTCCCTATGGCTTCCGCGGTGGCACCGGGGAGGAGCTGGGGGAATAGGAGGATTGCGAAGTCGCGGGCTTCGCGGTAGGGGCGGTCTGTGTCGACGAGGGAGTTCCAGAGTTCGCGGCCGAGGGATTCCGGGTCATGGATGTCGAGGTCCACTACGAGGTCCAGGATGGAATCGTAGGCGTCCTGGGAGAATGTGTTGAATACGACGTGGCCGCCGACCTGGAATGCGCCGGATTCTCCCAGTTCCACGGTGGAGGGGGAGTTGACCCACTTTGACTTGCGGATTTCCTCTACCGCCTTGGAGGCGAGGTATTCGGACTCGAGTCGTATGATGCCGGATAAGTCGGCTTGTGAATGCTTCTGAAAGGCTATTTCGGTGTACTTCATGGTGTTGTCTCCTTGTTTGAATACGGTATGCCTCCCGGGGATTGCGGGAGGCATCCCCCGGTGGTACCCGGTGGGCTACAGTGTCTTAATGGTGTCAGCGAAGGCGTTGCGACCTTCTGGGGTGAGAACGTCGTACTTCACGAAGAGTTCGTATAGGGCGAATAGGAAGTCCTTGTTTAGCGTACCGTACCGGACGCCCTTTGCGATGTTCGCTTGGTTGAAGTCCTCGTAGGAGTGCACCAGGGTTTCCCGGTCAATCTTGTAGGCGGCAGTAGACTTTCTGCGGTTTGGCCGGTTCGTCTGTTTCCAGAACCAGTCCTTGCATGCGGTGTCGTTGAGGCGTACCAGTGCGGTCCACTGGAAGTCCGAGAGCTTAATCTTTGCCATGGTGGGTTCTCCCGGTGGTTTACTGGTAGAATTCGAGTTCCTCGATGTGGAAGACCTCGGACTCGGATTCTCCGTCCTCGACCCATGCGATGGTCACCCACTTGACGCCGGAGTTTACGGCCTCGGCCACCGCCTCTACACTGGCAGGCTCCGGGGAGTCACCGAAGGTGGCACCGGGATGCAGGCAGATGATGGTGGCCACCTCGTCGCAGAGGGTCTGGAGGACGTTTCCTTCCAGTTCGTCGTCGACTGCCATGATGGAGTTGTCGTGGATAAGTAAAAATTTTTTAAGCATCGTTTGTCTCCTTTGCGCTGAACGTGCGCTTGGCAAGGTGGGGGCGGCCGTCGTCCCCGATTACCGGGTAGACGACCTGTTTGCCGCCCGTGACGAACTTTGTGAAGATGTCGGACTTCTGGTAGCCCTGGGAAACGAGTTCCTCGATGAACTTGTTGGCGAGTTCGGTGTATTCGGCCATTATTCTTCCCCCTCGATGTTGATGGTGAGCACGTCGGAATTTTTCTCGATGCAGTCGATGGAGTAGATTTCCTCATAGAGGAGTTCCTGGGGGATTTCGTCGGCGGTGCCGGTGAAGACGACCTCGTCCTTTGAGAGGGAGTAGAGGTCGACTTTCTGGAAGGAAGGGTCTACGAGGGTGTCTACGAGTTCGTCTATGGTCATTGGTTGTCTCCTTTTGTTTGAAAATTGTATTCCTCCCGGTAGCACCCGGGAGCATCCCCCGGGGCTACCGGTGGATATTACGGCTTGATTACCAGGGGCTTCCGGTGTTTGCTGGTGGATTCCTGGCAGACGACCACCTGGTTGCGCCCGATTCTTTCCGGGAGGAACAATGCCACGTCGTCGAACAGCTCTTCGGCCGTTTTATCCGGCTTGACGAAGATGTAGCCGCAGATTGGCTTGGGTTTTCCCGGTGCGCCCACGGCGAGCACGGTTTCTGTCCATGTATGCTTCTTGCAGTGCCCGGTGTCGCGGACATGGCAGAGCCAGTTGGCCGCCTGGCGTACAATGGTGTCCCTTTTCGGGGTGAGTTTTGACTTGATGTCCTTGCAGTAGTCCTTCATTGTGCTGTCTCCTTTCGGTTAAAAAAATATGCCTACCGGTAGCACCCGGGAGCATCCCCCGGGGGCTCCCGGTAGGTTACCAGTTGATTCCGTTGTAGCTGAACCTGTCCTCGTCGGTATGGACGTTGGGTACGATGGTGGCCTTCTTCATGCGGTCGACCTGGGCTTCGTAGATTGCCTTCAGTTCTGCCTCGGAGAGTGCATGGGCATCCATCTGCTCGCGGGACATGGCGAACCTGGGGTCCTTGGCCTGCTCCAGGGGTAGCATGAACCTTGCCGCGTAGTGGTTCCAGGACTTGAGGTCGTTGTAGCAGTAGAGGCTGATGGCCATGCTCATGGCGTCCAGTGCTGCTAGGCGGTGTATCTCCTGGGGGGTCTGGAGGTAGAAGTAGGCTATTGATACGCCTGGGTTCCTTTCCTGGACGGCATATTCTATTTCTCCCGATTCCTTCTTGATTTCCGGGTCGGACAGACCCACCTTTCCGAGCTTGAGTTCCATGTCAGTCTCCTTTGGTTATTGTATGTATGCCTCCCGGTAGCATCCGGAGGCATCCCCCGGGAGGACCCGGTGGGTATGACGGGAGGACGCAGGACGGAAGCCCGGTTCCTTCAGTGAACTGAGAAGCCTCCCGGGGATTACCGGGAGGCTACTGGGAGACAACAAGTTATTAGTTTAAAGTGGTTTGCTGCAGAGGGGGCAGAACTTCCACTCGAAGCAACCGGCGTAGTGTCCTTCCTTGTATACGTTCACCTCCCGGGTATTCCCTGCACGCTGGACGTGGAGGGATTCGGAGCCGAAGTCCATTTCCTTGCCGGAGCAGAAGGGACATTCCGGTTCCTCCGGGGTGTCTTCCGGGGGTACGATGCAGTTCTCGAGGTGCTGTTTGAGTTGTTCGTAGGTGAAGCCGCCGCCGAAAAGTCCTTCGCCCTTGCCGGTTGCCCTGAAGTAAAATTTATTTTCCCTGCACTTGATGGTCAGCGGGATGCCCCGGTAGGTACCCTTCCATTCGATTGTCCCGTCGAGGTCGACCGACTGGGACGTTGCTTTGAACTCCGGGATGGTCTCGCCGTACTTGGATTCGGCGTAGAAGTCGAATTTAAAATAAAAATTTACAACTTCTTCCCTCGCGTTATACGGGTCCTTGATGCAGAGCTCGTCGTCCGGCCGGTTTTCCGGCCAGATGAACATGAAGTCCTCGCGGTCCTTGTCGGTAACCTTGTAGGTCCTCTTGAACCGGCAAATGAATTTTTCCCCGGCGAAGGTAAACGGGAGGTCGAGCATGCTGACCTGGGCGCCGTCGAAGTGCATTTCGTGGTTCCCGTCAGCGACCTTGGCTTCCGGGATGCTTCTGAGGAGTACGTCGCGTGCCATGTTCTCGGCGACTGCCGGGGGAACCATGTTGTCCATCATTTCCTTGAACGGGTCGTATTCCGGGTCGTCGTCGTCGTCGTCGTCGTTGGTGTAGACCACGTCGACGTTCCTGCGGTCGTAGCCGTTCTTCTCGAGGAGGTTCAGCACGTAGAGCGCGATTGCCTGCTCGGCCTCGGTGGGCATCTCCTTGCACCCGGTGGCCTCGACGGATTCCGTCAGTGCCACGATGGTGCCGTGGGACTTGGAGTAGGCGACGTATGCCCCTGCTCCGGTATTCGGCCAGATGCAGTGGTACTTGGCGCGGAACGCCTTGAACCATTCGATGGGGGCGTCGTATTCGTCCGCGTAGTTATCCCTGGGCATGGCGAAGGCCAGGTCGCCGTACTGGGCGGGGACCAGGTCGAGGTTCTCGAGGTATTCCACCACCCCGCAGATGTCCGGGTGGTTCTTGATTGCGAGGACGGAAAGGGTCAGCTTCTTGTTGTTCTTCATGGTGTTGTCTCCTATTTGCATATAGTATGCCTCCCGGTAGATACTGGGTGCATCCCCCGGGGATTCCCGGTGGACTACCTGGACTTCTCCGGGAGGAACCGGGAGACCCTGGCGACGACCAGTGTGTGCGGGGGTAGGATTGAAGGAATCAGCATGGGTGCCGAGTAAAAGAATTCCTTTGGCACTGCCATTCTAGGAAGCGGGATAGGTGGTTTAGCCATGATTTCCTCCGATTACCCGAACTTGACCACCTGGGCCCATTCGGTATCGGTGTCGTAGGATTTCTTGAACTTGAGGTATTCCGGGGTCTTCTGGTAGACCGCGCTGTGCGGGAGCGCCCAGGCGAACCCGTCGATGTCGTCGTATGCGTCGTCCGGGTGGTTGTACACCAGGTAGAGCCCCTTGAGGCCGGTCTTCTCCCGGAAGTTATCGGTAGCTTCCGTCAGCGCCTTGGCGAGCTCGCCGTAGTCGGACTGGAAGGCATCCTCGGCACCGTCCGGGATGTCGCAGTAGTAGGACAGCTCGCTGGGGTCGTCCTCGTAGACCTTCTCGAGGAAGTCGTCGTTGTTGCACTTGTACTTGCCGGAGAAGGCTTCCACCTTGGCGATTACATCTTCCACGGCCTTCTTGCCGAGTACCTTTTCTACGATGCGGTCAGCGACCACTTCGTGTATTGATACGATTGCACCCATGCTCATGATGTTGTCTCCTTTTGTTTGAATCTAGTATGCCTCCCGGTGGCTTCCGGGAGCATCCCCCGGTAATACCCGGTGGGTTACCGGGAGGTAACCGGTGTCTTCGCGAAGGCAGTCGTCTTCCGCCGGGAGGAAACGAAGAAGCCTCCCGGAAGTTACCGGGAGGCCACTGGAGGCAACAAAGAAAAAATTAACCTATTGACTTGGCATACTGGTATTTTTCCAGTACGCAGTTCTCGATGTGTTCGCGGAGCTGTCGCGTAATGGGGAAGAACATGGAGCGAAGGTCGTCGTCCTTGCTGTTGACGTGGGGATAGGCGACGAACAGGCCGTTCACCCCGTCCACAATCTTCAGGTCGCGGAGGATGAGCTGGTCGTTCAGCACCACTGTCGCTATTCCTACCGTATGGCCTTCCGGCTTGGTGAAGGGGAATACCTGCACCTGGGTCACCGCGAGGCAGTCGAAGTAGTTGGACTTCTCGCGGTCTTCCGGTTGCAACCGGGAGGCGCCGGTGAGCTTGTCTAAGAGGGCTCCCATTTCTCCCTTCATGTACTCCTTGTCCTCGATGAGCTCCTTCAGGTCGGGAGCGCCGTTCTTGCCGTGTCCCTCGGAGTCAACCCAGGGCATGGCCTCGGCTACGGGGTCGTAGCAGTCGATGTAGTCCTGGAGCTCACCGGCGATTTCCTTGACGGTGGGCTTCCCGGAGATTACGAGGGCGGCGATGAAGTCCTCCCCGGCGGGGGAAGAAGTCTCGAACTCGACGACGGTTTCTGCGCGGTCTCCGTTCTGGCTGACGCTCGCGCTCCATTCGGTGTCCTTGATGATTTCTTCCAGTTTCTCCTGGGTCTTTTCGTAGTAAGATTTGCGTGCCATGTTGCTGTCTCCTTGTTGTACTTGGCATATACCCCCGGTACCTCCCGGGAGCATCCCCCGGTGTCAGCCGGTGGGCTGCCGGTGTCAGCCGTCTACCTCAACGTTGACTATGAAGGCGTTGCCGTCGTGGTCGCACAGTTGCCATTCGCCAAGGAAATCGTCCTCCACGTCGCTATGCGATACCTCGGAGTAGGTTCCCTCCGCGTTGCGCTTGAACAGCACGGCCTCCGTCCAGCAGGGCTCCTCGTCACCGCAGCCGACGATTTTCATGTCCACCAGGTACAGGTCGTCGAGGAACGACGCGGTTTCCCCGTCCGAGGCCATGTCGTCCATGAGTCCGGGTTCGGAAAGCGCACGCTTGATGAAGTCGGCGCGTTCCTTGGAAATCTTTATTGTCTTGTAGTAGTCCATAGTTGTCTCCTTGTTGTATAAGAATTATCCTCCCGGGAGCTCCCGGGAGCATCCCCCGGACGTTCCCGGTGGGCTAAAAGTCCTTGCCCGGGCGGGGCTGGTAGACGTTCAGCTTCTTGACTTCGACCGGGAACCCCTTGCCGTCCATGTCGTCGTGCCAGTCTGCGCGGTACTGCTCGAGCATGTACTTGACGTGCTCCGGGTCGCACCGGTCGGTTCCAGGGCGGGTGTGGGCATAGTAGTCGTAGCCGGACTCGTTGTAGTAGTGGCTGTTGCCGGATTCTGTGCAGACACACTCGACCCAGCTCTTGTGGCACGCCTGCGAGCAGTTCCAGAAAAAAATAATCGGGAACCAGCACTTCTGGTACTTGTTGTATTCCTGCCGGAGAACAAATACGTTCTCCCAGTTCTTGACTTGTCTAGCCATAGTTGTCTCCTTGATTTAAATATTTGGCTATATTCAGCCAAAGTGTTGCTGGGTTGTTAGCTGTTAATGAAAATGTTAATAAAATTTAACTAAACATACTTAAATATGCTAATGGAAATAATGTATATTTAGTTATGCCTAGTTTGATATGCCGACCGTGTTAAGGCTCTTCAGTAATGAAGTAGGACTAGGCAAGTCAGCCGTATTGCTTGATGCATATTAGGTATATCGCGTAGATACGGTTGATTAAGTGCCGTTACGGCCTACCCAGTGATGGGCAAGGTAGGAAATCACATAGGTCTATCTCTTGGTAGATTTAGGTAGGTTTCAGTTAACGGTT